GATATTATGTCGGATGATGACATGGCAATTAAGTCTGGAAAAGATGTTACAGTTCTGGCTGGTAAAAAAATGTCAATCTTGGGAGAAAAAGTATTCCTAGGAAATCTCGGCACCGCGGCAGAACCATTGGTTGGTGGTACAAGTTTGTCCATTTTCTTGGCGAGACTAATACAGGTATTGGTGGGAACGGGAGTCGTTTCACCTCAATTACCATATCAATTATCTGGATTACCACAACCACCGGTAACAGTACCACCAGTTTTAACGCCTGGCGCGGCCGCCGTCGCCCACGTTATTACACCACTGGGCCCCGGAGCACTATCACCGACGATTATTGCTGGATTGAGTACGTTGTACGCCGAACTAGCAACGTCTAACCCCGGCCAACTTACCGCAATTCCGTTTTCGGGTGCCGTGTTTAATAGTTATGGAGTGTTTACTTCTATGGCAAACCAGAATACATCCAACGTAATTGTATTAAATGAATTTGACGAAGGTGAACAGACGGTAACTGAAAACAATGACTGGAAACTTTCTGAGTCATATTACAAGGTAACTTAATATGTCTGATGAAATCACAAATGCTATACAGGCAGTCAACAATACTCGGGTTAATGTAACTACTAACGTTTTATCATCAACGTCTACTACGTTTGACTCTCAAAAAGAACGACTTGAAAAATTACCATTAGAAGTAGATGTTGAACTACTAAAACGTCAAGCCGAAGCAGAGGTATTATCTCGACAAGCTCAAATTGAACAAACTCGGTTAGAAGTGCAAGAAAATGGAGTAGAGATGTTAAAAGAAAAATTGATTAACCTTGCACTACAACAACTACCGGCTACACCCACACTACCTGTTATTGATCCAAAAATATTACAAGCAGTTCAAACTGCTCTTTTATTGAAAGAAGTAATCAAAAATAGAAAACAGATAAGTAGAAAAAATCTTTCAAAGGGAAAAGAGTTATACTCGTATCCTCTTCGAAATATTACCCCAAAGGTACAACTTCCACAGATACCAACAATACCTCAATTACCACTAAACCTATAAGGAAAACACTTATGGATAAACAACTCTTAAAAGCGTATATTAGAACTGTTTTAGAGGATGAACTAAAGAGAGTTCTACCACAGATGATTTCTGAAATAGTCAATTCAGGGTTACCATCAGAACCAACGTACGCTCAAAATAAGCCAGTTAAACAGGCTCCGGTTCGCAAACCAAATTTTGCTTCGTTAAAAGAAACACTTGACTTTTCCGACATGATGACCGACCGCGGAGATTTTGTTGCAAGTACACGAAATTTAAAAGTCCCAACTCCTGTTTCTAACACACCATTACCTGAACATTTAGTTGAACGCGCAGATCCCGACGTTGTAAATGCAATGAAACGTGATTATTCTGCGTTGTTAAAGGCAATGAAGGTAACATAAGAGTATGGCACAGGGAATCGGTATAACACTACCACTTCAATTAGGAAACACCGGATATTTTGAACAATCATTTGATACACTCACACAAGTAAAGTCAAATTTCATAAATTTGATACTTACTAGAAGGGGTGAACGTGTACATCAACCAGAGTTTGGTTGTGGTATTCATGAACTGTTATTTGAGCAGTTAACAGATGAAAATATAGAACGTATTCGGTTGTCGGTTATAGAAGCAGTAGAACAATGGATGCCGTTCCTAGAACTTATACAATTTGAAATAAATAGCACTTCGGCAAACATTGATCAAAACAAAATACGGTTATACGTTGGGTATAGATTACGAAGAAACCCAAACATACAAGATTCAATTGTATTGAATTTTTAACGGAGATAGTAAATGGCAGTAACTCAGTCCATTACAAAAAAATTTGTACCCAATAGTAAAGAAGTAAGTTATCTCGCGAAGAATTTTTCAGAATTTCGTCAGAATCTTATAGAATTTGCTAAGTCATATTACCCAAACACATATTCTGACTTCAATGAAGCATCGCCTGGTATGATGTTTATTGAAATGGCAGCATATGTCGGTGATGTGATGTCTTTTTATATTGATAATCAATTTAAAGAAAATTTACTAACATATGCGCAAGAACGTAAAAACGTTATAGCGATTGCACAGGCGTTTGGATACAAACCACGAATCAGTGCGCCTGCAACAGTAGAAGCTAGAATATTTCAAATGGTTCCTGCACTCGGGGCATCAAATAACTACGACCCCGATCCTAAATTTTACTTGAAAATATTGACTAATTCCAAATTTTCATCAAACACACCTCCAATTCAGGTTTTCCGTTCAACGGAAGATGTAAATTTTGCCGATACAGAAGGCAGAGAAATTCAAGTATTAGCAAGAGATCCTATTACTGGTGTAGTAACTATGTATGCGGTGTCAAAACCAATTAAGTTAATTGCAGCAGATATTAAGACCGCAGAATTTACATTCGGTTCCGCACAAAAATTTACCAGAGTAGAATTACCAGATAGTGACGTAGTGTCGATTGTGAGTATCGTGGACTCAGATGGTAATGATTGGACGGAAGTTGATTACTTGGGACAAGATATTGTAATAGATGAACGAGAATTAGCGCCTCGCGCTGGGGATGGTTACTTAACTAGTACGTCATCTTCTATTGATTCATCTGTTCCCGCCAAACTTGCGGTATTTAAGAGAAAACCTAGACGATTTACCACTCGCGTAAACACAGACTTACGTTTGGAACTTTGGTTTGGATCTGGTACAGAGAGTGTTGACGAAGATATTTTAACAGTAAACTCAGGACAAATCGCAAACAGTAAGTATGACCAACGTATTACGACTTCATTAGATCCAAATGACTTTTTAGATTCAGATACGTTTGGTTTAGCCCCGGCCAACACCACACTTACTGTGACGTATTTGGTCGGTGGTGGTGTTACGTCAAACGTAGCGTCACGAACAATTACTAATGTAGATTTTGCAAATGTTGCAAATGTTGCAACAGATTATGCAAGTGCGGACCAACCATTATTTCTACAAGTCGTAGATAGTATATCTGTAATGAATGACGAACCTGCCACCGGAGGTGGTAATACAGAAACCGTAGAAGAAATTCGACAAAATGCGTTAGCGTTTTTTAACGCACAAAATCGTGTTGTTACTGATCGTGATTATGTCGTACGTACGTTAGCTATGCCGGCAAAATTTGGATCAATTTCAAAAGTCTTTGTCATTCGTGATGAACAAATTAATGCAATTAGCACGGCAAACGAAGAAGTTCTAACGGTCAACACAGACACCGATCCATTTAATAACAGACGATACGTCAGTGATCCAGTGTCACCGAATTCAATTAATCTATATGTTCTTGGGTATAATGCCGATAAAAAACTATCAATACTCAATTCTTTAGTTAAGAAAAATCTTGCGAAATATTTGGAACAATTTAGAATATTAACCGACGATGTAAACATCCTTGATGCGTTTGTTATTAACATTGGTGTAGAATTTGACATTGTTGTGTATAGAAATTACAACTTAAACGATGTTTTGGCACGGTGTATTGATGCAATAAAAACGTTTTTTGATGTGGATCGTTGGCAGATAAATCAACCAATCGTATTGAATGATTTGACACTAACTATTGGGTCTGTTGATGGAGTTCAAACTGTAACAAATGTACGAATTACTAACAAGTACTTTTTTAAAGATGGAAGAGACTATCAAGAATACCGATATCCAATTGACGAAGCGACAATTGACGGTATAGTATATCCGTCACTTGATCCAAGTATATTTGAATTACGATACCCAGAAACAGATATTGTCGGTAACGCAAGACAATAAACGAGAGAAGATATGAGAATATATTTATCTGCGTCACAGGATTCCACCATTTATCAACGATATCCGACAAATAACGCAGGACTTGATGAAATTTTAGAAATAGGAAAAGTATTGAAACCACTTGATACAAGTGTCATGTACGCGTCTGCGTCCGCACGATTGTTGATTTCGTTTGATACTTCAAGTTTTTCTCAATACCCAACGTCTTCTCGGTATTATTTGAATTTTTACATTGCGAACGCACATGATATCAAACGGTATCAACGTTTGGATGTGTACCCAATTTCTAGAAGTTGGGTAGAAGGCAGTGGATATTTTTATCAAGACATAAAAAACGTACAAGACGGTGTTGCATGGACGCTCGCTGACGGTAATACTAGTTGGTCAATGGCCGGTGGGGATTATTTATCTACACCGTCAAGTTCTTATATCATGCAAAAATTTGGTGAACAGGACATCAAAATAGATGTTACGAATATCATGCAACCAATTGCAAGTGGAACTCATGGGTATACATGGAATGGTCTACTTGTGAAATTTCCATTAGTAGATGAAACATCTTCCATAAATACCGGAAATGTCAAAGTGTTTTCAAGTAACACACATACGGTGTTTTCTCCAAAACTTGAAATTGTGTGGAACAGTCAAACATTTACTACAGGGAGTCTGAAAGCCATTCCTAGTAGTAATGTTACAATTAATCCAAGAAATTTGAAACACTCGTATACGGTGGGTGAGTCTGATAAAGTATACTTTGTTGTACGTGATCCATATCCGGATAAACGATATGATGCCGTACAACGATACCGAAACATGTATTATCTTCCTTCACAATCGTATTATAGAATAACAGATGAAGTATCTGGTGTTGTTTTACATGACTTTGATTCCTATTCTGCAATAAATTGTGATGCGAGCGGGTCATTTATTACGTTAGATACAAATGGACTAGAAATAGACAGATACTATAAGTTAGATTTAAAAGTAGTTACCGGCAGTTTGACATTTTACCCAGAATTTGAATATAGTTTTAGAGTAGATACTCATGCATAACATACAACAGACATATATTTCAAAAGTCATAGTAAAATCATCTAAGAATGCCGGAAAAACGATAAAAATTTCTTCAAATTACTTGTCCCCATCCGGTGACGTATTTACGTTAGAAGGATCGGTCATAGAAGATGTGGCAATAAACACACAGGAAAGTATAAATGATCTGTCACCAGAGATATCTACCACATATCCATATAAAGTGGTTACTCCGATTGAACCAGATGGGTCAACGTTAATACTATCACCGGACGTTAATACCACTCCAACTGCATCACAAAATTATTACGCACCTGTGGTGTTTGAACGATACCAACGCCCAATATTGACGGCAATAGATAGACAATTTACAGAATTAACTTCAACGGTCGTATTACCTCCAAATACGTTTGGTGAATAACATATGCCAAATCAAGCAAATTTTCGAAGTGATGTAACAACACAAACAGAACCTCGGTTCACGGCATCCAGAATTGTTAGAACGTATGATGAAGGTGTTCTTTTGGAAGAATTACCAGCAAGTTTTGGATTTGATCAGTTTGATAACATTGAAGTACATTTCTACACAGTAACCGGAAATAATTTGGTGTTGAGTACAAACGTGAGACTGAACGACACAGATGTTTTAAAATCTCACGTAGTATCCTACGATGACGGGCAGTTTAAAAACTACATTAGAATAGACTTTACTAAATTGTTCAACTCAAAAAACCAAATATTGATACCAGGCGATTATCGAATGGTGTTGAATTTTTTTTCTGATGAAATTGGTAATTACGAAGAACGACCTCTCTATATCCAACAAATTAGCCCGTCGAGAACCGAAGTTCAATTGGGGTTTGTGAGAAATTCTGGTGTAGACGCCGTTCAACAAAATAAAAAGACATTAAAAGAATTTATAGAAAAATCGTTTGACAAACCTACGGCCCTTGGGGTAAACGAAAAAATATTTAAGTCTGGAGTTGATCTAGATAATTCTACAGAGGGAGTAACTTACGACGGTATTGTAGCAAATATCGAAGTACCACAATCCGACCAGACATATGAAACCACTATTGGCCGCGTGCAACAATTATATCCTCAAGCTGAACAATCTTTGGAAGATACAGTCAACCGTTTTGTGTTAAAATTGTTTGAAACTCTTCGTGAAGACATAATTATAGAGGGTGACCAACGAATTCAAGGCGATGAATACAAAGAACTCATTCGTAAAGCAGTTTTCGAAAAATTACCAGAATTACAAACACAAGTTCGTCAAAACGTAGATTCTACTATTATCATTACGTAAGGATATTATTATGGCAATACAAACCGCAGTAACAATTGAACCAGCAAGTCCCGCCAACACGGGTACCGCAGAAATTATAACTGGAACTGCGGTTGGGGATAAAGGCCGCCAAGTAACAATTAAAATTACGGCAAACGATGGGTATGAGTTTGAACGATTTGATATTGTTGAAGAAACTGTGCGAGACTTCACTATAGTAGGAAAATATTCACCAAACAACGTGTCTGCGGCATGCGGACTAACAACAATAACAACTACGTTGTGGTTTGAACCAGGCGTTCCGGGATACTACACAACTCAAACGGGGTCAACTCTTGCACCAAATGGGTATTATGGGTTTGGGCAGTCTCAGTACTTTATATTACAAGATGGTTCGTTGTCTGGTCCATTTAATTGCCCACAAATACCCGTAATAACTCCGCGAACAACACAACAGGTCACACCAACCCCCACACCCATCACAGAAGGAGGTACCGGTGGTGGTGGAGAGTTGGGTCTGGGCGGCGGCACGGGTGTTCCACAACTTTAATGTCAAACTAATATGCCAACAATAACTACACGTACTTTAACAGTAGATAAAAATCTAAAAATAACTCCGATTTTCAAACAAACCGTTCCTCCCGCGGAGAAAATATTACGTATATCTACTGCTCCATCTACGATATCCGTTAGACAGGGAGAACAGGCTACATTTAATGTATTGATAAACAGAACTGGATTTACTGGTGAGGTTGGCTTGTTATTAGGTTCCCGTCGAGGACGCCCAGACGGATTGGGAATTAGTCCAGAACAAGTTACTACATCAACGGATACGGCAGTGCTGGTGGTTACGGCCACAACAAACACTCCAGTTGGTCGATATGTAATTCCAATATCCGCCACCACACAACAAGGCGCACCACCCGCACAAACTAATGTTGAAATTGAAGTGACGCCCGCCGTAACACCCCCGGTTACTACACCCCCGGTTACTACACCCCCGGTTACTACACCCCCGGTTACTACGCCACCCGCAACTACTTGGATCAATTGTATAGACAACAGTGTTAATACGGGAACACCTCCGACCGGTTATAGACTAACATCGGTTAGACAAGGAAATACACAGTTTGTATGTTATGAACCATCAACACAGATCGGATTCACTCCATCATTGAATAATTTAGAATTTACATACACACAACGTTCTCCGAATTATCCCACACCAATTACGGTTCAGGCACAGAACCCTTCATACGGGTCGTCATATTCGGTACACTTTACGGTAGACACAACTTACTTTACCGTAACGCCTAACGTGTTGCGAATTCCTCCAAGAGAAACTAAAACGTTTACTATTTCTCCAGTACAAACCGTATTAAATACTATTGATGTTGGAAACAGAACAGTACAGTTAACTGTTCAAATTGATGAAATTTAATAATGTCAACCACGTTCACTACTAATTTACTACTAAAAATTCTTCCACAAACCACTTCAAACACATACGTGTATGGGTTGAAGTTAAACGTTGTGCCTGCTAACGTACCAAACACAGTACAATATCCAATTACTTTACGAATAAAACCACAGGAATCTATTCCTATCAATTTATCGTATCCAATTTTACAAACTGCATATTCGTTTGTTGATAGTATTTTAGCAAACTATATTGACGAAGATCGTGAACTTAAAACGTTATTGAATTACGGGGACGATAGACAGGCCGTTATTATTTCTAGTAGATACGGTACGCCGGACAGAAGTACATCACCCACCGTTCAGTTAAAACTGTTAAATCCAGTTCCAAATGATATTGGAACTAATACTTCGGTGTTCTTGAGTAGAGAAGTTGCTAAAACTTTAATTGACAAGGTTCGAACAAAGTTCGCACCAGAAATAGATACGTCTTTGTATCTACGACCAAAAAACACGTTATCCAAAGCAACAACTGAACTTGGAAAAACTCTAAACAACGTCACATTAAATATTCTACAACTGCAAACCGGATCTTTTGGTAAATACGATAGTTCAAAAAATGTATCTTTTGAAGATAACATATACCGTCGTTGGTATTCTTACGACTTCAACTCATCAGAATTGAATATAGATTTTACTGATTATAATAATTTTGTATTTTATGGGTCGGCGGCGATGCGTCTTGCCGCATTCGCAGAAAAACTTCGACAAATTGACGTACTTACTACACAAAGTTTACAATTCGCCGGTACAGTGTTTACTGGATCACTGGCAACGGCCGGTGCAACATATGTAATGGAACAATCAGCAAAATTGGCAAAAGACAAGGAAAATATTATTCGTAGTTTTGACCGATACGAACAATATTTGTATTTTACACCATCTGGATCAGACAGTCCATATACCGCGTCTGCATATTACACCGACACACAGGATGAATACAACAATATTGCGTATTGGCCAAAAGATTCTTCTGGTAGTTTGTATATGTTATCTAATCCTATAGCAGAAGAATGGTTTGTTACGCAGAGTGCAATTGCACAACGATTTGATGAATTTAACGTAAATAATTTAGTCAACACAATTCCAACACATATCAGAGAAGACCAAGACTCGGACGCATATATCACGTTTGTTGCGATGATAGGACACTTTTTTGATACAATTAAACCATATGTTGATCAGTTTCCTCAAATATATGACCGATATATCAATCCAAATACAAATTTGTCTAAGGATCTTGTATCTGACATCGCCGAATCACTAGGGTTTACCTTACCAACCATAAACTCACTATACAGTTTAAGTGATGATGTAATTGGTACGACCTCGGAAATTCCTCGTAGAGATTATACTGTACAAACTTACAAGCGAATTTTACACAACCTGCCTTTGTTTGCAAAAACAAAGGGTACCCGCACTGCATTGGTAACATTCTTAAAAACACTAGGACTAACAGAACAAATTATCAATGTTCGTGAATCTGGTTTAGCAGAAACTGGATCACTGTATGTTTTTGATGAATTTTCATCCGGTATTAAGTTTACCGGAACACCATTAACTTTTATCAAGTTACCTATTACCGATTCAAATCGAACACCGGCGCCACGATCCCTACAACTTAACATGACTTTGGCAGAAGCTAAAAACATGACGGTCTTGACCGGTGATCAAAATTGGGCACTACACGTAAAGGTGCATCCTACTATATCAACTTTGGGGCGATTTGAATTAACATCTGGTAGCACACAAACACTAGTACTGTCGAGTAGTTACCAACCAATCTTTACAGACGATTTACTCAACGTTTCTATTAGAACATATCCTACTGGATCTACGTCAACGTTGTTTGTAGCACAAACAGTAGGTGAGGATATTATATTTACCTCATCTATGTCTGAAACTGGTAAACTGGTTCCAATGTGGTCATCAAGTAAAAATGTATATGTAGGCGGTTCTGGATCACTTATTGTTGATTACTTTAAAGGAACGGTTGACGAAGTTCGCCTTTGGGGAACCAATCTTTCAAACGAAGTTACCTTAAATTCTGCGTTTGATCCGGGGTCAAATGCGGGAGATACGTTTAGTGATGCGGTTGATTATCTATATGTTCAACTGTCATTTGATAAAATTGTCACTGCGAGCTTGCCTTCTTATCTGATTAACGAGTCACCGTATAAGTTTGTAGATGGATCTCCGTCACTTGAAACTATTGAAATTGCGGGTATAACCCTACCGTCATTCACCAGATATAGTAGACAGGTACGTCAAATACTTCCAAGTACATCAACAAATACGTACGTTACAAGAAAAATAAAAATTGCACCGCCGGCGCAATTTACAATTGACAGTATAACCCCATCAGGTGTCAAACAATTATCTCGTACACGTTCTATAGTACGACCACAACAAAAACCAGTTCAACTAGGAAGAAATAAGGTAATCATATCAACCTCTCCGACTGAAATTGTAAACCAAAATATTATCAGAAACTTAGGTTTAGAAAACATCAATTCTATATTGGCAGCGCCAAGTGATTTGTACAACACTCTTAATACAAATCTCACTGCGTTGAAAAAGTATTACTCACAATATTATTATGTTTCTGTTGATTTTAACAAGTATATTCGTATCTTGTCTGAAGTCAATTCAATTTTAAACCAAGTAGTTGGATATTTCATTCCCTCAAAAGCTACGGTGTTACAAGGTATTGTTATTGAACCAAACATACTTGAACGCGTAAATATTCCGCCGTTGAAGGCACTTCGGTTGTATGGAAAGAACGCCAGAAAGACACTAAACGCGCCTGGGTCGTTAACTGGAAGTCGAGCCGACTTTGCTGCAACATATAACGTGGTTGGAAAAATTGATACAAATGTGTCAAGTTTATCTGGTAGTTATTCTACGTATACGGTCAATCTCAAAAATAACAACTCTGCCTCTTTAGAAGCATCCGTACCTGTCTATTCTGCAAGTATAGAAGGGGTACCCGTTAATTCTCCATTAACATCAAGTTATGCAACATATGCGTCGATGTTAGAAGTTGGACCGTTGGGAATTTTGATCGCTAGTTCTAGTGCATACGGTGGTACAATTGAAAGAAATGCACAAATTCGCATAATAGGCTCTGCTAGTTATTTTACCGCATCAATAGATAATATTATTGATGCACCATCGGCTCAGTATGTTACGTACGATTTACAACATTTAGATTGGTTGGAATACAGAAACATTAGTAATTCATTTGTGCCGGGAACTACACAATATGTGTCTAACTCGTTCATGCCCCACCCAAGAGCAACAATTAACATGCACTTGGATAACATGAACAAGTTTCCATTTAATTCTGAAAATCGTGGTAGTCCGAACGCAGAACCATACAACAGAGTATACGCTAGAAAATTATACGATTACGAAATAGATACCATCAAATCAATAGCAACAAGTGGAATAAATATTAATGCACTATATGAAATTCCACCCAGTGCCGATTTTGATGATATCGGAACATACACATACTTTAACAGCCCGTCAGGATTGTATTATTTTCCTGAATTAACGTATACTCCACGGTTTCCACGTCAACTAAATCAAACATGGAATGGGGAATACTTTGTTGGTGCAACTACGTGGTCATATGGACAACGATACAATTATAATGATGTTGTGTATCAAAGTGTTGATAACACATATACGGTGTTGGGGTCAATAACCGCATCCTCTGTCGCAGGAAACGGACAGTATTATGTATTCAATACTCGACCGGCATACGTTCCGCCTTCGGATGGAACGTCCTTCTATTCCGGCAGTGTACCTACGTACATTCCTCCTTCTCTTGATAGAGTAAATTGGCAACGATTACGGTTTAGACCAACCGAAACGAGAGTAGCAAAAAGAACAGTATTTGATACATTTGTAGTACCAGATCCGTCGTTGAATAATTTCAAAATTACAATACTCGATAAAGATAAAGTTGTTGATATTCCAACGCGATATGTAGACTTTGTCACGGTTGGTAATATTGAAAGTGGATCATATGTTTCTGGAGAAATCTCATTACAAAATATTGCAATCTTGTTTGCACTCCAAACAAATAGTCCAAACATTCGGGTCAGATTGTATAGAACACTTGAAAGTAGAAATGCAGATCTTTCACGGTTGATAACACAAAAACCAGAACCAGACGCTGGAGTACTACTCGACACAGAAATTACCAACAATAATCAAGTTGATAGAATCAATCCGTTTGTATCATTAATCGCAGACAGTAATCCTCCTCTGGGAAAAATTTTCTATACCATCAACAACAACACTTCTACTCCAAAATTAAATACAACACTTGGGTTGTACTACTTTGCGGTTGAGGTTGAACCAAGAATACCATCTGGGTATTTGAGAAAACACTATAGATTTTTCAGAGACAATTCTACCGCAACAAAACGCAGAAATTATGAAGGATGTAAGAATACAGTAGACACTACGATAGATGGGTTGTCTCCAGTTCAAATCTTTGTCGGTGAAGGTACTTCGCTCGTTATTGCACCAACACAAACAAACAACGAATTGGTAACTGGCGGTGGTGGAGTACTTGATGTTATGTAATAAAACAAATCAACAACATATTTATACTAAGACCAACACGGAGTTAACATTATGGGATATTTAAACAAGGAAACAGTCACAGTTGATGCTATTCTAACAAAAAAGGGTAGAGAACTGTTGGCAAGTGGCCAATCGGCGTTTCAAATTACACAATTCGCAGTGGCGGATGATGAAATTGATTATGGACTATATGATCCTGCACATCCATTAGGTACTGAGTACTATGGGTCTGCCATCGAAAATATGCCAATCATTGAAGCATCACCCGATGAAACACAAAATCTACGATACAAGTTGGTAACTCTTGACCGAAACATTATTGGTACGGTCAATGTTATTCCTACCGTATCAATTGGTGGTATTACTAGCTTAAACCTTACCGCAGGTCGAAATGAAGTTAGCACAATTACACCAACAACTACTGCAACTCAAGATTTCGTGTTTGACGCAGCTCCATATGGATATACCGCGATCTTGTATGATCAAACAGCAGTAACGGTAACTGCCACACCAATCGCCGGCGCAGCTGCGGCGTCAACAACTCCGTTTTTTGCTAATACTCTATCTGGAAACGCATACGTTATTCAAGGAGTATCATTTACTATTACACCAAATAACGTGGACACGATCACAAATACTCAGTTAACGATAGTCGGTAATCAATCGGGCGCAACGGTTACCATACCGATTACGGTAAACCCATCTACAACATAAGAGAGATAATACATGATTTATACAAGATTTAATCCAGATGACATTGTACTTGCAAATCAATCAGTGGTTACTACGGGGTTGTGGTCAGGGGATACTGGATCGTTAGAAGGGGATGTATTGTTTTTAAATGACGATCAAGTTGGTAAAAGTGGAGAATATTACTTTGACGCATACAATCTAAATCCAGCCACAAATGATTTAGCCGAAGTGCAATTTGCTATTGCATACGGACACATCAATGGAGGCGGTGCGCCAACGTTGACAGAAAACGAACAAGCAAAGTTACCAACAAAGGCGGTATACAGTCAATACAGAAATTTACTGTTAGATCCCGCTGACACAAAGTTTTCATTTCAAGGTGTACAATCTGATCATATTTATGTCATCAATATCCAACGTTCTCGTATTAGAGAACAATTTGATCCGGGTAACTGGCAACTACCACTGTCCGGTGCAAATGGAACATTAACATTCATTGATGATAGTAACCAAACACTTGGTGCGTTGACGGCAAATAGTCGTGCCGGCCGTGTATTCAATGTAGTATCTGGATCTATTACAAGTACGTCGGGATCGGTAACTTCGTCTACCAACGCTAAGACTTGGGGTGTAGACGGACCCGGATATGGGTTAGTATACCCAGATCTAGGTATTATCGTATTGAATCCACAAGCAATATGTCCCGCGGTTGGATTTTATACCTCGGGTTCGGGCCCAACAACTGCAATTGGTACGGTTACTGGATCAAACATGGTCGCAAGTCAAACAACACCACTTTATACGTCAACAAACGTATTAACTCTTGATTCTGCATTGAACCGTCCGTTTGCACCACTAACCGCATCATTGACACAAGCAAACTGGAGTAATGGTAAGGCTGCATATAATCAAGCAGGATTATTTACCGCATTACGTAATGCGATGTTAAGTAACAATGAGTTTAGAGCACGTTCGGCGGAAACGGTGTCGTCAATGCATTTCTACGTTAGACTGCGAAACCGCGAGTATAATTACTCAAACAACCCAACATTCCGTGATCCAGACAACAACACGTTAATTCAGGCAGATTTCAAGAAAGATCCTCGCGTGTACATTACTACGATTGGATTACTCAATGACCGTAACGAACTACTGGCAGTCGCCAAGTTAAGTAAACCTGTTCCTAAGAGTTTTTCAGAAGAAGCGTTAATAAAAGTTCGATTAGACTTTTAATACGGAGTAAACTCTTAAGATACGATGAAAACTTTTGGAGTAGTTCGACCAAGCGATTATACCATAGAAACAGTTTACGCCAGTGCGCCCATAAGTTGGGAATTAGTATCGTCGTCAATTGGTTCAACGGTGACTGTATCTGATTACGTCGGAGCAGTCACCGTTAATCGCGCGAATAATAATAGTCTCAGTACGGCCAGTAACGTGGATACGGGGTATTTTGAATACAACCTGTATGCCTCGGTAAATCATTTGTTTTATACAAATGGATTGTTTTACAGTGGTTCTCGGTTAGTATCATATAGTCTTACACCATTGCAAAATCAATCATATGTGATTAGTATTGGTCAATTATTTTACGGAGATAGAATTAAACCCGCATCTTTCGAACTATCATTAGACGCATTATCGACAGTTCTTAAGGATGATGGATATGGTAATTTATATGTAAGTCAGTCGGGCACCGGATCGTACGTGGGCAACATTTTTTACAGTCAGGGTATTGCAGTTGTAAAGGAAGATTCTGGATCTGCAATTGCCAGCGTAGGTTCGTCGGGTATCAAAATAGTTAACGGAACTGAGATATACGTTGACTATAATAGTGATGTGAAGTTGAACAAACATCAAATAAACATAAAGATACCGCCATCGGAATTTAATTTTTCCATGTTAAATCGTTCAATGCGGCAATACTACGTACCAACCGCATCGGTTGCGCAAACGTTCATTAATAAAAATATTCCGAGTAAGAATAATACAAATGTTTCGTGGAGTTTATACAGTTTGATGAGTGCAGATGTCATTAAACCATACATCACTGAAATTGGACTGTATAACTCACAGTACGAGTTGTTAGCAATTGCTAAATTAAGTACACCGATTCAACGAAGTTCCGACATTGAACAGATATTTATTGTTAGGTTTGATACCTAACTGGAGAATTATATGGATTTATTAGAGCGTTATCTGAAGTCACCCGATACCACTTATGTCGGTAAGGTGCGAACAACTCAAGTTGGAGTTGATTCTTCTGGAAAAGATATAACCTCATTAAAACGAGGGGTAAACTTTTTTGACGGTGTGGGCAGAGCACCGGGGAACCCGGCGCCGGATGAATATCAGACTGAGTTTCAACGTAATGCGCCAGGTGATTTTCGTTATGGCGCCGGTGATAAGGTACCCGCTGGAACCAATGACAAGTCATATCCGTTAAGTAGATGGTTGTCAACAGCATTGGACAAGGCATTTGGTCCAACTGGATATATTACAAACACACGATTCACCACGATTGGTGACGTGCGTAATGCACCAAATACGTTAGTACACAAGTATGCACCCCTACCCGGCAGGGAATTCAAACAGTCTCCAATTCTTTCACAACTCTCCAAGTCAAAAATTATTGGAAGTCCATCAGGCCCCGCACCATCTGGGTTGCAGGGATAACATTGTATAAAATGGTTATATATGGCAAATACACCAAGTAGTCGCAAAGCTAAAGGACGTAAGTTACAACAGAAAATACGCGACAGTATTCTGGAACACTTTCCACATCTCCACCCAGATGACGTAGTTTCTACACAAATGGGTGGAGCGGGAGCTGATATTCAGTTATCACCTCACGCTAGGAAAGTGTTTCCGTATTCTGTAGAATGTAAGTGTCAAGAAAAAATGAATATTTGGTCATCATTGGAACAGGCCGAAAAAAATACTAAACCAGAAACGTATCCTATATTATTTTTTAAGAGAAATCGTTCAAAAACATATGTTACGTTAACCGCCGATCACTTTTTTGAGTTGATGCAACGACTTTCGGCTATTGACAAGACATAACATATTGGGTATATTGTAAGTATGACTATACTTACTTTACTTCAAGACTTACTGGGACCGTACAAAAGTTTCTCGACAGGTGAACATTATTTTACCTGTCCTTTTTGTCACAATCCCAAACGTAAATTTGCATTCAATGAACACAACCTAAAATGGCATTGTTGGCACTGTGCGGCCAAAGGTGGACATGTTATTTGGTTATTAAAAAGACTAGATGTGTCCCGAGAACAGTTGTCACGATTCAAAGAAATTTTAAGTGAAACTGATATCAAGATTTACAAGAGTACTACGGCAAATTCTGATCTATTCTTACCAATAGAATACAAACCCTTATGGATGGTTGAAAATAATTTCAACTATCTCAACGCACTTTCGTATCTACAAAAAAGAAATGTACGAGCGGAAGATATCATGAGATACAAAATTGGGTATTGTGAAACTGGTGAATATAAAAATAGAATCATCATACCGTCATACACCTCGGAAAACAAACTCAATTACTTTGTTGCTAGAAATTTTTACAACGATGGAATGAAATATAAAAACCCACCAACTACAAAAAATATTGTTTGTTTTGAAAATATGATTAGTTGGAATCTTCCTATTGTATTGTGCGAAGGCGTGTTTGATGCAATTGCATTACGAAGAAACGCCATTCCGATATTAGGCAAGACGTTACCGAAACAGGTAGAACTTTCATTACTGAAAAACAACGTAAAGGAAGTGGTAATATTTTTGGACGCGGATGCACGTGAGTATGCGGTAAATATTGAACACAAATTACGTCAATACGACATCAAAGTTCGTACAGTAACCTCCACACAAAAAGATCCAGCGGACATGGGGTTTGTTGATTCGTGGGAATGTGTAACCTCTGCGAAAACAACAAACCTAAAAGACTTAATTATAGAAAGGTTATCAATATGAAGATCCAAGTACCGTTTAAGAAATTACAACATATTTGTCATATTGCCGATGTTCATATTCGTTTGTTTAGACGACACGATGAATATGAAACGGCATTTTCTCGTTTATATGAAGACATTCGTAAACAAAATCTTCAAGATTTTGTGATTGTTTTGGCAGGAGACATTGTCCATGCAAAAACTGACATGTCACCCGAAATGGTGTCGATGACTTCTCAGTTTTTGAAAAATATCTCAGACATTGCTCCGACTATTTTGATTGCAGGAAATCATGACTGCAATTTATCAAACACCTCAAGGTTAGATGCTCTAACACCAATCGTAGACAGTTTGCAACACCCAAATCTATACTACATTAGACATTCAGATGTTGTACAAGTCGCAGACACTTCGTTTGCCGTCATGTCAATTTTTGATGAACAATCAAACTGGCCCAAGGTAGACGATATTGATTCAAATACGACAAAAATTGCATTATATCATGGTCCGGTACATGGCGCAGTAACTGACATAAATTTTACCATCACTAATCGGCACGTTCATGTCAACACGTTTGACGGATTTGATATGGTATTATTGGGTGATATTCACAAACACCAAGTATTACAACAATACGATACAAAAAGAAAAAAACCCATCATTGTCTATAGTTCGTCACTTATACAACAAAACTTTGGTGAATCTCTAGAAAATCACGGATGGTGTCTGTGGGATGTTCCTACTCGTTCGTTTACTTTCATACCACTACGGAACGAATATGGATACGTCACCCTAGAAGTACAGAATTCCCAGATCACATATCCGGCGAATATGCCTAAAAACGCACGCATGCGTTTATTTACCGGGGAATTGGATAATACTAAAGTAAAGAAATTCATAACAACGTTACGAAACAAGTACAATATCATTGAGTTAAGTGTTAACAAAAGTCGAGTGAGTAAAACGGTAGTTGGACCCGGTACTGTATTACATCACGACACGTTGAATCTCTCCGATGTTGGCGTACAAAATAGTCTCATTACAAATTGGATAAATAGACATCTTCCATCCGTGAGTTCTGACGTTATTACCACGATTGAACAGATTAATAAAGATTTGAACGGTAAAGTTCAACATGATGACCAATCTAGAAACATTCATTGGCGTCCACTAAAGTTTACGTTTTCAAACATGTTTTCGTACGGAGAAAACAACGAAATTAATTTTTCGGATATGAAGGGTTTGTATGGTATTTTTTCATCCAACGCGTCCGGTAAGAGTTCCATCATGGACTCCTTTATGTTTTGCTTATATGATAAGACACCCCGCGCATTTAAAGGTGATCACATCATCAATAACAGAAAAAATACGTTTGAATGTGAATTGTTGTTTGAAATTAACAACGAGACATTTGGCATACGACGGGTGGGAACTCGTAAGAAAAATGGTGATGTGAAAGTTGATGTTAACTTCTGGAAAGTAATTGATTCACAAAATATATTGTCACTAAACGGCGAAGACCGTCGTGACACAAATGCAAATATTCGTAACTATGTAGGTAGTTATGAAGACTTTGTGATGACCGCGTTTAGCAGTCAAACCAGTAATGCGTTGTTTATCGACAAGTCCCACTCTGAACGAAAAGATTTATTAATTCAGTTCATGGGACTCAACATATTTGATAAGTTATATGACACCGCTAATGATGAAGCTAAAGAAATTATCGGTATTTTGAAGAGATTTAAGAAGTCCGACGTAACCGATACCATTTCCACTACGCACGCGCAATTGGTAGAAACAAAAGATAAGTTAGTAACGATTGAGGAAAAACTTAGCAACACAAAACAAGAAAAAGAAAGTCTGGATGAAAATTTAGTAACTGTTCAACTTCAGAAACGTTCCGTTCCCTCAACGTCGGGAAATAAATTTGAGTTGACCAATCAACTAGTAAAAACAAAAATGTATTTACAAGACGCATTGTCGGCCTTGGATGACGTTTCGGGAAAAAAACATGCAGTGCAAATTGAGTTGGATGAGAAGAAAGCTAACCTACTAACCTTTAAATTTGACACACTAAAGAAGGCAGTGGATAGTTATAACAGTTACGAACAGTCTTTGCAAAAAGAAAGAAATACGCTAAAAGTTATCATTACAAAACTTGAAGAAAAAGAAAAGTTTAAGGCAAGACTTAATGAGTATCAGTACAATTCAAACTGTAACGTTTGTGTTGAAAATAATAAGTCCGTCATTCAAGATCTTACGCACGTTCAAACAGAAATTGATGATCTAGAATCAAAACAGTTATCTCAACAAAACGTAGTATCTACACTTGAACTTGAAATGAACCGTTTGTTGGACAAAAAAAATCAGTACGAATTGGCGGTAAAATTTCAAGCAGAAGTTCAACGTTGTGAACAACTTGTTCTTGGTTTTACAAGTAAACAAGATACATTACGATTGAATATTGAAAAACTTACAAATCAAATTTCAAAAATTGAACAAGATATCGACACATACACACAAAATGAAGAAGCTATTGTTCATAATCAGAAGATTGAAGAACACATTCGTCAAATTCAATCAAGTATTGTAGAAAAGAAAAATCTTATTCAAAACTTAGATCAAAACGTTCGTTCTCTACATGGTACAATTAGTGTTCTTGAAAACAAGAAACAAGAATTATTGGACAAGTTACGGGAAGCAGAACAACTTGAAATGACATATGAGGCTTATACTAACTATCTATTAGCAGTTGGTCGAGATGGGGTTCCTTATGAATTGATGAGTAAGACTATTCCTACAATTGAGGCTGAGATAAATAACATCTTGTCTCAAGTAGTAGACTTTAACGTATCATTAGAAGTAAATGGTAAGAATATTGAAGGAAAGTTGACATATGACAACGAACGTATTTGGCCATTAGAAAACTCATCCGGAATGGAACGTTTTGTTAGTAGTTTAGCCATTCGGGTTGCTCTTATGAACGCCAGCAATTTACCGAAACCAAATATGTTAATTATTGACGAAGGTTTTGGTGCATTGGACGCGGATCATTTACATTCTATGCAAACTTTGTTTAATATTCTCAAAACCCAATTTGACTTCATACTTATAGTAAGTCACTTAGAAACTGCACGGGACATGGTAGACACTCTCATCAACATACGGCGAGAGGATGGTTATTCTTATGTTTCTGTGTAAATGGGGAATTGAATGGCGCGTACCAGAAAAACAATACAACCGTTAAATTTACATAAGTACGATGTATTAATTGAAGACCGGGGAACCCGATCAGACTATTTCAAACTATCACAATTTGATGGATACTTGTATGGTGGAAGAAATTCGTTACTGGTCGGGGGCTCGACTGTTCTTCGCGCTCGTTCTAGAATTTTAGTAGAAATTTTAAATAGTGAAGGCACCACGGTATACAGTGCCCCAGTTTCTCAATTCATTGAAGGAAACTCTCGACTAATACAGATAGAAGTTTATAATGACACGCCCATTGGGCAGGGTAAACTGGTTATATTGGGTTGTGTGGACACGTATATAGACGGCACACCTATCCCGGATGAATGGAAAGATAAATACAATGTTCGATGGGTGTCTGACATAACTGTCTCCCCATTAATAGAAAATAAAACACCAATTCGGTTTTCTGGTACACCGTCGATGACGGTACAAGAAAAGTTTTATTTTGCCCCAAGCTCATCGTTGTACAGTCAGTCAATACAAGTCCCGATTGATGTACAGTTTAATACAAAATTCTATAATGTATTCCCTAATGGGTATCTATTAAATGTAATCGGACCTACATCTACAAATCTTTCTTCGACCTATTTAGGGGGTATCCTAACGGGTTCTATACGGTTCGCCGGACCCAGTGGGTCAGAAACCGCATCCATCAACGTACCGTTGACGAAGTTGTATAACTCAAAAATAGCAGAATCTAGTGGAAGTCTAATATACACAGATAAAAACACGTTTTTAACAAATGGTATAATCAGTAGTAGTGGTCAATATACAACCACGTTGGAACCATATGGTACACTCGGCGTAACCAGTAGTTTGAGTATTCAATATAATGACCTAGTAACCGATGCAACCGGATCTACTATTTCATTTGCGAAACTGAGATTGGTTGATTTAGATACGTTGTCCGGAGAAATTCACAAAGTTAGATTCCTGTACAAAGTTAGTACAGATCCGGGCGAATACACATTACTTGGTCAAGTAAACACCAACGTTGCAGAACTTTTAGTAACTGATACTGGTAGTAAAATAGCGGAGACTGGAAAATTCAATACAGTAAACATTGATGATTATTGGTATACTGCTACCATGTCATTACAAAAAAATGACGTTAATTATCAACCACCCACCTATTATAATTCGTCATCTCTTGTTACTACTACCGGAACTATAGTTAAAGACTCTACGGAGTTGTTAGACGCCGTTTCTGCTACACCATCAATTATAAGCAATAAGTTTATCAACGATGTGTCGTATTTTATTGGAACAAAAGATACGAATAACGTTGTTCTATTTCCACGAAGTGAGTATACAGTCGCGTTTAACGCATTGGTGGCTAGACAATCGGCTTCGGTGGTACTCGCACAACCAGATTATTCAATAGATGTGTATCTTGTTCCAACCACATCATCAAAAGTATTAGATACAAATCCATTGGGTCAACTCATTGGTACCGTTACCCCAACGATAAATTTTGAAAAACAAAACTTTGAACGAGTTGAATTAAACTTTGTACCAAAGATCAAAGAATCTGGACAGTTTGGATTACGTTTTGTTGTATACGGTGGTTTTTGGAATATTGCCAACGTATCGGTAAAAACTGCACAAGAACCGTTCTTCAGTCCAAATGAAGTAGACGCACTCTTACCAAATATCTCGTATACAGATTCTTTATTGACGTTTAAGGCAGAATATTTAGATATCAACAATAATTCTGTAAACGTTGACACTATATCAATACCGACGTATTTTAGTGGTTCTGTAATTAACGCGGTAATGAACGGTGTTAGTACCGCGAGTTATGCGCTTGAAGCGCAAACATTACGTCCGTGTTTGTATGACAATGGTGTTGTTTCAACGACTTTCACGGTAGATTGGAACAATTGTCCAAGTCAAATTATAACTCTTGGGGCAAATACTCAACTTAACTATAGTAACGGTCGTCCCGGTCAGGAATATAGATTACAGGTACATACGCAAGGCGCGTATTCTGCGTCATGGCCAACATTAGACGTTTTGTGGCCAGCAAACACACCCCCTACTCAAACGAAAAATGCAACAAAGAAAGACTTGTATGCGTTTTTCTATGATGGTACTTGCTATCACGGACATGTATATGGTACTCAATATGAATTATATTGTCTCCCAACGCCGACACCGACTCCTACTATTACTCCGAGTGTTACACCGTCACCGACTATCACACCGGCTATATCTCCAAGTGTAACTCCGTCTATCACGGTTACTCCGTCCATTACTCCGACGAGAACGGTGACTATGACTTCCACTCCAACACCGACAATCTCTCGTACAGTATCGGTGACGCCATCCATAACACCGACGATTACGCCATCAACAACAGTAACACCGTCAATTACACCGAGTATTACGGCAACTCCAAGTATTACACCAACACGTACTGTTACGCCAACAATCACAACTACTCCGTCAATTACTGCCACACCGTCAATAACACCAACGACGACAGTAACTCCGAGTATTACACCTACACGTACTGTTACTCCAACGGTTACGGTTACACCGTCAATTACACCGACAAATACAATTACCCCAACGAGTACCATAACTCCAACGATTACGGTTACTCCGTCTATTACACCAACACGTAGTATTACTCCAACAAGTACAATTACTCCGTCGGTAACGGTAACTCCTTCCATTACAGCAACACCTTCTATTACACCGACTAGAACGGCAACTCCAAGTATTACGGCAACGCCGTCAATTACACCGTCACGTACAATTACTCCGACGGTAACCGTAACACCTAGTATTACACCAACGGTATCACCAACGGTGACTCCGTCTACAACCATTACACCGACACCGTCGATTACCCCGACCATTACTCCAACTTGTTCAATCACCCCAACGAGTACTGTAACACCATCGACCACGGTAACTCCAAGTACTACAATTACACCAACGGTGACAATGACGCCGGCCCAGAGTTTAACCCCGACGCCGTCAATTACGCCAACTAATACAATTACTCCGTCAATTACTACCACACCGTCAATAACACCAACAACAACCATAACGCCTACGGTAACAATAACACCTTCACAAACTGTAACGCCAACAATAACTAGTACTCCGTCTATAACACCAACACGTAGTATTACACCAAGTATTACTGCAACGCCGTCAATTACGCCAACAACTTCAATAACACCAACACGTAGCATTACCCCAAGTATAACTGCCACACCGTCAATCACACCAAGTATAACTGCAACACCATCAATCACACCAACACGGTCAATCACTCCGACGATTACACCTACATCTACGGTAACTCCGACTCGTACAATAACTCCGACAAGTACAATAACTCCGTCAATTACACCAACGTCAACAGTTACTCCCACTCTGACCGTAACACCTTCGTCGACAACCCCGGCGGGTTCGGTCTGTTTTAACACGGACTTTAATAGTGTGTGTACATCATGTACGTTCTATTATGCAAATTCTTCATGCGCTACGACATTGGTCGCCGGATGTAAATTGTACACGGATTCTAACCTAACAACAGAACATCAACAGACGGGGTTTGCACGTAATATTGGTTCTGCAACGTTCTGGACATACGACGGTGTGGGGCCTGGAACATATCAAATTCAATCTGGGACAAGTCAGACTTGTCCGTCAATTACACCAACTCCAACCGTAACTCCAACGCAAACACCTACGCGTACAATTACACCTAGTGTTACCGTAACTCCAACCGTTACGATGACACCAAGTAGTACAGTTACTCCATCTACAACAGTTACACCGTCTATTACTGCAACACCAAGTATTACGCCCACGCGTTCAATAACTCCAACTATTACTCCGACAAGTACAATAACTCCGTCAAGTACTGTCACACCGACAATTACACCTACGCGTAGTATTACACCTACATCTACTATTACGCCTACGGTTACAGTAACTCCATCGGCGACCGTTACCCCATCCATTACACCTACGACTACTATTACACCTAGTGTTACTGTAACACCAACTGTTACCCCCACTCGTTCTATAACACCATCGGTAACAATAACACCAAGTGCGACCACAACACCTACCGTAACACCTTCTGTTACTATCACACCAACACGTACTGTAACCCCTTCACCTACTTCTCCTGCGGGTTCGGTCTGTTTTAACACGGACTTTAATAGTGTGTGTACATCGTGTACGTTCTATTATGTGAATACTTCATGTGCCACGACCTTGGTGGCGGGATGCAAGTTATATACAGACAGTAATTTAACAACAGAACATCAACAGACGGGATTTGCACGTAATATTGGTTCTGCAACGTTTTGGACATATGATGGAGTTGGACCGGGAACATATCAAATTCAATCCGGAACAAGCCAAACATGCCCATCGGTAACTCCAACTCCAACTGTAACTCCAACAATAACACCTACACTTACTATAACACCGTCAACAACTATTACACCAACAATTACGCCAACACGTACAATCACACCAACGAGCACTATAACCCCAACGGTTACGGTTACACCATCAATTACATCAACACCAACGATAACTCCAACACAAACTATTACACCTTCTATTACAACAACTCCAAGTATTACTCCAACTCGTAGTATTACTCCAAGTATTACCCCAACAAATACAATCACACCGTCAACAACTATTACACCAACAATTACGCCAACACGTACAATCACACCAACGAGCACTATAACCCCAACGGTTACGGTTACTCCGTCTATTACACCAACCCGAACAATAACGCCGAGTGTTACCGTAACTCCTACTATAACTCCTTCAATAACACCATCACTTCCACTGGGTGACTGTTATGTAGTAAATAGTTTAAGTGCCGGCACGTGTAACTTCTCGTATACGGCAAGAAACGGCACGTTTACCAACGATTCGGTTACAAATTTTGAAGCAAAATATATCTGCGTTCAGGCAAATACCAACCCAACTATTGGTGGTGGTTGTATTCAAGGAGCAGAAATTGACTATACATTGTTGAGTGAAGATTCGTGTGGTAAAAATTCTGATTGCATATCGTTTGCGTCACCAACTCCTACACCAACAGTAACAATAACACCAACAATAACACCGTCAATTACTCCAACCTGTACAATTACCCCAACACAAACTATTACTCCAACACGTACAATTACGCCATCAATTACGTCAACGCCGACTATTACACCAACAATAACACCTAGTGCAGGTGTGTCCAATACACCAACACCTACTATTACACCAACTCCATCAATTACATCAACGCCTACTATTACCCCTACTAGTACCATCACACCAACTCCATCAATAACTCCAACATCTACTACCACACCAACTCCTACTGTAACCCCAACGAGTACAGTCACACCAACACCAACACCATCCACAAGCCCAGCTACGTGTAATTCGTTGGGTGATGTGTTCCCATATTATAGCACAGGGCAATGTGGAGCTGGTACAACATTTGGTATATTTAGTAGTAACTGTACTTTCTTGGACAACAATTGTTACATATATACAAACGTGGGATGTACAACGCCGTTTAGTAATTCGTCGTTTGATGATGGATTTACCGTGTATAACACAAACGCAAGTGGTTTAATCACAAGTACTAATGCATGTACATAGTAACATATGTATATTAGTACAACCTGCCGGAGATTTCATGCAACACAATGAAGATTATGCACTGACTGGATATAAAGGACAGTTTAATAGAAAACTTCCCATCATAAAAAAACCACTTTCGTTACGATTTGTAGATGACGAATCCGGTGTAAAACGTGATATTCACGCATATGACGTACCGGAAGAAACGGACGAAACTGCGTTTATTTACCCATCTTCATTGGGTCCGGAACAGGACGACGAGTTTATCAATGATGCTAAAAGTAGTACTGAACGGGTGCGGAAATATTACAGAAAAAATAAAGCAAAGGTGAGAAAATACCTGCGCGATACAGTAAAAGATAGATCTGCGCGCAACCGTGATCGACGAAAGGCCATTAAGAAACATGGTAAATCTAAAATGAAAAATCACGATGTGCATCACCCAAAGGGGCCTAACGGTGGTTCGTGGCGTTTAGCAAAAAAAGATCACGGTCGGGATAAGGTAAATGAACTGTTTGTGCAGTTGGTAGAGGGTGTAGATATAGATCATATTAATAAATTTGTTGACTACACATCAAACAGACTAAAATTCAATACGACACCAACGGTGGCAGTCATAGAACCTTCGTCTGATAGTACAAGTTTGGGGCATTATTCTCCCGATACAAACGTTATTTCCGTTGTTGTTAAAGGAAGACTTCTGGCAGACATCTTACGTACCGTTGCTCATGAACTTGCACATCATAAACAATTTGAAATGGGATTGATTAATAGTCCACAACATGATGGAAAAACTGGATCTCCTGTTGAAAATAAGGCAAATGTGGTAGCAGGAATCCTTTTACGTGATTACGGAAAACATAACAAATACATCTTCTTGTCAGAATCGTTATTATTAGAAGGAGGAGCAGCAGGTCATCTTGCCCATCCATTCGAAGATGAAGATTTGACGTTCGGTGATATGAAAGAGATGATAAAACGTGGATTAATTGGTGGATTGGACCAAGAAGCGCCAGTGACCGAAAAACTTGATGGACAAAATATCGCATTTTCTGTCCGTAATGGTCAAATTGTATTTGCAAGAAACAAAGGACAGGTAAAGGCTCGCGGAAAAAACGCATTAGATGTGGCGGGTATTCGTCAAATGTTTGCAGGCCGAGGAAATATTGAAAAAGCATTTACCGGAGCAGCCGAAGATTTGCAAAGTGCTGTCGCCAAACTTTCACCAGAACAGGTCCAACAAATGTTTGGGGAAGGATCTAAATTTATGAGTCTGGAAGTTATTTTACCGGATACACAAAACGTCATACCGTATGGTAAGAGTGTACTAGTTATGCACGGAACCATTGAATATGATGAAAACGGAGAAGAGATTGGACGTTCCACAACTGATGGGAAACAATTTGCGGATGCACTAACTTCAGTTGGGGCAGAACAACAACGAACTTTTGGTATTAGTGGTCCTCGTACGATTGCCTTTAGCGAAGCGGAGTCTGATCAATACCAAGAACGTACTCAAAAATATAGTGATACACTTGACAGAGCATCTACGTCTTTTGGTTTGGATGATTCCTCTACGTTAGCGGAATATCGCCAAGCGTGGTGGGCCGGTGAAATCCAAAAAGAAATGGAACGTACTGGTGTTGATATTACGGAAGACGAGTTTGATGGATTAATTCGTCGTTGGGCGGATGGTGATAAGAAATTTGGTGTGAAAGACATCATAAATCCCGAAACTAAAAAATGGTTTAGGCAGTACGAAAAAGAATCATTACAAAACGCACAAAAGAAAATGATTCGACCAATTGAAACCGTATTTTTACAAGCCGGCGCAGATTCACTACGACGAGTTACTAATTTCTTATCCGCAAACAATCCGGCAGCAACACAACAGTTGAAAAAAGATGTGTTAGATGCAATTACCGCGATTCGGGATAGTAATCAACCAGATAAGATTGCAAAACTTCAAAAAGAGTTGGAACGTTTGGAATCTATTGGTATGGATAAAGTAGTTCCATCCGAGGGAGTGGTGTTCATTTACAACGGAAAACCTTACAAGTTTACGGGAACCTTTGCCCCAATTAATCAAATTACGGGAACGTTCAAGTTTGGAATGGCTCCAAAGGAAGAACTAGAAGAACCAGAGACACCAAACGTACCGGAAACACCAAAAGCGCCGGAGACACCCACAGAACCGGTTACACCAAAAGCACCGGAAACACCAAAACGTACGGTTGCAATCTTCACCGGCCGTTTTCAACCGTTTCACGCAGGCCACTACAGTATTTATCAAACACTAGTTGATAGATTTGGTAAGGAAAACGTATATATTGCGTCATCAAATGCAACCGATCCTGTAAAATCTCCGTTTGAATTCAGAGAAAAGAAAGAGATTATGACGCGAATGTTTGATATTCCAGAAGATAACGTGGTACAGGTAAAGAATCCGTACGCACCAAAAGAAATACTAGACAAATTACCCGATACTACAACGTATGTTACTGCGGTTAGTCAAAAAGATGCCGAACGTCTTGGTGGTAAGTATTTCCGCGACTATGATAGTGTACCCGATGGTAAACACCAAGGGTTCAAAGACCAAGGATATTTCATAGTTGCGCCAGAAATGCAACTAAACATAGATGGAAAAAACATCAGCGGTACTGCACTTCGCGCCGCGTTTGGTGACCCACGAATTACAGATAGAGCAAAACAAGAAATTTTTACCAAAGTATACGGAAGGTTTGATCCAAAAATATTCAAAAAAATTGTTAAAGTAACCACTGACGCGGAAGAGGCGCGAAAGGTTACCGATCAACATGGGTCTGAAAAAACCAAGGCACAGGGTAAATCTTCTGGTAGTAAAAAACCAGATCAACAAACATTAGCTCGCGCAAGATCTGTATTACGGCAAAAAGTCCGTAACCCAAAAACAGAACGTGATATTTTAGTAGCAACGGCATTGACGTATGCAAAAGAAGAACCAGTTCGTCAAGCAGCGGAAAAAATGATACAAAATGCCATGAAACAACGAACCGAACAGATTCTCGTCGAAGAAAAAACAACAGGTGAGGACTTAAAAGTTTATACCTATACTCGGGACTATACACCAGATGAACTACAAGAAGAAATGGATGAATATTTCAAAAACGAAAAGACTTTGAAGATTTTTCCAAATCTTGCACGAACCGAACGGGATCTGATGGAAAAAATCACCGACGCAGAATCCACAGTATTGACCAGAGAACAGTTGTTGGCATTACAAAATAGTGATGTTGCCGCGTTATTGACACAGAAAAACAAAACCGATTTGTTAAAAAAAATGGCACATACAAATAAAAAAGATATAGTAAGTATTGCGCAAGCGGTTAAAAACAAAGATGATTTACCACTACCAATTGTAATTAAATACAAAACCGGTCAGTATTTGATGGCAGGTAATTCACGATTGTCGGTGTTGGCTGCCATGAACACCACTATGCCAGTTAAAGAATTAGAATACACCGGAGAGGTGTCATATGATTTGTTAAATATTGATAACGACTCGGAGAAGAAAACAACACAAGACGGTAAAAAACGAAAAACATTATTTAAAGATATCTTACAGATGAGAATTACTAATCCAGAAACGGGTAATCAAATAAAAATTGATACTGCTATGGATTACAAAAAAACACACCCGGCTCATAGAATTGCTAGAGACTTCATACGACAGAAGATGTCTGGATTTTCCAGTAGAGCCGGCGTACCAAAAAATTCTGGACCCAAATAATTAACGAGGTGGTTATGGCTAGTCACGATGTAATAAACGGTGTACGTAGAAAGTTAAATGAAGTACTTAACAAACATGAAGGTAAAGTTACTGTTGGTTGGCGCCCAAGTGAAGAAACTCACAAAGAAGGTGATGTGTGGGAAGCACTGGATGGGCGTAAGTGGACAATTAAAAATGGAATTAAACAAACGGTTACAAAATTAGATTCGGCAAAAACACCGATATTTTGTCCCTCGTGCTCAAAACCAATGAACAGTCGTCATGATACTAAATTTTGGATGGGAAAGGGAAAGTGTTTTGATTGTGTAATAAAAGATGAAACGGAATTACGTCGAACCGGTAAGTGGCAACAAGTTCACGACGAACAACGCCGGCTAAGTCAAATTGATATGTTAAAAGACAAAATCAATGAATTGACCGACATACGAGATAATTTAAGTCAATTAGAAATTATTAACGCCGATGATACAAATATTTTGATGGTGGAAAAATGGAGTGTCGATCTTGACGCAGTAAAAAAAGATATGACAGATGAGATTGAAAAAATGAAAAATCACTTACGAGAACTAGAGAGTACACATGAAACTACTTGAACGGTTTTTACCAACAGCAAAATTATTGTTTACTATCTTTGTGTCTGTTGCATTACTTGTTATGATTGATGCACAGTTTCAGCAAAAAACTACGTTGGACAAGCATTTAACAGAACTAACGCAGTTGAAAAATAATGCAAAGGTCACGGTGCAGTATGTAGATAGTCTAAAACAACAAATCACAGATTATCAGACACGCGCAGCAATTGCACAATCACAGGCCAATACATTAAACACACAAGTTGTCGGAATGAAAAAAGAAACTAGACACTTGTTGACTCTTGTTGATTCATTAAAACACACAGCACGTGACTCGGTTGAACTTGCACGAACGGTAATTCCAGTGCAAGATTCTATCATCAAAGCACAAATCAAAATTACACAGACATTAGACAAACAAGTAGAACGACTAAATGTGACAATTGCAAACAAAGATACAGTTATAACTTTACAGAAAGTATCTATTGATACACTACGGGTCGCCGTAGATTCGCTCACAAAACTAAAAACTCCAAAAGATCCTGACAAATGGTGGATTTTTAAATTACCATCTCGGAAAGTTGTGGCGGGAACATCATTCATTGTGGGTGTGGTTTCTACAATAGTTGTGAGTAGATAAACTTAGAGAAACATATGAATCAACAGTCGTTAAAAGAAATTATCAAGTTAGAATACAAGAAATGTGCGGTAAGTGCAGATTACTTTTTAACAAAATACGCATACATTCAACATCCAGTTCGTGGTCGTATGTTGTTTGATCTGTACGATTATCAACGAAACTGTCTGTCAGACTTTATTAATAAAGATTACAATATTGTGTTGAAAGGAAGACAGATTGGTATCTCCACCTTGGTGGCCGGATATTCATTGTGGTTGATGTTATTTCACCGTGATAAGAATATTTTAGTTATTGCTACCAAGCAAGAAACTGCAAAAAATCTTGTAACAAAAGTGAGGTTCATGCACCAAAACCTTCCGGTATGGTTGCGAGGGGAGTGTATTACTGATAACAAATTATCATTACAATTTTCAACTGGTTCTCAGATTAAGGCAGTAGCTAGTAGTAAGGATGCTGGTCGTTCTGAAGCACTGTCATTGTTGATTCTTGACGAATGTGCGTTTATTGACGATGCCGATATAATTTGGACCGCAGCATCAAGTACACTATCAACCGGTGGTAAGGCAGTTCTATTATCCACACCAAATGGTGTTGGTAATTTTTTTCATAAAATGTGGGAACAAGCCACCGCCGCGGAAAACAATTTTAATCCTATTCTCTTAGATTGGCGAGTACATCCAGAACGTAACCAAGCATGGAGAGATGAACAAACTCGTATCATGGGTGAAGCAGCCGCGACACAAGAACATGACGCGTCATTTCTATTTTCTGGAAATGCACTAATATCGCCAGAAATACGTAAATTTTACGCGACTACTTTTGTCCAAGAACCAATTTCAAAACAAGGATTTGATGGTAATTTGTGGATATGGGAATACCCTCAACCATCAAAAACATATATTGCTGCCGCCGACGTGGCGCGTGGTGATGGTGAGGACTTTTCTACAATACAAGTGTTGGATTCTGAAACGTCTGTTCAGGTAGCAGAATATAGAGGAAAATTGCCTACCAAAGATTTTGGTAATTTAATGGTGTCTGTTGCAACAAATTATAATGACGCATTACTAGTACCGGACAACAGTTCAATTGGTTGGAATGCAATCCAACAGGTAATTGATCGTGGATATAAAAACTTGTTTTATATGTCAGCGGACATGCATTATGTTGATGTAGAAAATCAAATCACCAATCGTTCTATAATGGCAGAACGTAATCTAAAACCCGGATTTACCATCTCGTCCAGAACACGACCGTTGTTAATTGCGAGAATAGAAGAGTATATGCGAGAAAATTCTATTACGTTACGATCTACTCGTACCATGCGTGAGTTTGATACCTTTGTATGGAAAAACGGAAAGGTTGAAGCATTACCTCAATACCACGATGACTTGATTATGGCACTAGGTATTGGGTTGTGGGTACGAGATACCGCATTGAAATTACGACAACAGGGTATAGAACTTACAAAGTTTTCATTAGAAAACACCTCATACAATTACATGCCGTTAGTCAAACAAAACAATGTAAAGTACAATAACATGTTTGAAATGCAAGTTGGAACGGAAAAAGAAAACTTGCATTGGTTAATTGGTTAATTATTCTATACTTATATTAAGACGTATTTACCGGAGACAAACATGAAGTTTCAACAGTTAGAAGAAATTATCATTGAAGAAATTTATAAGAGTTTAGTAGAACGTACCGTTGCATCAAGAAATCCTCCACGAAAGATGAGCGCCGGTCAGGTAAAACGCCGTGATTCAATCGGAAAGGCAATGAAAGCTAAACCAAAAGTTGTTGCAAAGTTTAAGAAAAAGCACGGAGATGATTGGGAATATTACTTGTGGGCGGCCGCCACTAACGCTTCAATTGCTAAGGGAGAATAATAATGATTAGAATGATGGGAATCATCGGTATGGGAAAGTCATTTGCTAATGAAGAATTAACTGATAAACAGAAGCAACTTGATGTTGATAAAGACGGTAAGTTGGAAAAGAGTGATTTTGAAAAACTTCGTGCGAGTAAAAACGAAACGCAAGGTGGGGATCACGAAGTATCAATGGGACAAAACTCATTGGATACTATCATTAAACACGCGACAGAATTAAAATCAAAACTGGGTAATGACGAAAAGGATATCCCCGCGTGGATTCAAGACCATATTTCTCAAGCAGCAAATTTTATTTCCCAAGCTGCCACAAATTATCACGAACACGATAAGCCAGAAGATACACCAACTGAATTAGAAGAAAAAGCGCCTGAAGGTTGGGAAGGTACGGTCAAGGCAATGAAGAAACACAAGGAAATTGACAATCCATTTGCATTGGCACAGTACATGAAAAAGAAAGGATATACGTCACATAAAGGTAAATAATATGGAACAACTTGGAAAATTTCTTGGGACATTGATGTCTAGTCGAACACAAGCTCATGTATTTCACCTACAGACACAATCCTTCGCTGCACATAAGGCATTGGATGATTACTATTCAGGAATCGTAGATCTAATTGATTCGTATGCAGAATTAGCGCAAGGCCGGTATGGAATTATTCGTGGATATGTTATGCAACAACAAATTTTTGAGGACGATTCTGCTGTAAAGTATTTTGCAGGACTACAAAAATTTGTTGATACAATTCGCACTTCTCTACCACAAGACGGTGAACTTAACAACACTGTTGATGAAATCTTGGGACTTATCAGTTCAACGTTGTATAAATTGAAGTTCTTACAATGAAGTATAAGGATTTTTTTACAGAGTTAATTTCACAGGGTCGTATGTTTGATGCGCCCCAAGTGGATTTTGCCAGAAACGGGGATGTAAACACCACTGGATTTGAAGGAACTACTCTGGATGTTAAAGGATATAATCCAGAAGGTTTAAAACGTATTGAAGAAATAGTAGCGTTACTAGAAAAAAATACACCCACTAGTCCTGACAAGTGGGCAAAGGCAAAGGCAGCAGCACGATCAAAATTTAAAGTATACCCATCTGCATATGCAAATTTATGGGCAGCTAAAAAGTATAAGAGTATGGGTGGTGGTTGGAAGAAAGGAAAAAAATGATTAGTTTATTCAACATTCTTCAAGAAGTCATGGACGAGATGGACGAAAAATATGAACCAAAGGGTGAACTTGGTAAATGGTTAAAACAAAAATGGGTTGACATTTCCAGAAAAGATAAAGATGGAAAACACCCACCCTGCGGCGCATCGGCGGGCAAAAAGGAACGTAAGGGTGGTTCCGCCAAATATCCAAAATGTCGGCCCGCTCGCTCCGCGGCAGCAATGAGTAAGAGTGAAAAACGATCCGCAGTCATACGAAAACGACGAGCAAAAAATACCGGCGGCACACCTAAAATGGTATCAACGTTTAAAGACGAGAAGTAATATGAAAAATTTACACGAAGCCTGTTGGGATGGATATCGACAAGTGGGTATGAAAAATAAGAATGGAAAGATGGTTCCTAATTGTGTACCTATATCAGAAGTCAAAGATGGGTTGTCTAAGGGCATGACCGCAGATACTATCGCACAAAAACACGGGGTATCGGTTGGCGACATTAAAACACAATTAAAAATGGGTATTAAGGTTGAAAAAGAACACACCGACAGTCACCGTCAGGCGGCAAGAATTGCAATGGATCATTTGGTAGAAGATCCAAAATACTATAGTAAATTACAACATATGGAACAGAACGAAGATACTGATCAGTTAGGAGAAGGAGAATACTGTCAGGCATGTTTGGCTAAATATATTGTTGCGCACATGAAGGGTTTAATGGAAGCAGAATACCAAGGACGGAGTGTTAAACTTGGTAAACCCATGCGTGGCGACGTAAAAAAATTCAAAGTGTTTGTGAAAGATCCTAAATCCGGAAATGTCAAAAAAGTCAATTTTGGTGATCCGAATATGAGAATCAAAAAGTCCAATCCCGCGAGACGAAGATCTTTTAGAGCACGGCACAATTGTGCAAACCCTGGCCCTCGTACTAAAGCGAGATATTGGAGCTGTAGAAAATGGTAAAACTTAAAGAACTAATATTTGAAAATGGATCTGTAGAATTTTTGACAGAAAATCCAATTAAATCAATAACTCAAGGATTGCATACACGAAAAATTATAAAGAGTCTAACACCGGATGAAAAAAAGGTTCTTGGTCAATTTGTGCGAGACAAGGACTTTATTGAACGTGCTAGAGTATTTCACACTTCTGACCCCAACTATCGTAAAGGTGCAAGAAATAGCATGGCAAAATACGTCCGGGATAGACTTGAAGATCCCAATTTGGCAGACAAAATTGTACAGATAACACAAGACCCAAAATTTGACGTTGCACGTAACAGAGTAATGACAAAGTTATTGGTTCCAAAAACTGAATTACCAAAAACAGATGAACCATTGTCACTAACTGTTAAAGGACAAAAAGCAGCTGCCGCGGCAGAAAAACGAAAAGCAAATTATGAAAAGCAAGAAAGAGAACGCCAGGATAAATTTAAACAATCCCAACTTTCACGGGCAAAATTAGAAAAGTGGACTATTTCAACTAAAATAAAAAATCCAAAAACCGGAAGAATGGTTCAGATCCGTAGCGCACTACAAACTGATCCGGATTCTCAATTGTATAAACTTGCATTTCAACAATATGCTACACAAACAAAGGCATTGGGGTTACCAGAACCAAAACCAACAACTAAACTCGCGTATAACATGAGTCGGACACTATCTGGTACTAAATCTTCAAGTACACCATCATTAAGACCTGTCGATGCCGATAGTCTTGACGATTATAGTGATGACGATTATAGTTTTAGCAATTATAGTGACGACGATGATAGTGATGATAGCAGTTTTGGTGGGTTTGGCGGAGGTGGTGGATTTTCTGGAGGTGGTGGTGGTATATCATTCTAATAGTAACAACAATTATTACACTATGTATAGAGGTATTTAAATGAGTAAGACTACTTCGTTAAAGACATTACTCCGCGAAGGAGTAGAAAACAGAATCAATTTGATGAAGATCAATACGATTTTGGAAAAGATCATGACCGAATTAACAGATAAAGAAACCAAAAAGTTAACTGAGGTTTGTGGTGAATTTTCACAAATGGTTAATTCACTGAATACATTACCATATACTATGTTTAACATGAGAGAATGGCAAGTATTATTGGTCGCAACTCACTTAAAATTACATGAAATAAAAGAAGAAGTCACAAAAATTGCCGACAAGGAATCCAAAATAAATTTTGTTCCCTTGATTAAGGCACTAGACGAAGTGTTATTAAACTAACGTGAGGATGTATGGCAGATTCATCAATATTTGGTAAGTTACGAAAACTTTTTTCTACGAATACAATTGTTAGAAACATCGGTGGTAAGCGATTAAAAATTGCAGACACCGATCAAATTCAATCATTTGTAAACAGACGAGGTATTGACCGGTACCACCGTGTATATCAATCCGGTACGGGTGGGTATGGGTCGTCGCACGGTAGATATGAATCGGCAGCGGCATTTCAAGGGGCACGATTACAACTATTCAGAGACTATGACATGATGGATAATGATCCCGTTGTGTCATCTGTGTTGGATATCTATGCAGACGAAAGTACTGTCAAAGACGAATTTGGCAGAGTGTTAACTATTAAGACAAATGATACACGTATTCAAGAAATTTTAGAAAATCTGTTTTATGATATTTTGAATATTGAGTTTAATCTACAAATGTGGATTCGAAGTGCGGCAAAATATGGAGACTTTTTTCTATATCTAGATATCGACCCGGAGTATGGAATTGTCAATGTTATACCGTTGTCGGTGTACGAAACCATTCGTGTCGAAGGAGAAGATCCACAAAATCCATTCTCTGTACGATTTTCTGTTGAAAACGATTTCCTAAATCTTGGGAAAAAAGAATTTGATAATTATGAAATTGCACATTTTCGTATGATTGCCGATACAAACTTCCTTCCATATGGAAAGGCGTTAATTGAAGGTGGTCGTAGAACATGGAAACAATTACAACTGATGGAAGATGCAATGTTGGTGCATAGAATTATGCGAGCAGCCGACAAACGTAAGTTTAAGATTGATGTGGGGAACATTCCACCAAATGAAATTGATACGTATATGAATCGTATCATTGATAAGACCAAAAAAATACCATTGATGGACCCAAAAACCGGAGATTATAATCTACGGTATAATATGCAAAACATTACGGAAGATTTCTACCTTCCAGTCCGCGGCCGAGATAGTGGTACAGATATTGAAACCATGCAAGGGTTACAATTTAACGCGATTGAAGACATTGAATATCTTCTTAAGAAACAACTTGCTGCGTTTAAAGTGCCAAAGTCGTTTATTGGATATGAAGAAGATATTAACGGAAAGGCTACCCTTGCTGCACAAGATGTACGATTTGCACGTACTATTGAACGTATTCAACGTATTTTCGTTTCTGAATTAACCAAACTAGCAATTATTCACTTGTATGTACAAGGATTTACTGATGAAAGTTTGGTAAATTTTGAGTTATCATTAACCAACCCATCAACTCTCTACGAACAAGAAAAAATTAATTTGTGGAAAGAAAAATTTGCCCTCGCACAACAGATGACGGGTGGGCAGGCAATTCTACTATCACAAGATTGGGTGTACGATAATATTCTTGAACTATCCGAAGAAGAAATTAGCGAAGAACGAAAGAGAATAATGGAAGATATACAACGTCAACAACAACAGCAACAACTCGCACAACCACCAATGCCAGGCGCTCCAGACGGATCTTCCGATACTCCCCCCGAAGGAACACCGCCGGATGGTGGTGAACAATTACCTGTTGGTGAGGAACCGTCAGACGAAGAGCAACAGATTGATGACGTAGATCAGATATTGCAAAATTTGGAACAACTAAACGACGAAGAAGAGTCCGAATTGGACGAATATTTGGTAAAAAACAAAGGAGGTCGTCCCCGCGAAGGATTGAAGTTTGGAACAGATAAACATCCACTTGGCCGCGATCCGCTAGGGCATAAAGAAAATACTAAACAATTTAGACGTTCATTGTCAACAGAAATGACCACGTTTGTCAATCAGTTAAAAAATAAACGTACGTCCAAGTACCAGAAAATGATACTAGATTGATGATGGTTGATATTTACTTATAAGGGATTGTTTACTCGTATAATACGGATAACATATGAACATAAAACACAACAAATTACGAAACACCGGCATACTATTTGAATTACTCGTCAGGAAGGTCGTTTCAGACGGACTGGACGGGAAATCTGATAGTTTTGCGGTGAGTATTATGAAAGAACATTTCCACTCAAAAACAGAGTTAGGAAAAGAGTTACAACTCTACCGTGCGTTTTTTAACACACAACAATTGTCTGAAGCAAAGGCGTTTAACGTGTTGGAGTTAATCTTACAAAAACGTAAACTGTTAAATGAAGTTACTTTAAATACTCAAAAATATTTGTTGATTAAAGAAATCAAGAAACACTGTGACCTAAAACAGTTTATGACCGGTCGAGTACCCTCGTACAAGGTCTACGCGTCCCTCTACAAACTATTTGAATCGACGATTAAAGACTCAGACTACACAGACATCAATGATGTTATTTCTTCACGATTTGTGGTTGTAGAACACTTGAAGGGAACATTAAAAGAACAAAATATTATTAAAGAAAATTCGTACGCAGACGCTCTAAAACACCAGACACAAGAGTTTAGATATTTATCGTATCGTATTTTACTTGAAAAGTTTAACGAAAAATACAGCGTATTTAATGAAAAACAGAAAAAACTGTTGCGTGAATATATCAATAACAAGTTTGACGTTGATACTTTTTCAAAATACATGGTCGCTGAGGCAATCGTTCTTGTTCAACAATTGAAAAAACATTCTCATAAAATCAAAAACGAAGTAACACGTATTAAGTTGAATGAAGTTGTTACTCAATTAAACATGATTGCGAAAAAAGGAATTGTAAAAGAAAACTATATAACGTCTTTGTTGATTGCATATGAAATTTCCAACGAACTTGAGACTTTGAGTTAATTATGATAAACGAAGATAGATTACGTGAATTGATTAAAAGTATGATTGGTCCGGTGTTGGATGAAATGTCATCAACCGATAATGTGGCGGGATATTCTACCCCCTATGCCTTTACGGGAGACAAACGTACTAATCGTGACCGTATTGTCGCAGTCGCCAAGTCTATTGGTTATTCTTTAACCAAACGTGGAAAACAAGATACAAAACCCGGCGACAAACTCGACGAAAATTATTATGCGTATAGAAATGACCCTAGTCGGGCTCCGCATCGAAAAATCGGAGAAGCAATTGCAGAAGTCCAGCGACAACTACAGTTGGTCGAAAAAATCATTCGAATGAACAGTCGATTGAAAAAAGAATACAAGATTACAAACGAACAACTGTGGAAACGTACAACACACAAGATGTCTAAGTTAGAAGGTAAATTGATGGAACTTGCGGGTAAGCTCCGTGAAATGAGAGGGTAAAATTATGAAACTGACTCAATTACGTGACTTGATTCGTGAAATGATCAATTTTGAACTAGATGAAGAATCCAAAGCGGCGCGAGATGCAAAAGCGCAAGGGTTGGAATATTTTGGATTTGGCAGATATGGAAAAAATGGTCAAGTAACTCATATATCACAAAATGGAAACTTGGTTGCAAAAAAACAGTTTACACCATCCGGCCCAAACAGAGCAAAAATAGGAAAAAACGCCACAAAAACTGCGCGTAAAAGTACATCGCCAGTGTCACGATTTAATACTTCTATTGTAGATTACGACCCAGAAACAAATCGTCTTCGTTCACAAACGGCAGGTGACAACCGTGATTTTCAACGAAATAGAACTAAGTTACGAACCGTTACCGGAACTACAAACTTTGATGATCCTTTGTTAAAGGGAAAGGGATTTACGTCACGTGGAGACATGGGCCATACCGACGTACACACAACTAGAAATAGTCCATTTTCAAGAAGTGCAGGTCGAGCAAGAGATCAGATTGCAGATAAAGCTACAAAAGCATTTCCACAAGGAACAGAACGTGGGACAAAAATGTCAATAGAAGATTTCCAGAAAAAAACAGGAATCACTAATGCTGAACTTAAATTTTCACAAGTGTGGAACAAAAAATACGGTGAAAGTTATAGTAGAACTGGATTTACTATACAACCAGATAAAGCTGGGGTCAATCGCGGCCATGTAATTTACACAGGTCAATAATTAAAAAGGAACTATTATGGCACTTCTTTGCGAATATACAGAATTACACTACGATAGAAGTATCTTGACTGAAGCAATTGACGGAAGTAAACCGTTAGTGCTACGCAATGTAGTACTACAACGTGCAATTGCAAAAAATCAAAACGGTCGAGTGTATCCAAGAGAAGTATTAATGCGCGAAGCGGCGGTCTATAAGAAAAACTTTGTAGACAGTCGTCGCGCATTGGGTGAACTTGATCATCCCGAAAGTCCGGTGGTAAACTTGAAGAACGTATGTTGTAACGTGGTCGGGTTGTGGACGGAGGGAGATGATGTCCGAGGCGATATTGAAATTTTGACAACACCAACGGGAAATATTGTACGAGAACTTATTAGAAACAATATTCGTCTTGGTGTATCTTCGCGGGGTATGGGATCGGTTAAACCGATGGGAGAAAATACAGTTGAAGTACAAGAAGATTTTTCATTAATCTGTTTTGACATCGTGTCAAATCCATCAACAATTGGGGCATTTATTAATGAAAACACATCCCAATCAATTGTTAATCCATACGAAACAATTGATAAACTTGTTCATGACTTTTTAAGCGAAATTAAGTAATATGAAAGTGACGGAACATATTCTGCAAGAAATTATCAAAACTCAACATCCAAGAAAGATTGACGGAATTGCGGTTGATATGTTCACTGCAAATATGTTAACGACGGTGTTGAATAAGTTGACTGAAGAAAACAAAAAAAAATTGTTGAGTCGGCCAATTAATGAAATGGTCATGTTAGCTTACAAAATTATCACACAATAATCATGTCAAATACTGCAAAAAAGACATTGTTTGTCAGTGATTTTGATGACACACTGGCACAAACCGACGCAAATGTGTATGTCACTAATAAAGGAACCCGAACAAAATTATCTCCCGCTGAATTTGCAGTGTATACTGCACAACACGGTGACGAATTTGATTTTTCTGAATTTGACAAGTTAATCAATCCGCGTCCCATTGAACGGTTTGTTCGTTTGTTAAAGTTAGCACAGTCTGGTAAGGCAGATAAAGTTGTCGTATTAACTGCACGTGGGCATACACTACCCGTTGTGCAGTTTTTACGTATGCAAGGAATTACTTCCGGCGTATCAATCGCCGCACTTGGTGATGCAAACCCACAAAAGAAAGCAGACTACATTCAAAAAAATATTGATAGAGATGGATATACGCGAGTTGCATTTATTGACGATTCACCAAAAAATGTTGATGCAGTTAAGAAACTTCGCGAAAAAAATCCAAATGTTCGTATTCTTGTTCATCACGCAAAAGAACACCCAACTGAACAACCAGCAGTCTCTACCGACAAGAGAGCATCGTTGAAACAATTATTACAAACAAAAATACGTAATCCAAAAACTAACAATGACATTCTTATCAAAACCGCACTCGCATATGATAAGAATCACCCGGTGCACATTCAAGCCATAAAAACAATTAGTGCACACACGCAACACCACAACATACGTTTGAAAAAGAATCAATAGGAGGATTCATGCACGTAAAGGTAAACGAAGGGAAGGATGATTTACAAAAGTCTATAAAACAATTTACAAAGTTAGTTAAGAAATCGGAACTTATGCAAGAATTGCGAAACCGAGAATTTTTTTTGAAACCGTCGAAGAAGCGGGCATTCAAACGTCAAGAAGCACTACGTAGAAAAAAGAGAGAAGAACGACGAATTCAGAGACAATTAAAATACAATATATAACGTTTGGAAAACGACAATATATGTATAATAGTGAAACACTAATTTAATATTGGTGTCACTTATCTTATTTGACACAATATCAGATACTAATATCTGTTTTACATCACACAGGAGTAGTGTAAATGAAAACAATCTCAAACAAACTTTTGCAGGATGCCATCGCTGACGCAGATGCGTTAGTGGAAACGGCTGTTGCAAATGCAAAGTTGTCGTTGGAAGAATCCATGCAATCACAGATTCGTGACATGGTTGCTCGTCGTTTACGAGTAGAGGCAGATCATGAAAAGGCTAAGGAACTTCCACACCAAGAAGGTGAACCTGAAGGTTCAACGGAAATGCCTGCCGACTCATCAACCATTGGTGCCGGCGACAACAAGGAACCATCGGATGATGCATTTGATAGTGCAGAAGATGGTTCTGGTCCAGAATCAGAACACGATTCGTCAACAGATTGGTATGATGACTGGAGTGAATCAGATTTTGACCTTGATGAAGTAATTAAGGAATTAGAAAATGATATCGCTTCGTTGTCAGGAAAAGAAGATGATGAAGAAGAAGCAGGTGCACCAAAAGCAATGGTTCCACCACAACAACACAAAGAAGTAGACGAAACCGAAATGGCTATGGACCCACACAAATACCAAGATCCTTCATTAAAGATGGATGGTGTTGATGGTGGGGAAGAAGACGTTATGGGTGATGAAGAAGAAATTGATCTTGAAGAAATTCTTGCAGAACTTGAAGCCGAAGATAATGAACTTCACGGAGACGATGATCGTGAAAAGGAAGAAATGGCGACTGAAATTGCGGGACTCAAGAGTGAATTGGCCGAATATAAACAAGCATTTAATCTTGTTAGTGGCCGTCTACAAGAAGTTAATTTATTGAATGCAAAGTTACTCTTCACCAATAAGATGTTCCGTAAGGCTAATTTGACAAACGAACAGAAAGTCCGCGTTGTCGAATCACTTGACCGCGCAACAAATGTTCGTGAAGTGAAACTTGTATACGCTGCATTAACAGAAAATCTTGCAACCGCAGCAAAGACGTTTAATACGTCACGTAAGAAGGTTGTCGCAGAAGGACTTGCGTCAAAAGTAACTCCATCGACGGCACCAAAGGCAACAACTCAGCCATTAGTAGAAAACGCAGTGGCTAAGAGACTTCAACAACTCGCAGGAATTATTTCTTAATCTTAAGGAGATATAACATATGTCAATTGATGTATCCAAGTTTATCAACGAAGCAGGCAGTGCGCATGCTACTATTTTAGAGCAGTCACGTAAGCTTGCCGACAAATGGGAAGACTCAGGTCTTCTTGAAGGTTTGAAGGGAACTGAACGACAGGGGATGGCAGTAATACTTGAAAACCAAGCAACCCAGTTGTTAAGTGAAAACAGTAAGACCAACGCAGCCGGGGCATCGGGCGAACAGTGGGCGGGTGTAGCACTTCCTATGGTTCGTAAGGTATTGGGTTCTATCTCAAGTAAGAACTTCATGTCTGTACAACCGATGAACCTACCTTCTGGTCTTGTGTTCTTCATGGACTTCAAGTACGGTAGTACAGTAAATGGTAAGACTACAGGTGATTCAATCTACGGTGTTACCAGTGGATCAGGCGTCCTTCCCCGTGGTGGTTTCTACGGAGCAGGTACATTTGCGTACAGTATTAATGATGCACAGGCAACAGGTTTGTCATACACCACTCAATCTGTTTCTTTCGCAGATGTTAACTACAACGCAGATTATGTCGTAACGGGTTCACTTCGTAAGTTCGAAGTATCCGCATCGGCATTAACAAACCCCGACATCCCAGCAGTTCGTGCGTTCATTCCAAGTGGTTCAACCATTGACTTCGCTGCGTTAATTCTTCCAGAATTTACCAAGTTCAACGCATCTGGTTTCAACGGTGCGGGTTCAATTACCTTCGTTGTCAGTAGCTCGGCAAACTCAGTATTGACCTCGGTTAACTACGTCAAGCAACCAACCGACACTACCCGTGGTGATTTCGAAGATCGTGATGGTTCAGTAACAAATCTAAACATTCCTGAACTTGACATCGAACTTCGTTCGGAAACCATCGTCGCGCGTTCACGTAAGTTGAAGGCAGTCTGGTCACCAGAACTTGCACAAGACTTGAACGCATACCACAGTGTTGATGCAGAAGCAGAATTAACAAACTTGTTAAGTGATCACGTTGCAACTGAAATTGATCTTGAACTTCTTGACATGTTAATTACTGCTGCACCAACAACCGAATACTGGTCGGCTGATATTGGTCGTGTATGGGATGGTTCAAACTTCGTGGCAAGCTCGAATACCGGAACGGCATGGACCAACATGACATGGTACCAAACGCTTGGTCAGAAGATGCAACGTTTGAGCAACCGTATTCAACAGTTGACCATGCGTGGTGGTGCAAACTTCGCAGTTGTTTCACCAACGGTAGCAACCATTCTTGAAACCATCCCCGGTTTCAACGCCGGAACCGACGGTGACAAGATGGAATTCGCAGCCGGTGTAACAAAGGCGGGTTCATTCAATAACCGTTTCACGATCTACAAGAACCCATATATGACCGAAAACATCGTGTTGATGGGCTTCCGTGGTTCACAATTCTTGGAAACTGGTGCAGTATACGCTCCATACATTCCATTAATCATGACACCGCTTGTGTATGATCCAAACAACTTCACACCACGCCGTGGAGTGATGACACGTTACGCGAAGAAAGTCTTACGTCCGGAATTCTTTGGCAAGATTTATATTGATCGTTTGAGTCTTGTGTAAGATATATAGTGACGTAACGTTTTAAATAAATTGGGGTGGCTAACTGCCACCCCTTTTTATTTATACTATTTACCGTAGAACTCTCTATCTATATAAAAAGGAGAATTTTATGGAACACGTAATTTACAAACTAACATCGCCGTCTGGAAAAATATACATTGGCAGAACGTCTGAATTTAAACAAAGAATGAAAAGTCATAAATACAACGCATTGACTAAATGTGCAAATAACTCTTTATATAGAGCCATTAGAAAATATGGATGGGACAATTTTACTAAAGAGATTATAGCAACCGCGCCAACGCAAGAAACCGCACAGTTTTTAGAAGAAGTATTAATTAAACAATTTGATTCTGTTAAGTGTGGATACAATGATACCTACGTCGGTGGTGGTGGTAACTTGTTCGAAAATCAACCAGAAAAACTACAGGGATTCCGTAAAAAAATGGCCGGTATTACTGGGGGAGAAAAAAATGGTATGTTTGGTAAACAACAAACCGAAGAAGCTAAACAAAAACAACGGCAAAAAGCAAAAGGACGGTTCTCTTTGCAGTGGTATATTGATCGTTATGGTCAAGAAGAAGGAGAATTGTTGTACAAACAACGTTCAGATACGTTACGAAAACGAACTTTTTTACGAAATGAAAATGGGATTTTTGTTTCTCAACGTAGTACTTAGATAACACTTACACATAATTTTTTGATATTTATAGATGTATTATACTACTTATGGGGAAAAAACAAATGATTAGTTTAAAAAAAGTCATTTTGGAAAATAGTGCATCGGATGAAGCAAAACGACTTGGATTGGACTATATGAAGTTTGGTCGGTGGGGTAAAGACGGTAAAGTTACCCATAAAAGTGATAATGGAAAACTTGTCAAAGTACAATCTCCACAAAAACACCCCACCAATAAACAATCTTCCAATTCGCGAGAATCATTAAAAACGGTGACAAAGTTCGCAGTTGACGCTCATGGGAATCAAAAATATGGAGATAAACCATATTCGTATCACCTCAAAAAAGTATTTGATATAGCGGTGAAATACAAAGGATCTTCTGTTGCCAAACAGGCGGCACTCTTACATGATGTATTAGAAGATACTCCCATTACAAAAGAAACCTTGGAAGGACACTTTGGAAAAGAAGTGGCCGATGTAGTAGACCTACTAACTAACCAGACATCAAAGAAAGTTACGTTCGAACGAATCAGAACAAACCCCACCGCAGTATTTGTTAAATTGTGTGATAGATTAGCGAACGCCTCAGAGGGTGAAAAATTGGACAAATACAAAAAAGAATATCCAATGTTCCGACAGATATTAAAGAAAGACGGCGAGTTTAATTCTCTATGGTCTGAACTAGACCGTGTACATGGACTATAAGATTTTAACCGAGTATATTGATGCAAAATCGTGAACCTATTGTATTTGAAGAAGCGGCAGTTAATCCATATAACTTAACACCGTTTGGGTTTTATGACACAGACGCCGAGTTTCAACAAGAAGCGCCACAAGTTGCGTCTTTTGTTGCTCGTCGATTGGGATATCCTGTCGTTGACGTAGAACTCACTCATCGTCAAATTTACGCATGTTTGGAAGAAGCAATCACAACGTATAGTAATCAAGTTAATCAGTTTAATGCTCGCGAACACATGTTTGCGGTGCAGGGATTGAACACCAGTGTTAACATAACACAGAAAAATATTATCTCTACTCCACTTCCACAATTAGTCCGTATGTCTGCGCAATATGGAACAGAAGCTGAGTCTGGGGGTAATGTTACGGTTAAGAAAGGATTTATTAGTGCGTCTGCGTTTACACAGTCGTATGATTTGAAAACACTGTGGGCAGATCAATATGAAAGTGGGTCGGCCATAGAAATCAGAAAAATATACCACCAAATGCCACCTGCAATTGCAAGATATTATGATCCATTTGCAACAACTGGATTAGGATTAACCAATTTAATGAGTGAGTTTGGATTTGACGGATATTCACCTCCGGTGACGTTCGTCATGATGCCCGCATACGAAGATTTGTTACGAATTCAAGCCATTGAAATCAATGACATGATTCGTAAAAGTCAATATAGTTTTACTGTGTCAAATAATATCGTACGGTTCACACCGATATTCAAAACAAATACCATTGTTTGGTTTGACTATTTGGTAATGGACGATAAGTTAAACGGGGCAAACGGAAGTGGTTCTGGTGGTGTAGTCCAATCGGGTTCGACGAATAGTATTGTTTCTGACTTTTCTAACATTCCATACGATAATATTCAATATTCCAACATTAATAGTATTGGACGATTGTGGGTATATCGGTACACTTTGGCATTAGCAAAAGAGTTACTAGGAACCATTCGTTCAAAATACGAAAGTATTCCAATTCCTGACGCAAACATTCGTATGGATGGTGAAACACTACGTCGAGAGGCAGCTACTGAAAAAGATGGACTAATTAAAGAGATTAGGGAAACATTGGAACAAACAGGACAGCAGGCACAACTGAAAAAACAAATGGAAAATGCAGAAGCAATGCAAAACATTTTCAAATACGTACCTGTTCCATTTTACATTGCATAACTAGAGAAACTACATGCCACGATTTGTAAGTGAACGTGACTTTCTATTTTTTCAACACATTAACAGGGAAATTGTCTCTGACATCGTAGATGTTGAGGTAATTCTATACAAGATTATACCAGACATTGTTGGTGTAAACATTTACGGTGAATCTACGAACAAAACACGATACCGTGGTATTAGTATCAATGCACTCGTCAAGTATCAAAAAACGGCCGCCGCGACCGCTGAGTTTGGATATGACGTTAACCAGACAAATGTTGAATTTAAGTTTGCACGTAAGTTGTTACAAGACGTAAACGTGTATCCGGACGTTGGTGACATCGTAGGATACAACAAAAACTTCTACGAAATTAACAACATTTTTGAATCACAACTGATCGCTGGCCGACCTGAATACAATCAGTCTATTGTGTGTGAAACACATCTTACCCGTCGTAGTGGTCTTAATATTGAGGAAACACACCTATGACCGTCCCTACGTTTGACAGAAATAGAGCACAAATAACAAACAGATATAATAGAGGTACCGATACAAAACAGGTAGATAGAATAAGTACACCTGTTGGTGTTGGACTGTACACAATAGACAATGCAATTTTGAAATATCTTCAAACAAAAATCAAACCTGTTGTGACGCAAGACAACAAACAGATACAAGTACCGATTGTATACGGAAGTCCGGAACGATGGAAAAGTGCACAACGTGACGGGGCAATTCGCGATAAAAACGGTAAAATTATGTTGCCAATTATTATGTTGCGAAGAACCTCGGTCAAGAAAAACTCAATTAATTCGCCGGTTAACAAATATCAACAGTATGTGTTTAAGACGGGGTGGAACCCACGTAACGCATATAGTCGGTTTAAGGCATTAAACAATGTCAAACCCAGTGAAATCTATCACACCACAGTCGTACCAGATTTTTATGATGTGACATATGAGGCGATGATATGGACCGAATATATGGAACAAATGAATACGTTGGTGGAAACAATATCGTTTGAAAGTAATGAATATTGGGGAGAAAATCTCAACTACCGTTTTATCACCAGCATTGATCAGTTTCAGCAAATAACCGATTTACCTAGAGACAACGATAGAATGGTTAGAACTAAGTTTGATATGAATGTAAAGGCGTATATTCTTCCAACTGACGCGTTGGATCGTTCCGGAAATAGACGATCAACGACAAGTTTACAATACTCTCCCAAAAAAGTCGTCTTTAGTACGGAGATAGTAACACGATAATTATTGTTTGATAAAAACAACTACTATTTATTATTAACCACATTTAGAGAACGTGTATGAAAAAAGTTACGGATGAAGAATTTGCACAGATTGAATCCTTAAAAGAACGCTTTGCCGATCTTGTCGTACAAATGGGTTCGCTGAAGATGGAAGAGTGTGTTCTACGGTTAGAACTTCGAAAGATAACCACTTCCTCAGAAGAATGTGAACAGGTTTTGTTGAAGTTAAAAGAAGAAGAAAAAATGTTATTTGCAACTTTAGAGCAAAAATATGGAACCGGAATCAATATTGAAACCGGAGAAATAACATAATAACCCATTTGGAGAACTCGTATGGCAAATGAAAGAATTGTCTCTCCCGGCGTATTTACCAGAGAAAACGATTTAACTTTCTTAACACAAGGAATCAGTGAAATCGGTGGAGCATTTATTGGACCCACACCAAAAGGCCCCGCGTTTATTCCGACAATTGTTAGAAGTCAACAAGAATACGTAACCGCATTTGGTGACGCGGATATAAATCACTATACTGGAATGACAGTAAAAAATTATTTACGGGAAGCAGGTGTTGCTACCGTTGTTCGTGTACTAGGTCTATCTGGTTACGATAACACAACTACCGTTCCTGCATTAATCTATGCTTCTGGTTCTGGTGGGAAGAAACTGTTTGCAGTGTTACATCCAAGTAGCACAGGAAACACCCTTTCCAACATTGCGATTGGTGGATCTACTTCTAGTTTTAACTTGGTAGTGTCTGCTTCTGGGGGCACAAATATTAGTGCAAGTGCATTGAGTACGTTAGAAGGATCAAGCGCATACATCAGCAACTACTTCGGCACATCGCCAAAGACTACGAAAAATTCATATGTATACGCTATCTTCCCAGACGCAATTACGGGAAGTTTGGGTGCAATTACTCTTCAAGCAGAAACATCAAGTACGGCACTCTTCCTTTCGGGTTCGACGTATGGTAAGTACAGTAATGCATCAACGTCATGGATTCAATCACAAACCGTTGGGGCACAGAAGGTAAACTTGTTCAAGTTACACACACTAAGTGATGGTAATTCATCAAACAAGGAAATTAAAGTATCCTTCTTAAATGTTAAGGCAAGTGACGATGTAGACTATGACTACGGTACATTCTCAATGTTAATCCGTAAGTACGATGATACCGACACTCGTCTAAACATTCTAGAACAATACGACAACCTAACATTAGATCCAGATAGTCCAAATTATATTGCGAATGTTATTGGTAACAGTGCGCCTACAGAAGATGCAAACACTGGTGAAATTTACTACCAAGGTGATTACCAAAATCGTTCAAAGTATGTGTACGTGGAAATGACCACGGATACCATTCCAAAAACAGCACTCCCGTTTGGATTTGCACAATATCAGTCAACGGTTGGTGTTAATTCCTCACTTTTGGTCAATCCAACGTATGTAACTACCCGTTTTCTAAGTGGGTCAACGCCCGGATATACCGCGGATGCGTTGGATAAGAAATATTACTATGGTTGGGACTTCAGTGATCCAAATGGGTCAAATAATTCATACCTAGGACCAATTCCATCTGGTTCGGCAACCATCGGATCGGCATTCAATTTAGAAAACATCACCGACGTACCAAATGGTGCAACGGCAAAGACAATTAGTTTGTCAGATTCAGATAGTCTAAATTATCGTCGTTTCACCGTACCGTTCCAAGGTGGATTTGATGGATTGAATCCGGCACGTGATATTAATATGGGTGAAAACATTGTTGCAACAAACACACAAGGTTTTAATTTGCAGAATTCAACGTCTGCGGGGTCGGTGGCATACAAAAAAGCATTAACTGCAATTTCAAACGCAGATCAATTCGACTTCAACTTATTGGTATTGCCGGGTGTTATTTATGACCTACATTCGTACATCGCGACAGAAGCATTAAATGTATGTGAATCGCGACAGGATTGTTTTTACATCATGGACACCGTTGGTATTAACGCAACAGTTGCAACAGCAACACAAGTAGCCGGTACAGTTGACAGTAACTATACTGCAACATACTATCCGTGGTTGCGAGTCATTGACACCAACACCAATAAATTAATGTGGGTTCCACCGTCAGTGGTATTACCGGAAGTGTATGCATACAATGACAACATTGGAGCGGAATGGTTTGCTGTGGCAGGGTTGAACCGTGGTAGTATCTCTGTTGCAACGGACGTAAAAACTAAGTTGTCACAGTTGACCCGAGATACATTATATGAAGGTCGCGTCAACCCAATTGCAAAGTTCCCAAATCAAGGAGTATGTGTTTGGGGTCAGAAGACATTACAACGTAGACCATCTGCGTTGGATAGAATTAATGTCCGTCGTCTGTTAATTGCAGTGAAGAAGTATATTGCCAGTGCATCGCGTTACTTGGTATTCGAACAAAATGTTGAAGCAACACGTAATCGTTTCTTGAACATTGTCAATCCATACCTTGCGAGTGTACAAGAACGTTCTGGTTTGTATGCTTTTGACGTTATCATGGATGAAACAAATAACACACCCGATATTATTGATAGAAACATCATTTATGGTCAACTGTATTTACAACCAACCAAGACCGGTGAAGTTATCATCCTAGACTTCAACGTACTACCAACTGGGGCAACCTTCCCAACAGCATAATATGAAAATGTGGGGGAGTGAAATATCTCCCTCCACAATTTCAATCAACTAAATATTTATAGTTAGAAATCCTTTTGGAGAATATACATGGCAAACTTTGTGTCCGAGCAAGAATTATTTTTCACTGCGTTCGAACCGGTGATGAAAAATCGTTTCGTCTTATATATAGACGGAGTACCTTCATATCTTATTAAGAAAGTTAATCGTCCTACCTTTACTCAAGAAGCAAAAGTAATTGATCATATTAACCTTCAACGATATGTGAAGGGAAAGAGTAAGTGGGGCACTATTCAGATGGAATTATACGAAGCAATTGTTCCATCCGCGTCCCAAGCAGTAATGGAATGGGTTCGTTTACATCACGAATCTGTTACTGGTCGTGATGGGTACCTTGAATTCTATAAGAAAGATTTGACATTGTCTGTACTTGGACCACTAGGTGATAAAGTGCAGGAGTGGTTGATTAAAGGTGCACAAATCACCGAAGTAAACTTTGGAGAAATGGATTGGGCAACCGATGAAATTCTAACGTTTACACTAACTGTCCAACCGGATTTCTGCGTACAAAACTTCTAATAAAAGCACACATCAGTTTCAAAACTCCTTCGTGATATGTTATCGTATCACGGAGGAGTTTTACATTATTACACAATATTTTGATATTTATATCAGAGTATCTTTACACCTGAGATAGATATGCCAGATATTACTGATTTTCAAATAGGTCGAGGGGAAACGTTTAAAATACTTGCCCACATTTATACAGAAGCTAGTAGTAGTATTCCGTTGAATATTACCAGTTGTTCTTTTGCAGGTCAATTACGAGAAAATTATACAACAGATGAAGTTGCGGCAGAATTTACTATAACAAAACTTATTCCGTACTCTTCGGGCAGTGTATTTATTTACCTGTACCCAGATCAAACCTCACAATTATACCAACGATCATATGTGTATGATGTGGTTATGACTGACGAATCTAAAAGTCCCCCAACAGTGAGAAGATTGTTAGAAGGTGGTTTTACAGTAAGACCATCTGTAACACGCTAATACATACATGTCTACTACTGAATTAGATATTCCAAATTTACGGGTAGTTGTTAGAGATCCCGCACTTATCGTGGATAGAAGTAGATTGCCAATTCAGTCGGTATCTGAATTTTCATTAACTGCGTCCTATGCACAATATGCAAAAACAATTGATACTGAAATTTTAGGATTAGTTGGAAACTTAAGTGCATCTGGTGATGTTACCGCTTCTACTTTATATGTTGCAACAACACTAGACGTAGATGGGTCTGTAACAATTTCACAATCACTAGAAGCTACTTCAATTACCGCTTCAAATTTTTCTGGATCATTTCAAGGCGATGGTTCTCAATTAACGGAAATTACTGCTACGTATTTGGACATAGATACATTTGGGGCCGACTTAACCAGTCAAGTGTTGTCAGGAAACACACAATTAATTGCATCTGACGGCGGAACTGATGGGAGAATTGTAGTATCTCAACTAGCAACTCCATTAGTTGGGTATGGATTAGAAGTAGATAATGGAACTATTAGAATTGCTCAATCGGGAATAGGTGATGGGTTAACCGGTGGGTCTGGAACTCAATTTTCGTTGGATGGTACTTCGCAGTATTTCATAGATTCTGCCAGAAATGCTATAACAGTTACCAACACAACCGGTCCAGATGGTATCACGTTTATCTATACCGGCGGTGACATAAGCGCCACCTTATATACTAGCAGTATTTCCATCAATGGAACGGAAGTTTCATTGGGAAATAGTATAGTGATAACGGCGAACACCCCCCAGTCGCTAAGTTTTTCAGATGGTCTAACCGGTAGTGTATTTGATGGATCAACGTCATCAATCGTTACACTTAACACCGCGTCCGCGCATTTCTTAACCGGTATCAAACAAAAATTAAACACTGATGCTGTAGTTAGTAGTTCTGCCCAAGTAAATTATACACAATTACAAAACATCCCACTAAACATTATTTCAAGTTCTACGCAGTTTAATAATGTATTAGATCCATTCTCTGGATCGTTTACGGGTACGTTTTACGGCGATGGTACGTTTGTAACGAATGTTAGCGCATCCTCTGTTAATTTCGTCAATATTACTAATAAACCATCGCTTGTTTCATCTTCAATACAAGTTGATCATAATACAACGACAAATTATACGGCATCTGAGCATATAAATCACGGTAATGTATCAATCGTCGCGGGGTTGGGATTAAATGGTGGTGGTAACATTACAACTACCAGAACACTAAATTTAGATACATCTTCTATTCACTTTTTGACGGGAATAAAAGAAAAACTAAATACGGACGGTGTGGTATCATCATCTTCGCAAGTAACGTATTTACAATTAAACGCAATTCCATCCGGTATCGTAAGTAGTTCCGCCCAAGCAATTGACTGGAATGTTGCGTCATCATCAGTTGCAATTTCTGCAAGTTACGCCGTAAGCGCATCGTATGCCCCTACAATATTACCATCCGGTACTGTTTCGTCGTCACAACAAATTAATGTGTTGGATACAACTCATATTCAAACATTAGCAACAACTGGATCTAACACCTTTGTGGGAACGCAAATTGTGTCTGGGTCTATGTATATTTTAAATAATTTGATTGTACAAGGATCATCTTCTTTAGAATTCATCACAGCATCTGCGGTAACATTAGGTACAAACATTATTTATTTAAACGCAGATACCCCTGCAATTCGATATGGTGGTATATCGGTTTTTGACAGTGGATCAACGCAACAAACCGCGTCAATCTTATGGGATTCGTTGTCTGACAACTGGATTTTTACTCATCAAGAAATAGGTAATCCGTTAGATAGTAGTATATTTTTGTTTGGCCCGCTTAGTCAAAATGGATTGGGATCGGAACAAGATTTACCGGCAAACTACATAGTACGAGTAGAAGACAATGGCCCAAACCACGGACATCATTTAACAACATCAAGTATATATGATAACGGGTTAACGGTTTCAATTAGAAATAACACGGAAATCTCAGGATCGTTGCTTGTTTTGGGTACGATTAGCGGAAGTCTAATACTTCCTCAAAATATCGTATCATCTTCCACTCAAGTAATTAATTTCTTACCGATAGGTGTTGTCTCAAGCTCCACGCAAGCGGTTGATTGGACCGTTGCGTCGGCATCTGTAGCAGTTTCTGCAAGTCATGCCCCGACCATCTTACCCAATGGAATAGTTTCCAGTTCAACTCAAATTGATCATGATAGTACCACAAATTTTGTATCAACTGAACATATTGACCATAGTTCCATATCTATAATAGCCGGGGACGGGTTGAGTGGGGGAGGGTTTATTACCGCATCCACCACGGTCATGTTGAATACGGCGTCCGCGCACTTTACCTCCGGAATTAAACAAAAACTAAACACAGACGGAGTGATTAGTTCGTCCGCACAGGTGGTGTACACACAACTACAAAGTATTCCGTCCGGTATTATATCATCTTCTGCTCAATTTAGGTCATTAACTTCTCCATTTACCGGGTCATTTACAGGTTCTTTAACTGGAAGTGTGTATGGAACATCCTCATTTAGCGTAAGTTCTAGTTTTGCAGTAAGTGCAAGTTGGGCACCGGGGATGGGAGGTGGCACTGCAATTGCCGTTCAAGACGAAGGTACGTTAATTTTAGCCACTCCGATATCATTTAATTTTACCGGAGCGGGCGTATCGGTGTCTGCAACTGGAAACACCGCAAGTATCAGTATTCCCGGTGGGGCTGGCACCGAATTAACTGGATCGGTAACAGGTAGTTTTAATGGAAAAGCAACGGGGTCATTTACAGGTTCCTTCTCTGGGAATGGATACAATCTTACCAACCTTCCCGGCGGCACTGATGAAAAGGGACCGGCATTTACATATTCTAGTAGTGTACTGACTCAAATTACGTATGACAGTGGAAACTATAAACTATTTACCTATAGTGGAAGTTTACTCACGCAATCCATTTTCATTCAAGGACCAAAGACTATTACCAAAACGTTTTATTATAACATTGATAATACGTTAGCATCAATTACACAGTTGGAGACTTAACATATGGCAGCACAGACAGTTACCGGTAGCGTTAATTACGATGATATTTCAATGTCAGGATTGCTCAATGGCGAGACAATCACAATCAACGGCGGCTCGGTCACGATTGACGCTGACGTTCGCTGGAACCAGCAGGCTGCGGTTCTTGGGAACGTCACCCTGTCCTCCACGCTGGGCGGGTCGTTCTTGATCGACGGCACCAAGGTGTGGGAAGTGCCGTTCTCGGCGTCCAGCGGCAACGTCCCGGCACAGGCGGCGGTCGGTTCCAACGGTGTCACCGGCGGCACCTCGGGGGCGACCGGTGAACTGCTCCGGGTGTGGGCGACCGGGTCGCTGGAACCCGTCGCAGCAGGCGGGGCGATGCCTGCCACCGGCTGGATCAAGCTGCGCTCCAAGACCGGCACGTTCCAGACCGGCGAGACGATCACGCTGCCCGGCGGGGCGACGATCACCGCCTCTGGGGCGGGCAAGCGCTCATGGGTCCACGTTGTCGGCGCCGCCGGGAGCGCGATCAACGCAACCCGACTCTCCACCGTCGCAGCCAATGGCGACTGGTATGAGCTTGGCGTGACGAGCGGGGCCACCAATCAAACCTTGCAGTACCCCGTCGCAGATGGATGCCCAGCGATCTGGGTCGAAACCGGTGTGGGCACCGGCGTCTACGAGATTTGGTTGAACGGCGGCACCGGCACTTCCGCTCTTTGGTCCACCACCGACAGTCGCGGCAAGTTCTTCATCTGCACCCCCGGCACGGGCGTCATCACGCTGGCCGCGCGCACACCGACAGCGAGCGCCAACAACGGGCTCTTGCCTGTGGCGGGGCTGCGGGTGCGGATTCCGAACATCCTCATGTCGTCCGCTACGTCGGCCAACTGGGCGCTCAACTACGGATCAACGGCCGCTCAGGATTCGTTGTACTCGTTTACTTCTGGGATGTCGGGCACCGTCACCCTCGGCTACGTCTCGTCCAACTGGTACGTCCGCGCCGAGAACTGCGGCGGCATCAACGTCACCAACTCCGGGCTTGCATGCGGTGTCGTGATCACGAACACCAAGACGGCTGCTGTTCTCAGCAACGTCGGGATCGGCATCTACACGACTGCTCAGGTGCATGGCCTGAGCCTCACCGGGCAGTTCGCGGGCGCGACGTTCACGGACGTGGCGGCGACACGTTTCACGTCTGTCCCAAACAGCACATGCATCTCTGTCGTGAACGGCCAGAACATCACGTTCACCCGCATGAAAATCCTCGCCAACTGTCCGTTCCCGCTCCAGATCAGCGGAACGGACACGCTGACGATCACCGACTTCGCAGGCGTCCGCTCGTCCAGTGGCCTCAGCCTGAACGGCGTGAGCAACGTCACGGTCACCAACCCGCGAGTGTCACATCAGCTTTCTGGCGTGTCAGTTGGAACGTCGTTCGGCGCGTCAATCGACTTCACCAATTCCAAAGACATCTACATTGAAGGCTTCGGAGGGATGTTCGCCGCAGACGTTGTGGGCACTGTCTCCGTGAACGGGCTCTATGGGTTCACGGGATGCACCGGCGTCGAGATCCGTAACGTCGGAACCGTTTCATCGCCTATCAACATGCTCTTCGGGGGCACAATTCCAACGCGTAACGTGGCGGTGCTGACTCGGTGCGCTGATGTGGTGATGCGTCGGGTCTATGTGACCGGAAGCACAGGAAACCCTGCTATCTCGGCTGGCAGCGATTCACGCAACATCGAACTGATTGATGTCTGGGGTGAGACTGGAGCAGATGCCGCCCTCGCCGCTGCAAACATGAAGGCTCGCGGACTTGCGGTATCAAGCGGCAATAGCCTCACCATCAGTGCCGCATCTGGAACGCACTGGGCCGATGGTTTTACCTCGACCAGTGTCGGCCGGATCATCGTCGCGATGAACGAGCCGACCACGGAATCGGCGACTCAGCTTGCGGCCACGCTGAACGCTGCCGCCGGGTCAGGGTTCACTGGTTCTGGTGCTGTGCTGATGAAGCACGCAACGGACGAAGTGATCTGCACGATGCCGAACTACTGCTTGGGCATTACCGGCTTCGCCAACACGGCACCCACAGTCACGGCGACGAATGCCGCGAACCACACGTTGCAATTCCAGTACGACATCGGCTCCGGTTGGAATGGGACATGGCTGGCGTTGACCGGGGCGAACCTGTCAGCCGTTTCGGTCAACCCGGCGACTGGCGTGAAGCTGAAGTTCCGGGTCACGGTGGCGACTGCCGCATCGACGAACTCGTTGTCGTTGATAACGGTGGCGACCGTGACCAATGCTGCGACCAGACAGACGCAGCATCCGTTGCCGACCACGCTGAACGTCGCACAGATCAGCAACGTGGTGTCCGGCTCGCGTGTGCAGGTCTACAACGTGACCACGGCCACGGAGGTCGCCAACGAAATCGTCGCCGGGACAACGTGGTCCTTGGAATACAACGAGGGGACCAACTTCACCCAAGGCGACGTCATCCGCGTGCGGATCACCAAGCAGTCTGGTGCGACGGCGTATCTGCCGTTCCTGTCGTTGGCGCTGGCCGGAAGTACGGGATGGACGGTTCTTGCGTCTCAAGAAGCCGACACCGTGTACAACGCCATCGGCGTAGACGGCTCCACGGTTACCGAGTTCGCGCCCGACTACCCGAATGTGCAGGTGGATATTTCGGATGCCAACGGGCAGACCAGCGTGGACCGGCTCTACTCGTGGTTCGTCCACACGACCACCACGGAGAGCGGCATCCGCAACTGGTTCGGTGGCATCGTCGCCGAGGACGCGGCGAACTTCCGCGTGGTAACGAGTATTTTAAATCTTAAATTGGATAACGTATCATCAACTGGCGTGGAGTTTACCGGTGGACATAGATTATACCGAGATGATGGGACAACTCCTTTAGTTTCCTCTACCACTGGTGGTGGTTCTATTACCTTATATGCGGATAAAGTATATGTTGCAGAAACAGGGACATCTGGATTAACACCAGAAGAATCCGCAAGACTTAACGCCACTGCATTAGAAACAACTGCACAATCTACATTAAACGCCGCACGACTAGCCGCAGCATTGTCTGCATGAGGAAATAATACATGCAAGATAATCCAAACTTTAATGTAAACGACGAATCAACGGCGTTTATGGGGTTTTGCGGAGATCCGTTTGACACCACGTGTCAGACCAGAGTAATTGTTAGATTACCTGCCACAATTATTAATCAAAGTGAAATACCAATATATGATGTTGTGGAAACTGCAATAACAGCAAGTTATGCACTTACTGCTTCATATGTCAGTGGAGCCGCGAGTTCTTGGGATACGATTAGTGGAAAACCCTCTGGTTTAATTTCAAGTTCTGCTCAAGCTACTTTATGGACAGTTGCAACATCGTCCATCGCAGAAAACGCAAACACACTGGATGGGTTCGATTCCAGTATGTTTGCGGTTACGGCGTCTAATATATTTACAGGACAACAAACAATTGCCACTTCTCCTTCTTCTGAAAGCGCACTTATCGTTAGTGGAACTGTTTCGTTGCAACAAGCGTTGGAAAAACATAGTATAAGTGCATCCGCACCATTATCAGTTACACATGCAGATGTGTTGTCGCAGGCGTTAACATATTACACTTCAGATACTAACACAAACTGGACGTTGAATTTTAGAGGTAATGATCAAATTTTATTAAATAATTGTATGTATATTGGGCAAAGTATTACTGTGGTAACACTAGTAACCAATGGGATAACCCCACATTATGCGACAACCCATAGTGTAGACGGTAATATAGTAGTACCAAAATGGCAAGGCGGATACCCACCGACCGAGGGTATACCAAATAGTATAGAAGCATATTCATACAGTCTAATAAAAATTGCAGATTCGACGTTTACCATATTAGCATCAAAAAATCAATTTTCGTAAAATATGTCTCCAATAATTGGTAACTTTGGAGTAGCAAATGTAAGAGTGTTTGGATTGTTGGGTGCAGTAACACCAACGCCTACACCAACAGTAACTCCGTCCGTTACACCTAGTGTTACACCAACAATCACTCCAAGTTCTACCGTAACACCATCGGTTACGGTAACACCTACGCGTACTCTTACGCCGACCATTACCGTCACGCCCACCGTCACGCCGACACACACGGTAACACCTACGAATACGGTTACTCCAACTGTAACCGTTACACCGTCGATAACACCATCGACTACGGTAACTCCATCAGTCACGATTACCCCCTCGTTTATTCCAACAACAACAATAACTCCCTCTTTGACGGTAACACCAAGTGTAACTGTTACACCAAGTATAACACCAACGTCTACTGTTACACCAACGGTAACACCAAGTGTAACTCTTACTCCAAGCATAACGGTAACCCCTACTATAACACCATCTGTCACCGTTACTCCCACCACAACAGTAACACCTAGTGTAACAGTTACTCCGAGTATAACACCAACGGTTACCGTTACCCCATCGTTTACGGTAACACCATCTGTCACCGTTACTCCCACCACAACAGTAACACCTAGTGTAACAGTCACACCATCTATTACCGTAACACCAAGTAGTACAACTACACCCACGGTGACTGTTACTCCGTCAATTACCCCAACATTAACAATAACTCCTTCTTTGACGGTAACACCAAGTGTAACCGTTACACCAAGTATTACGCCTACACTAACCGTTACACCGTCAGAAACGGTAACTCCGTCGGTTACTCCTTCGGTAACAATTACGCCTACAAATACCGTAACACCTAGTATAACGGTTACTCCTTCAGTCACACCAACGGTTACTATTACTCCAAGTATAACGGTTACTCCGTCGGTCACTCCAACTACAACGGTGACCCCGACATTGACAGTGACACCTAGTGTAACAGTTACACCAACTATTACTCCGACGGCAACCATTACCCCATCAACAACGGTTACTCCGTCTACAACCGTCACACCTTCTGTTACCACCACTCCGAGTATTACCCCAACCTCTACCGTAACACCGTCAAGTACGGTAACTCCGTCGGTTACTATTACGTCAACCACTACCCCGAGTGTTACTGTCACACCAACATCCACTATCACACCAAGTGTTACAGTAACGCCAACAATTACTCCAACTTTAACTATTACACCAACTAGTACTATTACCCCCACGGTAACAACAACCCCGTCTCTTACCGTTGCGGCAAGTGTTACACCAACGCCAACCATCACACCTTCTGCTACTGTTACGCCGACAATTACTCCAACCGGTACCATTACGCCAAGTGTAACCGTCACTCCAACAATTACGGTATCGCCTAGTATTACACCAACAAATACAATTACGCCGTCTATTACAGTAACACCGACAATTACCCCAACTACGACGATTACCCCAACTGTTACTATAACACCAAGTGTAACTATAACACCATCAATTACACCAACCGTTACTATTACTCCAAGCGTAACGGTCACACCTACCTCTACAATTACACCAACGTCTACCATTACTCCATCTGTAACGGTGACGCCTAGTGTTACTCCAACGTCAACAATTACCCCTTCTGTAACGACGACCCCAACCGTTACGGTTACGCCAAGTATTACGGTAACACCAACTATTACACCAAGTGTAACGGTAACCCCCAGCGTCACCGCAACGGTTACAATAACACCTAGTGTAACTATTACCCCGTCACTTACTCCGTCAACAACGATTACTCCTTCTGTGACGGTAACACCATCGGTAACCGTTACTCCATCTATTACACCAAGTGTTACGGTTACACCAAGTATTACCCCCACGAGAACGGTAACACCATCGGTCACAATTACGCCTTCTGTTACAGTTACCCTGTCAATAACACCAACAAGTACTGTTACACCTTCGTCTACTATTACACCAACCGTTACAGTGACGCCTAGTGTAACGGTGACCCCTTCTATTACTCCAACACGTACTGTTACTCCATCGGTCACAGTTACTCCGTCAATTACTGTTACACCGAGTATTACTACTACTCCATCCATCACCCCAACAGTAACGGTAACTCCAAGTATCACCCCAACGGTAACCATAACGCCGTCTACCACCGTAACACCAACTATTACACCAACGGTTACAGTTACCCCAACGGTAACCATAACCCCGTCGTTCACCGTTACCCCATCAGTAACACCGACCCGTACTGTTACTCCGTCCGTGACAGTAACACCAAGTATTACCCCAACAAGTACTATCACGCCAACAACAACAATCACACCGTCGGTTACTGTTACCCCTTCAATTACGGCAACGCCTAGTATCACACCATCAGTAACAGTAACACCAAGTATTACGCCGACAACAACCGTCACCCCGTCCACTACGGTTACTCCGTCGATTACTCCATCGACCACGGTAACACCGTCGTCTACTATTACTCCATCCGTAACAGTTACCCCGTCGATTACTCCAACTCGTACGGTTACTCCATCCGTTACTATCACCCCATCAATAACTCCTTCGGTAACGGTAACCCCTTCTTTGACGGTCACTCCGTCTACGACGGTCACGCCAACTATTACACCAACACGAACGGTAACTCCGTCAGTTACAGTAACGCCGAGTATTACCCCAACCAGTACAATTACTCCTTCTGTGACGGTCACACCATCGGTAACCGTTACACCAAGTATTACCCCAACACGTACCATTACTCCGTCGGTTACTGTTACCCCGACCATCACACCAACCTCAACAGTAACTCCATCAACAACTATTACACCAACACGCACGATTACTCCAAGTATTACCGCAACACCAAGTATTACACCATCGGTAACTGTTACTCCATCTATTACACCAACGAGAACGGTAACCCCGAGTGTTACAGTTACACCGACCATTACTCCAACACGTACCATCACTCCGTCGGTGACTATTACTCCGTCTTCAACGGTAACACCTTCAATTACACCAACACGTACCATTACACCATCGGTTACTGTTACCCCGACGAGTACTATTACACCGTCAGTAACAGTTACACCCAGTATCACTACGACACCAACGATCACACCAAGTGTTACTATAACACCTAGTATTACACCAACTAGGACAATCACACCATCAGTAACCGTTACACCAACCATTACTCCAACACGTACCATCACTCCGTCGGTGACAATTACACCGTCCGTGACTGTAACCCCGAGCATTACTCCGACACGTACCATTACTCCGTCGGTAACGGTTACCCCAACTATTACCCCGACGAGTACTATTACCCCAAGTCCAAGTATTACGCCAACCCGTACTATTACTCCGTCAATAACTACGACACCAACAATCACTCCGTCAGTCACAATAACGCCAAGTATTACGGCAACTCCGAGTATAACACCAACGAGAACGGTGACTCCAACTACAACTATTACTCCGTCTGTAACGATAACGCCGTCTATTACACCAACCCCATCTATAACACCAACGCGTACTATTACGCCAACAATAACACCAACACCTTCAATTACACCAACACGTACCATTACTCCAACGACAACAGTTACACCAACACGTACAATAACTCCTTCAATAACACCAACACGCACGATTACACCAACAATAACACCAACACCTTCTATAACACCAACACCTTCTATAACACCAACGAGAACGGTAACTCCGAGTATTACACCGTCACCGTCGGTGGTTGCGGCGGGGGATCAATACTATTCTATCGCAGGTTCGTACACATTTACAGTACCTACAGGAGTTACCAGTGTTAGTATTGTCGCCGTAGGTGGTGGACAGGGCGGAGGAACGACGGGTGGTGACGGTGGAAATCTGTCGTATGTGAATAGTGTAAGTACAACCCCTTCGGAAAACTTAACTGTAGTTGTTGGAGCCGGTGGCGGGTCAGCTGCATATAATTCGTTTAGTGCAGGCGGCGTGGGGGGCGATTCATATGTCTCTCGCAGTGGGACTAATTTAGTATTGGCCCGCGGAGGCGGAAGTTTTTCCACTACGGTTGGTACAAGTTACAATGGAGGAAAGGGTGGTGCAGGAGCAACTACAATTGGTAGTGGTGGTGGTGGCGCCGCCGGCTATAGTGCAAATGGTGGAAACGGTGGCCGAACCGGATTTAGCAATGCAGCGGCGGGTACCGGTGGCAGCGCAGGTGGGGGTGGATACGGTGGATATGACGATACCTCAAACCCCCCAGTTCAAACCTATGCCCCCGGTGCCGGAGGTGGTGGTGTGGGACCATGCGGAAGTGGTGCAAACGGGGCCGCGGGTGGTAACGGTGTCTATAATACTTCTGTTTCCACGGGAGGTGGCGGTGGTTCTGGTGGAAATACTGGAGGAAACGGTAATTCAAGTGATATTTATGGTAACGGTGGCAACGGCGCGACAGCTGGTGGCGGTGGCGGCGGTGCCGGCGCATATTATGACGGTTCGTCGTTTACAATAGGAAGTGACGGGGGATCGGGTAACACTGGACTTGTACGAATAATTTGGGGATCTGGTAAGTCATTCCCTTCAAACGCAAGTGGGTTTGGGTCATGTTGATGGATTTACTTAAACGAGAGTATCTATGGAAACAACACAAAAATTTGTAATAAAAGTGGAAAACGGACAAGCGATTAACAATCCGTTATTATACAGTAATTTTTTGTTACTGTATCCGTGTCCTCGTCAAGAAATACCTACCAATGACGTTATTGGTCCTTACGGATATGAAGTCTTTACTCCAACTCCACCGACCAAACCAAATAGATTTGAACATCCTGCAAAAATAGAAAGATACGAAAAAATTGATGGAATTTGGACACAGATTTGGAAATGTGACCCATTCACTCCCGAAGAAGTTCAAAAAGAAACTGAAGCTCAATGGGAACGGTTGCGTAATATACGAAATTATCTACTACGGCAAACAGATTGGACACAATTAAATGACGCCCCGACAGACCAATTACAACAGGTTTCGTGGATTTTATATAGGCAAAAACTAAGAGATATCACAAAAGTCGTCACTGATCCTTTTGATGTGGAGTGGCCAACACCCCCCGCGGACATAACACCGAAAATAGACACTTCTAAATTTTTAGCTCCCTTGACAAAAACAAATGGTTGAGTATATTTATACAAGGTCTGTTTAATAAAGTTTTAATAAAGAGGTTATATGAAGAAGAAATCTCCCCCAACTATCTATGTTCAGATCGCGTCATACCGTGATCCAGAACTGTTAAATACTATTCACGATTGTATCAATAACGCTAAGAGTCCTAACAACTTACGTTTTGGTATTGCGTGGCAACACTCTCCATACGAAACGTGGGATAACTTAACTGAATTTGTTAATGATGAACGATTTCGTATTATTGACATTGATTACCGAGATTCTAAGGGTACGTGTTGGGCTCGACATAAGTTAAACAACTTATACCAAGATGAAACCTATACGTTACAATTAGACTCCCATCACCGATTTACTGACGGGTGGGATCAAACTCTAATTGAAATGTTAGAAGGTTTACGAACCAAAACGTGCCCTAAACCTCTATTAAGCGCGTATCTTCCAAGTTTTGATCCTGCCAACGATCCCAATAGTAGACTAACTTCGCCGTGGATCATGGAATTTGACAGATTTGCACCAGAAGGTCCAGTACATTTCATGCCACATAGTGTTGATGATTTTATGACGAGAGATAAACCAATTCCCTCACGGTTTATGTCTGGTCATTTTATATTTGCTGATGGAATTTTCTGTAGAGAAGTTGAATATGATCCAAATTACTACTTTCACGGAGAGGAGATAAATTTGTCAGTTCGGTCATATATGGCCGGGTACGATTTATTTTCTCCACATCGTGTAGTCATGTGGCACGAATATACGAGAAACAACAAACGTAGACATTGGGACGACCACAAAAACTGGCAAGATTTGGACATACAATCACATCGTCACGGACGAGAGTTGTTGGGTATTGATGATTCCAATTCACCAAAGGTGTTGAAGAAGCATCGTAGATCACTTCGCGATTATGAACGTTATGCCGGTATTGAGTTTTCTACTCGCCGCGTTCATAAAAATACAATAGACCGACAACAGGCGCCGTCGTCTACGGATGACATTTCCCACAAAAATGGTTTGTTGAATTTCCACAGAATGTGTGTTGATATTCACAAACCGGTGTTTACTGAAACTGATTATAATGTGTGGGTTATTGCGTTTGAAAACGCAGACGGGAAGGAAATACAACGTGCGGATGCAAACGCAGATGAAGTTCGACATCTATTAAGTGTACCATACGAAACTGACAAGTTTGTTCATATTTGGAGAAACTTCTTCGCAGAAGACAGACCCGTTTCGTGGGTGGTATGGCCTCATAGTGAATCAAAAGGTTGGCAGGAACGTTTAACGGGAACATTTAAGACATCATAAGGGAAAGTTATATGAAAAGAAAAAAGAACACGATATTTATCCACGTTCCGGCATACCGAGAACCAGAATTATTACCCACGATCAAGGACGCTATTGCGCAGGCAAAATACCCAGAAAAACTACGATTTGGTATCTGTAGACAATATCATCCAGATGATAAATTTGACAATCTTGATGAGTATCGGAAGGACTCTCGGTTCAGAATTTTAGATATACATTACACTGAAGCGAAGGGATTACCGTACGCAAGACAACAGATCAACAATCAATTGTTCAAGGATGAAACCTACATCCTTCAGTTAGATTCGCATCACCGATTTACAAAGAATTGGGATGAAACATTGATTACCTACCATGAATTACTCAAGAAGAAAGGTTATAAAAAACCAATACTAACTGGATACCTTCCATACTACAATCCATTTAATGATCCCGCGGAACGGGTTCAAGTACCGTGGCAGCAACAGTTTGCATCGTTCTATCCACACGGTACTATTTTTATCCGTCCCGGTTTGTTGGAAGGATGGGAAACATTAACTGAACCAGTTCCATCACGATTCTTATCTGGACATTTCTGTTTTGCAGATGGTCATTGGGCACGTACAATTGAACACGACCCAGATATTTTCTTTAGTGGAGAAGAATTGAACTTAACGGTTCGTTCATTTACACATGGGTATGATATGTTCCATCCACCCAAGGTAGTTGTTTGGCATGCAACGAATCGGGAAGAACGTAGTGGTATTTTGGTGTGGGATGATCAATATAAGAGAGGTGAGGATTGGTGGTCTGCGCAAGTAAAAGCGTGGAAGAAAATTAGAACTCTTTTACGAACTGAAGAAAATCCAGACGTTGACCTGTCAGGGTTTGATTTGGGAACCGAACGTTCATTACAAGATTTTGAACGATATGCGGGATTTGATTTCAAGAATAAACGTGTACAGTGGGATACATTGCAGAATAAGTTTCCACCAAATCCTACCGTATCTGATGAGGAGTGGGAAAATGGATTTGCCCGTTCGTTCTACCAAAATGTTCGATTCGATAAACACCAGTTTAAACACAACGACTATGATTGTTGGATTTTCTCGTTTGATGATGAAAACAATGAAAGTCTATTCCGTGATGACTTCAATGAGCAGCAGATTCAACAGATTATGGCATCACCTGACCAATGGGTGTCTGTTGAAAAGTTTGGATTGGTTAAGAAGATTCCTCACAAATGGGTTATTTGGGGGCACAGTAAGAGTGCCGGTTGGGCGGAACGTATAGAACATACTATCGACAATTGGAAGTAATTCATGAATCTAATTTTTGAGTTTGGGGGGCCAAACGAAGGGTTTACTGCAACCTACACGAAAATTTATGAAAAGTTCAACCAACACTACCCAGACATTAACAAAACTCATGTTTTGAAGGGAATTGGTCATTGTGATCACACAGGTGGCCGGTGTGGAATTTCATCAATGGCTATTATAAATGCAGATAACAACAAAGCAACAGTTCTTGCGTTTTGGGATCGTGGGACAGAAATTATTTTTGGAAACTCATGGAGTGGTTGGGCAGGTGTTAATATTGTGCATTGTATCGGAGGTCTTGGGGTGAGTATTGATCGGTTACCTACGTTTCCGATTAAATTTACTCCATTTCATTATCCATTAGAAAAACTGGTACGGTATGATTATATTCAAAACTATCGTCGTCCGTACGTACCAATAGAAAAAGTCCAGAAAGCATGTTTCATTGGTAACATTTACAATGGTAGAGAAAAAATTGTTGAGGAGTTACGTAAACATCCACTGTTTGATATCTACGGAATTGATGCAAACTATCACAATTCTGCATATTTTGAGAAAATGAGCGAGTATGTATTAACGTTGTCGTTGAACGGCAACGGAGAGTTGTGCATGCGAGATTTTGAATCAATGGGTCTTGGGATACCAGTGGTTCGTTCCGAGGTCAAGAGCATGATGTCGCCTCCGTTTATTGATGGACAAAATTACATTAAGGGCGCAGCTCCCTCGTTTGACGCATGGTTTGTGTACGGAGGCAAAGATGTTCAAATTGCAGAACAGTTCATACATTCTGTAGAAACTGTAATTAGTAACCATGAATTGTTGAATACTGTATCTCAGAACGGTATTCAATATTTTGACGAATATTGTTATCCCGAAAAGATTGCAGAGAAGTTTTTTGATGTGTTTGATTTAGACATTTTACGATGAGTGTTATGGACAAACCAGTTATTTCAACATGGGGAATCGGACCAACGTACCGACAACGTGTTAAAGAAAATATCCTTGAAGCTATGGATTCTGGCTACGCAGACATCATGGATTACGTTATTCTCACGGACGACCCCTCCGACTTTACAAAGTTTGCTAAGAAAACGAAACGAATAAAAGCAGTGGTTGACATTCATAAAGAACGTGAAACACATCCGTGGTCACCACAATTTGAACACGTTCCACCAAAGACAAAGAATGAAAAACTTTACGCCGATGTGTATTTAGAAAACTTACACCACAGTAAAAGTTTTTCATATTCCCTACACCGATTTGTATTACCAACTCTTGCGAGATTAGGGTATACAAAATTTGTGTTCATGGATGCGGATGTTAAAATCAAATATGACAAAATTGACAACGAATATACCGCAGAAGAATTTTGGCAGGAGTTTGAAACCACGCCAGATACAATGAAGGGGTGTGTTGCGGAAGAAGTCTATGTAGATCATATGGCGGTCCACGGGGGGCAAACATCGTTGTTACTTACACGGGCGATGGGTTCTAGTGCATCTATGGGCGCGTTACAACTAGGTTCAATTATCCTAAACGATTTATACAAACAGTATAATATGTTTAGAGATCCCATATTGTTGCGTATGCCCATCACCGAAGGACCATTTCGATACTACCACTTCAGTTCTCCCGACAAAGTACAGGCGTATTTCAATATTTGGAACGAAGTTACCAAACAAATTTTTACCAATCCGTTTTTATTGAATTATCAACGGTGTGGTGGGTATATGATTTGTGATTATATGCCTGTGGCAATATCCAACATATTTCATGAAATGAAGGTTGAAAACTTTCCAAACCGAGTATACCAACGTAGAATATATTACGAAGATCGGTATTTCATCCCACCTCCTGCTGCTGGACTAAGTACAAACTTCATTCCCGCATCATCGAAGGAAGAATTTTTTGAAAAGAACAAAGAGTTAGTAAATAAGATGGTAGAATTAAAAGCATGGCCTCACATTGAACCTTATTGAGTTATGGCAAATATTGGATTTTATGGATCGCATAATGGTGCAATAGCAGTTGAACAGGATGGTAAAATCATTACCGTTATTGAAGCAGAACGTTTTATTGGTACAAAAAACGTAGGATTTGCACAGTATAAGATTCCAAAACACAAAAGTACCCACGATTTGATCGAACTTGTTGAAAATGTTCTTACGTTCATTAAAAATGAATATGGAATTGCTGAATATGAAACATGTGCATACGGAAATACAAGTGTTGTCATCAACAATCAAGTTTTAAATCTACACGAAGTAATTCCTGCAAAAAACAAAATTGCATACCACCATCACTATTCACATGCGATGGGAGCGTTTGCACAATCTCCGTATCCCGAAGCGCTAGTGTTTTCGTTTGATGGTGGTGGTGATGATGGCAAGTTTAATATCTACCACTGTGTTCGGGGTGAACCCGGAAGACTACTCCACCGCGTTCCATGTCCACGTATTGAAGACGGTGTGGCAGGATTCTGGACAGATTCTACGGGGGTGACTAGACCAAACTGGGCAGATTACGATTTAGGATTTCCCTATATGTTAGTCGCACACTATCTCAATGATATTAAACTTGAACAATTGAGTGATGGTAATTTGGTGTATTCTGGAAAGTTGATGGGACTTGTTTCGTATGGTACCGTGCGAGACGAGTGGTTACCTGCGTTTATGGAATACTATAAGAGTAATCCCGGAGGTCCAACACATCAAGAAAAAATAAATGAACTTGGTGAGCAGATTGACGTAGTATTTGATACTAGTAATAGGTTGACAGGACAACTCGCGTATGATATTGCAGCAACATCGCAACGTGCATTTGAAGAATGTTTCTTGGAAATTGCACGTCCATTCATGGAAGAATACAAGGACTTACCAGTATGTATTACGGGTGGATGTGGACTAAATATCATTCTTAATACCAGACTAGTAACAGAGTTTAAGAAAGATGTATTTGTTGGTCCAAACCCAAATGATTGTGGATTGGCGGTTGGTCTGTTAGCGGCACATTTACAACCAACTGAACAATGGGACGTTACCTACAGTGGACTTCCTATTTTGGACAAATATCTGTTTGATTACTATTTTAACAGTACTCAGTTATCTCACTGGTGGAAAGATCATTTAGATATATCCGATGTTGTTGAAGACCTATCTGATGGTAAAATCGTTGGTGTATTGCGTGGGCGTTCTGAACACGGCCCACGGGCGTTGGGAAATCGAAGTATTATTTGCAATCCCATGATTCCTGAAATGAAAGATGTATTGAATTCGAAGGTCAAACACCGTGAATGGTACCGACCATTTGCACCAATTGTCCGACTGGAAGATGTCAATACGTATTTTGAGTGGGAAAAGGAGTCTCGGTGGATGTCATTTGCTCCAAAAGTACGAGAAGAGTGGAAGGAAGTTCTTCCGTCTATTACCCACGTTGATGGTACAGCAAGAGTTCAGACCGTTACGAAAGAACAAAATCCATTTATTTATGAATTGTTGACACAGTTCAAGGAAAAAACCGGAGTGGGTGTTTTGTTGAATACCTCGTTCAATATTAACGGGATGCCGATTCTCACTACGTTGCATGACGCGTTGTATGTGTATCATACTTCACAGATGGACACTTTAATTGTCGAAAACTCTTATATTAGGAAGTTTATGAAACTATGAGTCAGTTACGAGAAATATTCACAGACGTTTTTACCAACTGGAGATTTGGTGGATGGCCAGAGAGTAAAAGTGGAGGGGGAAGTACCCTTGATGCAACAGAAGTTCTTCGGCGGCAAATCCGAGAATTAGTCAAAGACTTAGATATAAAAACGGTAGTAGACTTACCGTGTGGTGATTTTAACTGGATGAAAGAAATCGTCTATGGATTTGAACACTACACGGGATGTGACATTGTCCCCGAATTAATTGAAAAGAATCAACGATATAGCAATTCGATTATTGATTTTAAAGTATTAGATGCGACCGTTGACGAAATTCCAACCGCAGATCTGCTTATCACTAGAGATTTGTTGGGCCACTTGTCGTTGGAAGACGGGAAAAAAGTACTTGACAATATCTTACGTTCAAATTGTAAGTATTTATTATCTACAACATGGTATAATAAAAACGACGAGTCGTACCATTTAACACACGTTAACAAAAACAACGATGTGACGTTGGATAGACAGTGGGAAGTGGGCGCCGCGGCGTTTTATCCGGTGTGTTTGTTGAGTGAACCATTTAATCTTCAAAAACCAAAACTTTATTTGGAAGAGTCGGTCGTTGTTGATGGGTACGATTCAGGCGTTCGTAAGGGTCTTGCACTTTGGAATCTTGAAGAACTACGGAACACAAAACCAACACATACGACAGAAAACTTAACTGTAGTTACTGGGTTATGGAACATCTCTCGCGCTGGTAGATCCTTTGATCATTATATTGAGAACTTTAGCAAGTTCTTGGATATGCCAGTCAATATGTTTATTTATGTACCGGCAGAATTAGAATATCTTGTTTGGAAAAAAAGAGATCGGAGCAACACGCACGTTCGTACATTTGAATTAAACGATATCCGAAGTAATCTATACTCTCCGTTTTGGGAAAACACGCAAAACATACGAACAAGTGACGCGTGGTTGAACCAGACGGGTGAGAATGGTTGGTTGAGAACCAGCCCACAGGCATCAAATGAATGGTACAATCCAATTGTTCAATCTAAGATGTTCATGTTACATGACGCCAAAGTATTGAATGTATTCGATACCGATTATTTCGTATGGTTAGACGCAGGAATCACCAATACGGTATACGAAAAGTATTTTACAGAAAATAGATGTTTGGATAACATCATACCATTATTAGATACGTTCTTATTCTTAAGTTATCCATATGATGCGGTAAATGAAATTCATGGATTCGAATACAGTGCGTTAAATCGTTTATCAAAGCAAAAAGTCAAGTACGTGTGTCGAGGTGGATTGTTTGGTGGGCACAAGGATTATATCTCTATTGCAAACAGTACATACTACGCGTTACTTGATCAGACACTTCGTCATGGATATATGGGAACCGAAGAGAGTCTGTTTAGTATTATGGCACACTTAGAACCACATATTTATCGTCGATTTGCATTGGATGGAAATGGTCTGGTAGTTAAGTTTGTTCAGGCGTTATTAGACGGAACCGCTCAGTTGGAAGAGGTTAGTGGTTCTGGGATTACCGTCCCCCGTAGAATCTACAATCCGTCAAAGCATAAGACATCATTATATGTGTTGGGATATAACTTTCCCATGCAGTTTAGAGCGTTAATATCCAGTTTCCAGAATCACCCAGAGTGGTTGGAGCATCCAAGAAAGATACTCATTAACAATTCCGATAACCAAGACGCAATTCGTGAATATGATGTACTGTGTAAGGAATTTGGATTCGAACATATTATAACTGGGGAAAATCTAGGTATCAATCGTGGTCGAGTATTTGCGGCAAAACATTTCCACGAAAGTGATAGTGATTATTATTTCTTCTTTGAAGATGATATGTTTTTACATAACAAGACAACCACGACGTTTTGTAGAAATGGATTTAGACAATACATCCCCAATCTATACCGAAACGTCCATGAAATTATGTCACGGGATGGATTGGACTTCTTAAAACTGTCGTACACCGAAGTATACATGGATAACAACATTCAAGTGTCGTGGTACAACGTACCACAGGTTGTTCGTACAGAGTTGTGGCCACACTACGACCAACTTCCGGTATCTGGACTTGACCCATTTGCTCCGCGTACCAAATTTGACAAGATCGAAGTATTTAATGAACTGTCGTACATTACGGGTGACATTTATTATGCAAACTGGCCAATGATCGTTAGTAAGGAAGGAAACAAGAAAATGTTTATTGATGTTACATGGGAACATCCGTATGAACAAACATTGATGAGTTACATGTTTCAAGAAACACGAAAAGGTAATATAAAACCAGCCGTACTACTTGCCTCACCGATCAATCACAACAGAATATTTCATTACAGACCAGAAGAACGTAGGGAAAACTAATTTAGAAATATTTATGTAAGTACACTTTTACTTGTGATGATATGGGATTAGCTGAACAACTACGCGCGGGAGCACAATTAGAACGTACTTCAACTACATTTACTACGGATGTGTCAGGTGTAGGAACGGTACAATTAAGTTCCGTTTACACTATATTGTCCATACAAAGTGATGTACCCTGTAGATTACGACTATATGAAAATGCAGCGAGTAGAGATAACGCTGGAGAAGTTTCTCGTGCGTTTAACAATGTGTTTGTATCGTCGTCTGTAGCATTAATCGCAGATTTTAGTATGAGTCAGGCCGGCATATATTCAACTGATCCTTCAATATTTGCCGTCACACAAAATTTAGCATCTCCCGACACGTTCTATAGAATAGAACCATCATCACCCTCTGCGAAAATCACACTTCGAACCTTCCCATTGGAAGATAATACCATAACTGCTGCAATAGCAACTCCGTATAGTGTGGCAAATAGAAGATCATTTACTATTACGACAAACCTTGCGGCAACCGAGTTGGTGTCTGGGACGTTGGCAGATACGACATTTCCAACATCGTATTTGTTAGTCAGTAGTTCATTAGCAGATAACTCACAACGCGCTCGGTTACGTCTGTACAGCACAACGGCATCGTTTGGAGACGCAACGGAACGAAACAGACCATTTACTACAGAACCGTCGGCGTCGATGGATTTGATTGTAGATTATATCTTGTCGGGGAGTAACCTAATTTATTTTAGTCCAAAAATTATTGGAGCAAATCTCGCAAACCGTGGGAACAATTTATTGGGTATACAATCGAGTCAGACCCTCCTTGAGGGAAAGAATGAATTGTATTATATTATGAGTAATGAGGGGACGGGGGGAACTGTTACGATGAACGCCAATCTTCACGTTTATTCGTTAGAGGACTGATATGCTAAAAGTATATCCGTTTGGATCTGGATCTGAATATACCGCATCGTATGCGGTAACTTCCTCATATGCAGTATCCGCAAGTAGATTGGACTATGTATATACATCGTCGTTTGCCGCAACGGTATTAAATCCAACAAGTGGGTCTGCTGCGAGTAAAAACATTTGTCTGATTACGTACGCGGACTATTTGGAATTGATCAACAATCCCGGAACCAAAAAAGAACAATGTATCTTTTAATATCATGAACTTTACTTTTTATCCATTAGGCGTACCGTTTAGTTCGTCTTTCGCTATATCGTCAAGTGCAACAATAGTCGCGGGAAATACACCAACAACTGCTTCGTTGGCTGGTTTCGCACTGACGCCCATAGGGCCTACGGGAAGTGCGTTTCGTACGATATCTGGATCTGTCGTAAATGTTTAATACCGGAGTCTTTACACTATGAGTACCTTTTTTCCATTTGGTATACCATTTACGAGTTCGTTTGCACAATCCGCCAGCCGCGCGGATGCATTAGTTAACCCTGCAGTAACCGCACCTTACGCACAAATCGCAGCATACGCGCCGCCAGGAACACCCGGCGCTCCAGCGACCGTCTGTCCACCGGGGTATGAAAATGCCATTGCACCGACTCCTACCGCTGGTGGGTATTCACCAGTTCCGAGTGCTCCAGTGGATAGAACGGGATATTTGTTGTGTTTTCAAATTCCGTCACCGACACCAACACCGACTATTTCCCCAACCGTAACACCTACAAGTACAGTAACGCCAACACGTACAGTTACTCCATCGGTTACAATAACTCCAACGCCGACAATAACACCAACGGTTACGGTCACACCATCACGTACAGTTACTCCTACGGTGACTATTACGCCAAGTATTACATCAACACCGTCGATTACACCAACACACACGATTACCCCAACCCCGACGATTACGGCAACACCAACGATTACGCCTACATCGACGATTACACCAAGTATTACATCAACACCGTCTATTACTCCGACACGAACAATAACGCCGACTATCATTTCGTCACTAACTCCGACACCGACAGTTACTCCGACAATGACAATTACACCGAGTGTGACGGTATCAACTACGCCTACTATTACACCGACCCGTACACCAACACGTACCCTCACACCTAGTGTTACTATTACGCCCTCGGTTACGGTGACGCCTACGATCACGCCAACCCCAACAAACACCATTACTCCAAGTGCAACTATCACCCCGTCGGTCACGGTCACTCCATCCATTACTCCGTCAAGTACTATTACTCCAACGGCCACGGTTACTCCGTCAGTAACAATAACACCGTCATTCACTCCAACACGCACCATCACACCGACCAGTACGGTCACGCCTAGTGTAACAATAACACCAAGTGTTACTCCGACGATGACTATCACACCAAGTGTTACACCAACACCGAGTGTGGCTGCGTGCGTTCCGTTGACATACACTGGGTTTAAGTTTTATACCGTAGTGGGTGGATGTTGTAGTAGTGGTGCAGAGTTCGACGCATACAGTGATACGTGTTCATCATTGGCAATTGGTTGTCAACTTTACTTTAGTTCAAATTGTACGAACCCAATAGAATCTATCCCATTTTATACTTCACTCGCCGACAAAATTTACGCAACCGACGGTGCCGGTGTGGTGGTTAGTGAAACATCCTGTACCTGTTAACCCTATATTTTTTATGAAAAAGTCTATGCCAGAAAACACAATAGAAACTATGAATGTGCCAGTTGCACTACAACAACTTATCGTTACGTCGAATAAATTGTTGAGTGTTTACAAGCAAGAATTCGAAGAACAAATACAAAATGCAAATATCGAAATGATGCAATTGTTACAGTTAAACCCGGCGGATGGGTGGAAATTGGACGCATCATCAATGCGATATTTCCGAGAAATTCCTGAACAATAATGTACCCCTCGTACGACACCGTAGTGTTTACGTGGGGAAAACACTCAGGAAAAACATTAGGGACCGTACTACGTTCAGATCCACAATATTTACAGTGGATTGTCAAAACCCCCGCCATTCCCGCAAACTGGTCCCTTGCGGCAAAACGTGTCTTATCAAACGAAGATATTATTGACATTTCACTACCAAAAGTAAAAATGTCAGAGAAAAGTACTACACAAACTCCAATTATGGATAAACCCATAATTGTAGATCTTGTTAGTGCAAAGACTGCGTTTGCCCATATCCCATACAACAAATTGTTGATGGAACAGTTCAAGTATGAAATAGATGGAAGAAAATGGAACGCAGACGAAAAACATTGGGAATTTCCAGCAGTACATTTACCCAAAATGAAAAAAACATTTCCTACTGCACGATTTTCTGAGAAGGCAGAAAAGTTACTAAGTAAATTACAAGAACGTCGAAACGACTTGGATGAGATACGACAGAAGGAAGACGATAGTGAATATGCTAAACAATTTAATAATATAATTCACGTAGGTAAAATTTTAAATTGGAATGAACTAAATACCAACTTACAAAAAATGCTAATAGAATTTGAGTTTGAAGGAAAACGTAAAAAGTTTACAGAAGAACAATTCATACAATTTCTTGAAAAAAACGAATATACCTTGGATATAGAGGGAAATATTTGTAAAAACACTGGCGTACTAAAACTACCACTATATGGCTATCAGGTAATTGGAACAAAATTTATAGATAGAGCAGGTGGTCGTTGTCTTATTGCTGACGCGCCTGGTCTTGGGAAAACCGTACAAGCGATAGCTTATGCACAATTACACAATTTAAAAACGTTGATCGTCTGTCCACTGTCGGTTGTGGTAAATTGGCAGAGAGAAATTAAAAAGTTTACTGGAAAGGATAGTACAATTTGGGATTCAAAAGGATATGTCGGTATAGTTGAGAGTCAGTTTCATATAACTCACTATGATGCGGTTTCTAAGAATAGTGAGTGGCTTCGTAAACAAGAATTTGATTTACTGGTATGTGACGAAGCCACGTATTTAAAAAATCGTCAAACTATCCGGGCAAAAAGTATATTAGGATCGTGGAAGGAACGACGAAAGTTTCCCGGTGTAAAAACCAAATATGTGATATTTTTGACCGGTACCCCGGTTATGTCCAGACCGGTGGAAGCGTTTTCATTACTCAATTTTCTTGACAAAGAACGTTTCAATAATTTCTATCATTTTGTGCAACGATATGGTGGATGGAAAGGACAACAACCAATAAATCTACAGGATCTTCACGATAGAACCAAAGACTTGGTTATTAGAAGAAAAAAGGATCAAGTGTTGAAAGAAATGCCACAAAAACAACGAAACGATGTGTATGTGGAATTGAGTAAAACAGAAAAGAAAGAGTATAACGAACTTCTGAAAGAAATGTTTGGAAAGTGGAAAATGGAGGGAAAACCTTCCGTTCAACATATGCCCAAACTGCAGGGATTTCTTATTGAAAAGAAACTCCCAAGACTGATAGAGATGATTGACGAGTTTATTGATAACGATAGATCAATTCTTATTTTCAGTTGTTATATTAAACCGTTAAAACAACTGTTAGAACATTACAAAGATTCTGCGGCATTATTAACCGGAGAAATGAATAAAGTGGAACGTCAACAGTCAATTGATAGACTGACGAAGCGGGAAGCAAAGGTCGGGTTGTTTAGCTTACGGGCGGCTGGCATGGGTATTGATGGATTACAACACGTTATGGATACGGTTGTGTTTATTGACATGGGTTGGTTACCCGCAGAGCACGAACAGGCAGAAGATAGAACTCATAGAATTGGACAAAAAAACCAAGTCCAAGCATATTACATGGTATGTGAAAATACGATTGACGAATATATGCGAGAGATTCTGAAAGAAAAACAGAATATTGCGGACATGATTGTTGATGGGGCTTTGGTTACTCCAGAAAGAAACAAATCTATGTTTAGAGAACTGGTGAAACGTATTAATTCATCACATAACCAGTACTTTGAACTAGAAAAAATCGAAGATTGATATGTATTACAGTATACTTTACACACAGAGGTATTTATGTCAGAACAATTAGTTACAGAAACCATTTACCCAACAGAAACGATAGAACTCCCGTCGAAGGGATTATTTTACCCCGAAACTAGTCCGTTACGTGACGGCACCATTGATCTTTTTTACATGACGGCAAAACACGAAGATATTCTCACCTCTGCGAACTTAATTCAAAAGGGGGTGGTCTTAGATAAGTTAGTTGATGCGTTAATTGCAACGAAGGGAGTAAAAGCTTCTGATCTTTTGTTAGGTGATTTGAATGCAGTGATGGTTGCGGCACGTATCTTGGGATATGGAAAGGACTATGAAACTTCAATGAAGTGCCCGTCATGCGGTCAACTCGTTGAACAAGTCGTGGACTTATCTAATTTGTCAATGGAAAACGAACCCACAACCACATCAAACACGTTTTCAATTGTGTTACCTTTATCAAAGGCAGAGATAACATTACGACTGTTGACGCGCGGCGATGAGTTGGCAATTGAAAAAGAAGTTAAATCACTACGGAAGTTGACACCAGATCTTGATAGCGAAGCAACCACTAGATTGAAGAGTATTATTGTGTCAGTTAATGGTGATTCGTCAAAACCAACTATTTGGAAATTTGTTGATACGTTACTTGTTCGTGACGTTCGATATTTACGAGAACAGTACAAGTCGTTTGTTCCTGACGTAAACTTTAATGTCCATGTTGAATGCACGTGTGGTGCAGATGCAACTACGAGGTTGCCTATTGGCATTGACTTTTTTTGGCCTGACGCCAGAGTATAAATTACAACTTCATAAAAACATATTGACCGTTTCTCATTATTCAAAAGGTGCATTCAGTGTACTGGATCTATACCAAATGCCTGTGTACTTGAGAAGATTCTACATTAAAGAGTTTTTAACTTTGAAGAAAAAAGAAAAACAAGAAATGGACAAAAATACAAAAAGGTAAACACTTATGATTTCTTTACGAGAACTTGTGACACCACAGGATGTTGCATTTAAAGGTATGTCTGTTTCGGGAACACCGGTAATCACCGTGTCTGGTGATTATCGGGTGTTTTCTGGTATGTCGGTGTCCGGTTCTCCATTGTATACGGTGGTGGGTAACAAACTATTTCGTGGAAGTTCGACATCTGGACAACCTCTTGCAACACTAGTAAGTGACTTAGTATTTGACAAAAATCAAGTATCCGGTATACCAATTGCAAGATTGCAAGGTATACGTGCATACTCTGGTGCCGGAGTTTCTGGTTCACCACTGGTCACGGTACCTAGTGGAAATTTGGTTACATTATTTGCGGCAGTGTATCACGTAACCAGAGGATAATACATGACACCGGACCTAGAAGCAGAGTATAAAAAAGCATCCGACGAATTTAAAGAATTAACTGAAGAATTGTCAAAACTTAGTGCCGATTTTAACAATACACGACGGTTGATGAATACGTTAAATGCCGCACAGCAAGAGTTACGTACAATAACTAGTCGGTATACGGAAACAATTACACGTAGTATTACATCTACTATAGATCAGATATCCAAAAACAACCAACGTAGTAAATTGTTACAGCAAGAAATTGAAAGTGAAAAGAAAAAAATAGAGCAGACAAAAAAAGACATAGAACGTAGAACAAAAACCGCACAGTTATTAGACCAAAAAGCGGATCAACTTAGAAAAGAATATGATTTAGAAGCAAGTAAACGTCGTTCAAGTGCAAAAAAACGTGACCAACTAATGGCTGCCGGCGCAGAAGTTGAAGAGCAATTACGAAAAGAAAATGATGTAATTAAACAACTACGAGAAGCCGAATTAGCGCAAACAGAGACATTAAAAGCAAAAACTGCACTTCTAAAAGTATTACCTGTTGATAAATTGTTGACAACTTTGAATGGCACCGTTCAGGTTCTATCCAGAATGTCAAGTGTAATGACATCATTTAGTGACACCATTGTTCGTACTCAAAAACAGTTTGGTATTGGTGCATCCGCTGCGTTTGGTTTAAAAATAGACAATTTGGTTACTAGTGTTGGAAGTTATATTGACTCTTTGAAGTCTGGATTTAGAACCGTTGGTGTTAGCGCGGAACAAATTGCAGAAACTCAACAATCTTTCCAAGAAGAATTTGGTGGAATATTGACCACGGACGCGGCGACCAAGCTTGCAGAACAAGCAAAAATGTTGGGTATCACCGCCGGCCAACTTGCAATTGCACGCAGGGTATTTATGACACAAACAATGGGTAACGTGTCAGAAGCAAATAGAATACAACAACGGTTTATTAATGAGTTTGCAAAGAAAGGATTGACGGCGACAGACGCAATGGCAACTATTGCACAAAACTCAGAACTTCTTGCACGTAATGGAACTCGATTCGCACAACAATTTGCCCGCGCGGCAGCAGACGCTAAGAAAATTGGTATTGATCTAGGAAAAATCAGTCAAGTTGGCGATAATATCATTAGTAATTTTGAAGGATTCTTAGAAAGTCAAGCAGAACTTGGGGCAATGGGATTTGGATTCGACACAAGTCGTCTATCAGAAATTGCAATAACTGGCGACGATGCGGCACTATTCCGTGAACTACGTTCACAACTTGCGGGCATGGGTAAAGATATAACACAATTGAATCGACCGGAACGACTTGCATTAGAAAGTGCATATGGAATTAACATTTCAGAAATGCAACGGTTGTCGGCACCAACCACAACTGGCGGTGGGGAACCGACAAAATCTATAGAAGACTTGCAAACAGAAAGTAATTCATTGTTAGGAAGAATTGCGCGTGGTATTGATGCTCTTGGTGAAGTGTTCGGTGGAGTATCCGCAGTTCTTTCCGGAGTTATTGCAGTGAGTTCGGCCGCGACAGCGATGTTCACTGGAATGACTGCATTGGGTGTTACGGCATTAGCCGCACCTCTTTTACTTGTAGCCGGTGCAATAGCGGGAATTACTGCTTTTATTATGAATTTTGATACAATAAAATCTTGGGTTTCTAAAATTCCGGGTTCTACAATTAAAAAAGGAGATGACGTAGTATCTCTACCGGGATATGGAAAACGGTCGTTATTAACACCGTCTGGGGTTATCTCATTAAACAATAAAGACAACATCGTGGCGTACGCCGATGATATGATGGGAACTACTCGTTTACCATTTGGTTCAATCACAAAAGAATTTGCAAAGGTAGATGAATTCAAAAACAAAGTAACCGATGTATTTACGGGATTGAGCAACACCATCGTAGGACGATTCCAGAATGTACGTCAATCGGTTGGTACCACAATTGGTGGGTTGTTGGGAAATATACAACAGAAACAAACTGGTATATTAACAAGTGTGAAAAATATTCCACTTGTCTCAAATGTCGTTGGAATGATGTCTTCCATCAAAGAAAAGGGTGGTATCGGTAATGTTATTAGTAGTAATGTTGGTAATTTGTTACAAAGTAATCCACTTGCATCTAAGACAACTGGAATAGTGTCGTCTGTTGCAAAAAGTGGTATCGGTAAATTAATTGGTGGTACACTGGGAAGTGCGATACCGATTCCGGGAGTTGGAACGGCGTTGGGTTCATTGGTGGGAGGTGGTGTTGGTAAACTCGTTGGTGGCTTGTTTGGTAAAAAGAAAAAACCACAACCAGCAAACGTACCACAGATGGATATTCCAGACATTAGCACGGATATGTTAACCACATTGCTAATGACCGGTATGACTAAAACTGCTCCAAAACAGACCGACCAAATCAAGTTAGACATATCCACTCTAGAAAAAAAGTTTGACCAACTTATTCAAGTATTCAGTACTGTTCAGATCAATTTGGACGGAAATAAAGTCGGTCAGGTTTTGGTGGCAAACGACCAACGTGCTGCGGTATCGGGAGTATTTCGAGCCCAACGTACTTAACTGAGTTAATTCATGTCATTTAAGAGTTTAGAACAACGATTTAACGAACGCGTAAACGTTTTGTATGCGGGATCAACTTTAAAATTTAAAAATGGATTGCCGTCTACCGGTAGAAATGATGATCCGTTAATGGTTCGCCGGCCGGGGAATGGTTACTGGACTTCGGCCGAAAGCCGCGCTACACCAATCTCTAGTGCAATTCAGGACACGAAACGTATGACGTTGTTTTTATCAAGCGCACGTGGTGTCAAGTTCTTAGCGAAACAACAATTGTTACAGACAGGAAATACATTTGCAATGACGCGAATAATAAATCCTGCATTTGTTGTGGCAAACGCAACACCATTTTTACATGTAAAACGAAATCTACGTCCCGTTAACTTACTACGTGGGCCAACCGACACATCATACCAAAGTATCAAAAAGTTCGGTAAACTACAACAGGAAACATTCAATACTTTGAAAACCAAACCCGTACCAAACTACGTTAAGGAATGGGTAAATATTCGTTCTTCTTCCACGTCATCTACTTCTCAAAACCAAAATGTTACTACACAACGGCGATCATTGTTGAGTAGAATTACATCTTCCATAACGTCTACGGTTAGACAACTGGTGAAAGATAAAATCAATCAAGTTGTTTCTCCGATAACATCGACTATCTCGTCCGTGGTTGGTGGTACAAACGGGTATGTAAACGGAAAACCCGAAGTAGAACGACCAGAAGCCGCCGGTGGTAATAGTATTGTTGATATTACATACAACATAAATACGAACTGGCAGCGTGGAAATTACAATAAAGACTATAACTTAATTTCCGGCGATCAAATTACACATCTCAAATATTTTAATGGTGGGCGGTTGAAGAGTTCAAAAGTTGGACAAAGTAATGGTGATATCAATTACGCTCCGACGAAAGCCATTATTTCTGATCCACTAAACTTAGCAAGAAAAAACAAAGGAACAAGTACAAATATCTACTCCGACCTCCAAACGGAAACTTCCGTTAAAGATGAAAAAATTGAAGATATCATCATGGTATCGTTCAAAATGGGCAGAGATGAACCAGTACAATTTCGTGCGTTTATTAAAGACATTCAACAAAGTGTACAGTCAACACCAAGAGAATATCAATACATTGGAAGAACAGAAAAGTTTATCAGTTATGGAACCGTCCAACGTAAAGTTACATTCAAATTGGATGTTATTGCATTTTCACAGAATGAACTACCCATTGTTTGGAAACGTATTAATTACTTGACCGGATTGTTATTCCCCTATGGCATCAATCGTGGTATCCTACAACCAAATATCATATATTTAACCATTGGTAAGTTATATACGGCGCAGCCCGGATATGTTACGTCCATCAATACCCGATTTAACGAAACGGCAGAATCATGGGACATCGACCCATCACGACAAGTTCCTATTGCGGCAACGACAGATATTGATTTTACAATTATCGAAAAACGTACTGCATTGGCAACATCTCCGTTCTATGCAATCAACGAACAACCAATTTAACCATAACATTTATGGCACGTTATCTCACTGATCCCACTATTGTAAAAACAAATACGGGAAAACGGTATTACACTACCGTCATACCCGAAACATACGTACCATCAGAAACTCCCTTTACCATTACGGCGCGAACGGGTGACCGATGGGATACCATCGCATTTCGATACCTAGGAAACGCGGCATTGTGGTATTTGGTTGCAAATAGTAATGGCGGGGCAAACGGTTCCATATTTATTACTCCGGGAAAACAGATCATCATTCCAGAGATATAAGTTATGGCAGAACCACACAAGAACAGTTCTTTCAGTTACAAGAGTATAAACAAAAATATTAGACAAATCTTAGAAACGCGTTCAGAGTTAGATAACACTATTCAACTCGCTATGCCGTTTATAAAGGCAACGACCACCGTACGTCTACCAGATTACCTGAATGGTCCGAACAATCTTGGTTTCACGTTAGGATTACACGCAATCGAAGAAGACGTAACCGCAGAAAACATATATTCTACACAGGACGGTGATTCGTTAATTGGATACACGTACACCCCTGACGGAACAACAGAACGTGTGTATGCAAAAAACACCACGCTAGCCACACTAGCTGGTAAGTTTTTTGATGGAAGTACTCAGTTATACGGAACTACAAAATCAAATCTAGTTCCGCCACCGGGTATTACCAGTGCCACAGTGGGTAGAAATAAAAACGGACTTCTGGTATCCGCCGACATAAAATTATCTATACCAAGTTTACTACAATTGGAAATTTTACACAGAACATTTTTGATTCCCGGTGTTGGTATGGTGTTAGAATGGGGACAACAATTTTCTAACGAAATTTCTCCTTCGTTGGGTGAATTTGGATTGTCAACAACCACGAATCTTAGAGAAAAAATGTTCCCGTGGTACGATAGACAAAAACTGTTACCACTACTGTACCGGTTGGGAAGAAATCAAGTAGGCATACAAGAGATACTTGACAAATATGTATACCCCACACAGGGACAGTATATGTGGATGTTTGGCCGCGTGGCAAATTTTAACGTTCAGTCAAACTCGGACGGGTCATTTGAAGCGTCGGTAAAAATTGTGGGACCGTCAGAAGACGCGTGGGCCTTTTCAACTAGAAATACGGTAATTCCACCCAGAGATAGACGCGACAAAGTATGTACTGAATTTTCAAATAGTATAGAATCATACTTTACGTCAACGTCTACTGGATTGAACCTAAAATCGTTATTAGAAAGAGTGGCGTCGTCTCCATCACATCCGTGGCATGGTCATGTCTACAAGTTTACCCAAGGAAATAAATCAGAAGGAGAAGTACCACCTCAAGATATTACAAAACCAAATATTAGTGAAGATACATTTGCCGATTCAGAAGACGCGTATTTTATGACATGGCGATTCTTTGTTAATGTTGTGTTAAATAGTCAAACAGAGGGAGTGAAGGCAATATTTAAAAACGCAACCCTTACTGACGACGAACTTCGGAAGATTTCAACACTACGACCCTACAGTGATAAGAACACCACACCACCTGACAGAATGGGACTGTCACAGTTTAGACGATCCATTGACGACAAGTATGAAAATTTTGTAGGAAACAATCCATTCTTACGATCAACGGATTTATCGACGTTAATCATTGTTAATGAAAAAGCAGCAACTCTAGCCGACCAAGATCTATCCCGTTCAAGACCACAACTTCGTTCTGAACTAACTAACGCCGAGTCTGCTGCGGTTCGTCAGATGAGAAGTATTGGTGACTTTTACTATTCGGCCGAATCGTTCAACACAAACACGGAATCAGATCGGTCGTTGAATAGTGAACGATATTTTGATAAAGGGTTTTTGAGTACGGGTGTGTGGATCAATCACAAAGCAGTAGTTCAGTCACTCGCGGCATCGGAAACGTTATTGGGTGGTATTTTGAACTTGTTAGATAGAATGAATTCTGCTACCATGAATTTTTGGGAACTGACAATTGACGAGTCACAACCATTCGGTGATGAAGAAACCTCGTTAGATTATACTGTTATTGACGCGAATTATCGAGAAAACTCAAATTACGCGGTGGCAAACTTTTTGGAAGGAGACAAACGTGTTCATGTATTCAATCGGTATATCAGAAAGACTACCGATAACAAATTGTTGGGTTCCGATGTTATTGAATGTAATGTAGATTTAGCGTTACCTAAACGTTTATTTACACAGATTGCAATAACTGGATTGGTAAGCCCACGGGACGCCGAATTAGCAATTTCTGGAAGTGGTGACACTCTTGCAACGGAAAACCCACTACTTTCTGATCCAAACGATGCGTTACGTGAAATGTTTGCGATTACTTCATTAAATCCAAAAGACGATACTCAACAAGGACCAGATGTAACGATTCCTTCTAAAATACAAAGACAACTGTTGTTGGAAAATACCACATGCGGAAAGGCAAATAGTCAAACAACGGCCGGCGCCGGTGGTCTTGGGGTACGCGTGTCTTCTATAAATTCTGTTGATGGTATGAATCCACAAGTGGATGTTGTAACGATTGAAAAGTATACAAAAATATTGAACTCAGAACCGTGTACGACGACCTGTTCTGAAACTATCCAAAACGTACCAGAAACAAATTCACGAATAACTGATAATACAGTTACATATATTGCAAATACCGGACAGTCAGTATCGGTACCGATTCAAAAAAATACACCACCTCGACTTCCTGCGGCAAAAACTCTATATGATAATGGATATAGAAATGGTCAACTATCTCCGACCATACTACAGTCGGTGGGTGGATCTGATTATTTGTACAGAGAAGTCGCAGAAAAATATTTGGAAATGGTCACTGAGGCAAGACGAAATCAAGTAGTTATTACACTTCGGGATTCTTATCGACCACTGGAGGAACAAATTAGTTTAATAACAACGCGTGGGTGGGCATCCGGTCCACCAGTTCAAGGCGGAAATGTACGATTTTCTAAGGGTCAACCACGGGGGTTTGCTGCTACACCCGGAACATCAAATCATGGATGGGGAATTGCCGTGGATATAAATATTCCAGATCAAACAAGTGCAACATATCAATGGTTAAAAACAAACGCAAGACGTTATGGGTTTGCGGAAACAGTTGAGGGAGAACCGTGGCACTGGGAGTATGAACGTGCATTAACAAAACCCGTACAATCCCCAGGCCCTGCACAAATACAGACGCCTACTACACCAAATGTATTGGATTCTACAAATCAATTTACCCGACCTACAACAGTGAATTGTACACCGTGTATTCAAGCTCGCGATATATTACGTCAAGTTCAAGTTCAACGTCAAGACGCTGACGAAAAAAAATCAGTAGTAGACAAGTTGGTCAAAGAGTACGGATATCTGAAAGAAATTTTTAGATACATGGAACCGTTTCCTGAAGCAATGGTAACTAATATTGCAAAATCTTCCAATGGAGATTTGTCTAACGCATTTGGCGCGGCCCCATCATCACTTTCTATTAAGGCAAATCTCACACTTCCGGGTATTAATGGTCTTCGTGTGGGTGAGTTGTTCTGGATTGATAGAATCCCCGCCTTCTATCGGGCATTTGGGGCATTCCAAATATTGAGTATAGAAGACGTTATTTCTCTTTCTGGATGGCAAACAAAGATTAACTCTCATTTCAATTACTTGGGTGGGGCATGGAAACGGGCAATGGCAGAGAAACTACAACGAGCGACACGATGATTGATCAATCAGTACTTGAGATGATGTACGGAAATACGGCAAAAAGAAAAACGGTAGAAAACCTGTTAAAGAATACTCCATCACCAGTTACGCCGGTGATCACACAGTCGGACGTATTACGCAAATATTTCACACGATATTTTGTACGGCCAACGAGTGATAAAACGAGAGTTATGGAAATTGATGAGTCACAATATATGCAGTTTAAAGAAAATCCCATTTATGTTACAACACAAATTAAATGGAAAATAGTTGGTAAACAAGAATCTGACACTACCCCATATGGCGCACGTATTTACGGGGTAAAAGACACCAACATCAAAACTGTGTCGGTGGCGGACTTGACATTCGGGGGACTCACTAGGTATATTAGAGACTACCTAGAGTTTTGGTTTTCCGAGGATTAATGAGTATATCAATAGTTACGACACCTGAACAATATTCTACATTAGTACGACGAATGGGTGGGGAAGAATGTATTCTTACCCCACTTTTTCGTGATATACGTTTACATCCACGTGCTAATACATTACTATGTGTTGGTATTACGTTTTTTAATTACGAAACGTATGTCGTTTCCATGTCGCACCAAGACGCACCACAATTTGATTGTCCATCGTCTTCCACCATGTTTGTGAGTGGATTTCGTCTCCCCGGCATTTCTAGCAGAATCGCAGAAACTATATTGTATTCTACACAACAACCCATTCCTGTGGTTGATGAAGAATATACACCGTTTGTAAAAGATGTTCTACATACATTTTCTAAAATCAAAGACGCGCATCGTATCGTACCGTTAACCGTGTGGGCAGACATTCTACACAGACATAATACAAAGTTATTAGACGGGACGATACGACATCAGTTCATGCTCAACACCCCTGTACTTGAAACATTTGATGCCAACTTGAACACACTGTATCAGATCGAAGAAAACGGGATTGCGGTAAATGAAGAACTGTTTAAAGAAAAGTTTCCACATACGCGGACCAATATCAGAGATGGTCTTGTATATTCACATTATAATATGTACACCACAACGACCAGACCAAGCAATCGGTTTGGTGGGGTGAATTATTCTGCGTTAAATAAATCAGATGGAAGTAGAGATGTGTTTATCAGTAGATATGAGAGTGGAACACTGGTTCAGTTTGATTTTGATGCGTACCACATTCGTTTGTTGGCAAATTTACTAGACGTAAAGTTACCGTCAACATCGTTTCACACGGAAATGGCCAAATTGTATTTCAAGAGTAACGATGTCACGGACGAAATCTATACAAAAAGTAAGCAACTCACATTTGAGTTGATGTATGGATTAACGGACGAAACGCATGACATTGAATTATTTGAAAAGGTAAAATGTTTACGAAACTCATACAAAGATAACTCGACCTTAACGTTGGCAACAGGAATAACACTTCCATCGAATCAGTTGACGGAAAATAAACAGTTCAATTATTATGTTCAATCATTAGAAGCGCAGTCCACTATTCCGAAACTTCAAGTTATTCAAAATATACTCAAAAACACCACAAACCATATAGTTTTGTATACTTATGATAGTGTCTTACTTGATATGCATTCTGTTGATATGGATGTTGTTGGACACGTACAACACATTTTAGAAGAACACGGTAAGTTTCCTGTACACATCCATCACGGTAAAACGTACGGGCAATTGGAGAGATATACATGAATATTGGTATAGTTGGACTAGGGTATGTGGGAAATGCCATATTGTTTGCTGCAACTCTAGCAAAACAGAAAAATGTATTTACCTACGATATAGATGAATCAAAAAATCCAAATTGTTCGTCTTTACCTGATCTAGTGAAAAATAGTGATTTTATTTATATCGCCGTTCCAACTCCCATGAACTTACACACGGGCGAATGTGATACTAGAATCATATCAACCGTAATAAAACAAATCGTCGATTGTGCAACTACGTCTAAAGTCTTAATTATCAAGTCAACAGTCCCACCCGGCACCACAGAATTTTTTCAACAAGCGTATTCCAACCACACATTTCTTTTCAGTCCAGAGTTTTTGACTGAAGCAAATGCAAATACGGATTTTTTAATTCAACATACCGTGTATGTAGGCAAACCACCGCTGGCAAATATGTGGATTGCGGAAACGGTTGGACAACAACTTCGTAAATTATGTCGTGGCTCGTATAGCGTGCAAATTCATGACGCGACAACTCTTGAATTATACAAGTATGTCACAAATGCATTTCTTGCAACAAAAGTGTCCTTTGCAAATGAGATGAAAACTATCTCAGACAAACTTAAAGTTGATTGGAATAGTATTGCGTCGTTATTAAAACGAGATAGCAGAATGGGAACAACTCATTGGGACGTACCCGGACCAGATGGTCACTACGGTTACGGTGGGACGTGCGTATTACCTAATACACATATCGTTACACCCACCGGAAATGTGGAAATTCAACACTTAAATATTCGTGATGAGGTAATAAGTGTTGATGAACGATTGAAGTCCACGGATACTAAAAAAATTCTAGAAGTAATTGAATTGGATTATGATGGCGATTTATATGAATTTGATATAGGGACTGGAACATTTACCTGTACGCCAGACCATTTAATTCCAGTGATACGTGATGGAGTAAACTTATTAATTCCTGCGAAAGATGTTCGTTTGACTGATTGTGTGTATACTTATGTAAAGGAGTAAACATGCCCCGGAGAAACTTATGTTTGAGTGTTGGGTAAAAGTCAGTAAAGACGGACAAATAAAATCAAAGTCTATTGGTCGTTGGATTTGTGATTCATGTGGGGACTCATTTGAACGTTTAAAGATAAATCATGATAGAGCCAAAAAACGTTCCGTTTATAATGGCGCGGATGTTTGCAGAAAATGTGTTAATAAGTTTGTAAATAATACCGATGAATATAAACATAAACAACGAACATCGCAATTACGATTATACGAATTAGACCCAGACCGTAAAATTCGTATATCCAATACACTACGAGCCAATAAAGTAAACGTTGGTGAAAAAAATGGAATGAAACGGCTTGACGCACGAAAAAAAGTTTCGGAGAGTAGAAAAAATATGTCCGCAGAAAATAGAAAAATATATTCTGATGCGCAACGAAACGCGTGGGCTACTGGTAAATTTGCTGATGTGAAGGTTGGGAGGTGTAAATGGTATGCAATAACCACCCCAAATGGCCCTATGAAAGTTCAAGGAACATGGGAACTAAAATATGCAGAATATTTACTTGAGAATAATATATCTTTTTATGCGCATCGGGGGAGAATTGCATATATAGATTCTACTGGAACAGAACATTCATATTATCCAGATTTTTATTTACCCGACGAAGATAGATATGTTGATATAAAAGCGTCATACATTTATGATATGACAAGAGAGAAATTTGAACTTATTAGAGCGCAGTATCCCAATCTGAAATTGGATATAATTGGTTATAAGAAAAGATTCAATACGTGGGAGTATTTATGATCAAATCTGCTTTGATAAAAAACATTACAAAAACATCGTATAAAGGTAAGGTTTATAATTTAGAATTAGAAAGTAAAACCACATCTTCTGAAAAAGAAGACCAGTATTTTATTGATGCAGGTTCTGGAATGGTCACTCACAATTGCCTTCCAAAAGATATTTCGGAACTTATAGATTTAGCTAAAACTATGAAAGTTGATACCCCAATATTGTCGGCGGTGTGGAATAGGAATGTGGAAGTGGATCGGCCAGAACGTGATTGGGAAACTTCAAGAGGTAGGGCGGTAAGTGAATAAATAATGTGTTATAGATTTCTATACACTATTTATATCAAGATCGTACCCCCTATATGGATGTTTTTATGAATGAATCCACTCAACTATTGTGTACGTTTGTTGACCGACACAATGTACAAGATATTATTGATATTATTTACAACACATATATGTTACCTTTTAATAAGATATATGTTTTAGAAAACACCGATAATGCAGATCAACTGGTCTTGACATATAACGTTGGCCGTGTTATATCGTTAACACCGTCTGTATTGTCTACCATCTCTGTACATCGAAAAAAGCAGACGAATACTATTTATACCATAAACGCAATAAATCGTTTGATTGAATCTAAAAATAACGGAGTTTTGGACAAAACCTATCGTATAAATTGGGAAGAACTCCAAAACACGATATTAGTTACGGCGTATGGAAAATTAAAAATCGTAAACACTAGACTCTTAAACGTCATAAACTTATAAGAATTTTTGCCGCGATCCCTCTTGACATCACGGTAAGATACCATTACATTACTATGTGATGGGAGTACTAAACACTCATTAAACACTCATTAAACACATTTAAACACCGAGGTAAACACGCATGTCTTTAAACTTCAATCTACTAAAAGAAAAGCTAAGCAAGATGGACCGACAGAAGTCGGAGCAGAAGGACTCTTTGTGGCGTCCACCCGAAGGTAAGAGTATCATTCGTATTGTCCCCCGAAAGGAAGATCGTACTTACCCATTTGTGGAACTAAGTTTCCACTATGGTTTTGGAAAGAAGCCGTATCTTTCGCCGACATCATACGGACGCCCTGACCCGATTGTTGAATTTGGAAAGGCAATCGTCGATGAACTGTTTCAGAACAACAACAACCCCACCAAAGATGAGATGCGCGAAACTTATGCACGCGCGAAACCGTTCAGCCCATCCCTACGAACATTTATCCCTATCATTGTACGCGGAGAAGAAGATAAGGGCGTTCGTTATATGAGTTTCGGGCAGACTGTATTTACAGATATTGCCACAATCATGAACGATGAAGATTATGGGGATATTACTGATGTAAAGAGTGGCACGGATATCGTGGTGGAATATATTCCAAAAGAGAAGTCTGATACGAAGTATGCAAAGACGAAGGTTTTTGCGAAACGTAATCAGTCTCCGCTGGCGGACTCCCCTGAAAAGATTAACGAATTCTTAAACAACCAACCCGATCTAACGGAAATCTTCAAGGAACCGACCTACGAGGAACTATTAACGGTGTTGTCAACGTATTTGGGTACGGATGTTCCGGTGGATGAGCCAACGGTTAATGTGCCGTTAACTTCTGCTACTGCCACGAAGTCCGTAGAAACCAAGTCCAAGGCCGTTGATGACTTTATGGACGAATTCGACCAAGCCTTTAACTAATATAACTTGACAAACGATGGATGACTCACTATATTACGTAGTGGGTCATCCATCGTTTACTATAGGGAATTATATGACAACAAAAATCGCAAAGAAAACCGTGCCGGGAACAGATCGTGATGAGTTAGCAGAACTTATTGCGGAATCTCTGAACAAGATGAACAAAGATAGTGATAGAATTGCATATTTTCTGGACGGCAAGGAAAGCACCCCGACAGACTTTACCGATTTCGTAAGTACCGGTGCTGCCATTCTTGACGTAGCAATTAGTAATCGACCGCACGGTGGTATTGCTGCCGGCCGCATTACTGAGTTGACGGGACTGGAAGGTAGTGGAAAGTCATTGATCAGTGCGCAGTTAATTGCAAATACACAAAAACGTGGTGGTGTCGGGGTACTCATTGACACAGAAACCGCAGTCAACCCAGAGTTTTTCCGTGCAATTGGTATTGATACAAATAAGTTAGTGTACGTACATTTACAGACAGTTGAAGAAATCTTTGATGCCGTCACTACGATCATTGAAAAAGTTCGTAGTGGAAAGGACAAAGACAAGTTAGTCACAATCGTAGTTGATTCCGTTGCTGCTGCCTCCACCAAAAAAGAAATGGAAGCAGATTTTGGAAAGGATGGATATGCTACTGATAAGGCAATTATCATTTCTAAAGCAATGAGAAAGATTACTGGATTACTTGGTAGAGAACGTATCGCGTTAGTATTTACTAACCAACTTCGTCAAAAGATGAATGCTCCTGCGTTCTCTGATCCGTGGACCACCAGTGGTGGGAAAGCAATTGCGTTTCACGCATCAACGCGACTTCGATTGTCGCAAATGGGAAAGATCAGTAACACACACGGTGATGTTATTGGAATAAAAGTCAAGGCAAACATCATCAAAAACCGATTAGGCCCGCCACACAGAACCGCAGAGTTTGAAATTTATTTCAACCGGGGTATAGACGATACGACAACGTGGTTGTCGATTATGAAGGAAAATAAGTTGTTGAAGCAAACGGGAGCGTGGTATACCTATACCGATCCCGTATCTGGAGAAGAAACAAAAATGCAGTCAAAGGAGTTTGCGAAATTTTTGGCAGATGATCCGGAACGTAAAGAAAGACTGTATAATCAAATTTGTGATATTTTGATCATGCGGTACCAAACCGAATTTGATCCGGATGCAATTAATTTATTGGAGGGATCTGATGATGAATGATGTAGATCTGAACAGGATAGTGCAGTTAGTGATGAAGGCATATCACAACTCTTATAACCATTATAACCAAGGCACACCGACTAGTGATGTAGTTGAATTATATGTTCGCAGGGCATTAATGGAAGAATTTGGTTCCACCAAGAACGGCACAAAAACACTTTTACAAGGATAAGTTATTATGAAAAACAACACCGTATACCAATTCGTATTGTTTTACAACCCAACATCAAAAGAACTTCACGAAGAAACCTCTCCAGAAATCATTGATAGTGGGTTTGTCATTGCACCGGATGTAGAACGTGCGAAACTGATTGCCTCTAGAAAATTAACAGCAGATTGGGATGCGTTTATTACTGATATTCAGGTATTAGTTCGCCCTTTCTAAGTAGCCCCAACCCGTTTGAGGGTGTGTTGTTAACGATTCCTCCTGTCGAGGAAAGGGGTTCGTTAGCAATACGCCCTCAAATTGGTTGGGGCATACCCACTATACCCGGAACGATCTCGCCATACGTGGGACCGGTATCCGTAGGAAACTCTTACACAACGACAACTCTACGATTTACTGACACTACTACTGACAATGGATAATTTACAAGAAGTTTTCCAAAACATGAAGTTTGGTGTAAATGAAAAAGGTATGTCGTACAATGGTAATGTGTTAATTATTGACGCATTAAATACATTTCTTCGATCATACGCCGCCGTACCCTCAATGGATGACAATGGAAATCACATTGGGGGTATGGTGGGATTTTTTAAGAGTCTTGGATTCGCCATTCGCACGTTTAAACCAACCCGCGTAATTGTTGTTTTTGACGGAAAGGGTGGGAGTCAACGCCGACGAAAAGTATACCCTGACTACAAAAAGAACAGAAAACCCCCCGTGCGGTTAAATCGGTCGTATGATCTAACCACAGATGAGCAAGAACGTGATAACATGAAATATCAATTGGTAACACTCATTGAAATGATTGAATGTTTACCAGTAACTTTGATGGCACTTGATAATGTTGAAGCAGACGATGTTATTGCGTACTTGACACAATTAATTACCGCAGAAAACGGGAAGAGTTTGGTATACTCAACTGACAAGGATTTCTTTCAACTCGCATCACCATCCGTTACAATCTATAATCCAGTAAAGAAAAAAACATTTACTGAGGAAATTATTTTGGAAGAATTCGGTATTCACCCAAAACATTTTCACTTTTTCCGCGCGTTGAACGGTGACGCCAGTGATAATATCAACGGTGTGAAGGGAGTTGGACAAATAACCCTCAAAAAGTTGTTACCGGAGTTATCAGATCCGACTGCACAAATGAATGTTGATTTTATTCGTCAAAAATATTCTACGAGTAAAAAAGTACCAAAACTAATAACAACGATTTTAAATAACGTAGAATTGATTGATCGTAATTTGTATTTAATGAATCTACATGAAGGGGTAATTTCGGCAGACTCCCGACTTAAAGTGGCTAACTTGTTTCACCAAACAAAACCCACGTTACAAAAGTATGACTTGACAAAGTTAATGATACGTTCTAAGTTACTAAATGCGTTTCCATCATATGATACATGGATAATGCAAACGTTTGTTCCTTTAAGTAGATTTCAATGAGGTTATATGATGCAAGAAAGTGATGTACAAGTAGACAATCTGACAAAATTTGGACCTGCATTTCAGGTCAAAGTGTTGGCAAATTTAATAAATTCTGCACCGTTCTTACAACAGTCGTTGGATGTATTGAATCCCAAGTTTTTCGATACTGATGCGGGCCGTTGGATTGTCGGTACAACGATTGACTATTACCAAGAATATCGCACGACTCCGACCCTTGAAGTTTTCAAAATTGAACTAAATAAGCAAACTGATGAAATACTCAAGGTTGCTGTTAAAGAACAGTTACGTTCTGTCTTTCAACGAAAGAACGATGATGATCTTGAATACGTAAAAAATAGTTTTTTGGAATTTGCAAAACAGCAAGCACTTAAGACTGCCATTATCAAGTCTGTGGATCTTTTACAGATGGGTAAATACGGGGATATTAAATCACTAGTAGATACTGCCTTAAAGGCAGGTCAACCCCGAAACATTGGGCACAACTGGAAGGAAGATTTCAATATTCGTCTAAGTGGAAATGCGCGTATTGTAATTCCTACTGGATGGCCCGCGCTTGATAGTTTGATTGGTGGTGGATTAGGCGCAGGTGAGTTGGGTGTATTCGCTGCGCCGCCAGGTATCGGTAAAAGTTGGTTGTTGTCTACGATTGGTGCGAACGCGGCGCGTGCAGGACGAACGGTGGCACATTATACATTAGAACTAAACGAAAATTATGTCGGGCTTCGATACGATACAATCTATACGGGTATTGAGTCTGGAAAACTTATTGACAACGCCCAGAGGGTGTTAGAAACGGTAGAATCCATACCGGGAAATGTGATTGTTAAGTATTATGCCGCACGTACAATTACAACCAATACGATACAAGCTCATTTTGAAAATTTGATCAGTAGTAAGATCAAACCCGACATTATCATTATTGACTATGCCGATTTGATGAATTCATCTACACGGTTGGATAATCAATATCAAGAAATGGGCCGCGTATATGAAGAATTACGAACAATGGGAGCCGAACTTAAGGTACCATGCTGGACTGCGTCACAAACACAACGTAGTAGTACACAAGATGATGTTATCGAAGCCGATAAGATCGCAGATAGTTTTCAGAAAATTATGACCGCAGATCTTGTTGTCTCACTAAGTAGAAAGTTGGACGATAAGAAAAATCACACAGGTCGAGCGCACGTCATTAAAAACCGATTCGGAAAAGATGGTGTTACCTTCCCGATGCACATGAATACTGAAATTGGTAAGATTGAAATTTTTGACGAATATTCGCCTGATGGTGAAACGATTAATCGACAAATGCAGAGCAGCCACGAAGAAGTTAAGAAGGCGCTTGCTAAGAAGTTTAATCAGTTACACGGTGATTTAAGGGACATTGGATGACTATTTATATGAACCTATGACACCAAAATTTGGAGATATAAGATGTTGACTTTAGAAGCAAAACTACTATCAGAAATTACTTCGTTTCTCAAATACGCAAAGTATTTACCAGACAAGCAACGCAGAGAAACGTGGGATGAGTTGGTAGATAGAAATGAAAATATGCATATTAAGAAGTTTCCGCAACTTGAAAATGAAATTCGTTGGGCATATGGGTATGTTCGGAGAAAGGAAATTTTACCGTCCATGCGTTCTATGCAATTTGCCGGGAGGCCAATCGAACTAAATAATGCCCGAATTTATAACTGTTGTTTCTTACCGATAGATCACCCCGATGCTTTTAGTGAAGTCATGTTTCTTCTATTGTCGGGTACTGGTGTAGGCTACTCGGTACAACGTCATCATGTAGAAAAACTCCCCGATATTCACAAACCTACCAAGACACGCCGATACTTGGTTGGTGATTCTATTGAAGGTTGGGCGGATGCCGTTAAAGTATTGATATCTGCGTATATGCGTGGAAAAGCACTTCCGCTGTTTGATTTTAGTGATGTTCGTCCGAAAGGTGCAATGTTGGTCACCGCCGGCGGAAAAGCGCCTGGGCCGGAACCATTAAAGGATTGTTTACATAATATTCAAAAGATTCTTGATCGTAAGGAAAATGGTGAACAATTATTGTCAATTGAAGTGCACGATATTCTTTGTTACATTGCCGATGCGGTATTGTCCGGTGGTATTCGTCGATCAGCAATGATCAGTCTCTTTGATTTGGACGATGAGGATATGTTGACCTGTAAGTTCGGTAACTGGTGGGAATTAAACCCTCAACGTGGTCGTTCAAATAACACTGCGGTAATCGTTCGACATAAGATTGAAAAAGAAGTATTCTTAAATCTCTGGAAGAAAATTGAACATTCCGGTTCTGGTGAGCCAGGATTCATGTTTACGAACGACCCAAATTGGGGATTGAATCCATGCGCTGAAATTTCGTTACGACCATTTCAATTTTGTAATCTATGTGAGATTAATGTATCGAATCTTCGGGACCAAGAAGATTTGAACAATCGTGCCCGCGCATCTGCGCTCATCGGAACGTTACAAGCGAGTTATACCGACTTTCATTACCTACGTGACATTTGGAAGAAAACCACAGAAAAAGAAGCGTTAATTGGTGTAGGACAAACTGGTATTGCAACCGGGAAAGTTTTACAATTGGACAATGAAGAAGCAGCACGCGTGGTCAAGAAAGAAAATGAAATTATAGCAGGAAGAATTGGTATTAACAAAGCTGCACGTACCACCACCGTCAAACCAAGTGGTACTACTTCTCTAGTCCTCGGAACGTCTTCGGGAATTCATGCGTGGCATAATGATTACTATATTCGTAGAATCAGAATTGGTAAGAATGAAAGTCTATACACATACCTTCTGCTAAATCATCCTGAATTGTTGGAAGATGAATTCTTCAAACCACACCAACAGGCCGTTATTAGTATTCCACAACGCGCACCTGAGGGAGCAATTACTCGTCAAGAATCTGCATTAGATTTATTACAACGTGTAAGTCATGTGTGGAATACATGGGTCCGTTCCGGACATCGTAAGGGAGAAAACAAAAATAACGTATCCGTCACGGTGTCTATTAAACCAGATGAATGGGAACCGGTTGGTGAATGGATGTGGGCAAACAAGGAAAACTTCACTGCGTTATCTGTACTACCGCACTCGGATCATAGTTATATCCAAGCTCCCTTTACCGATTGTACAAAAGAAGAATACGAAGAGTTGGTATCACATTTACATGCAATTGATTTAAGTCAGGTGATAGAGGTAAGTGATACTACTAATCTGTCTGGAGAGCTCGCGTGTTCGGCCGGTGGATGTGAGGTCGTATGAGACAGGTATTGAAGTTTTCGGCAAACTGGTGCCAACCGTGTAAAATGTTGGCACCAGCATATGCTTCATTTATTGAAGCATATCCAGATATAGAATTTCAATCAATAGATGTTGAAGAAAACCGCGAACTAACCGAAGAGTTTTCTATCAAATCGGTACCCACCGTAGTCTTTTTAAAGGACGGGGTCGAAGTAAAACGTTTGGTTGGAGTGCAATCTAAAATAACTTATATCGAAACACTAGACACACTCTAGTGTTAAACAAAATAGAAACATCGGTATATAACATCTTAAAGGACTTGAAAGCAAGGTTTACGTTACAGGTCATGATTGATAGATATAACGTTGACTTTTTGGTGGATAACAAGTACATTATAGAATGTTATGGTGACTTTTGGCATTGTAATCCCCAACGATATGGGCCAGATTATTATAACAAAAGCAAAAAAAAGACTGCTAAAGAAATTTGGGCACGAGACAAAGAACGTCAAGAACGATTTAAGTCTCTGGGATACGAGTTTTTGAATATTTGGGAACACGATCTTCGTAACAATCCAAAAAAAGTAAGAAAAAGAGTGAAGAATTTTTTAAGAGGAAATATTACATGATACAAGAAATCACACAACGTGATATTGTAGAACACAATATATTAAACGGTACGGACTTAGTTGTTTTAATGTTTTATGGTCCTACTTGTGGTCCATGTCGTGCAACGATACCGTATTATGAGCAAGTTGCACAATTCTATACAGAAAAACAGGCTCGGATACGGTTTTACAAAATTAATGCGTGGGAACCGGAAGAACAGAAGACATACATTACTGAAGTCTGGAAGGTGACAGGCGTCCCGACATTTAAACTGTTTAACCATGATATTGTTGTCGCAGATAAAGTGGGTGGTGGTGATTTCAATGAACTTCATAAGTTAGTACACAGTGCTATTGATGAATCATTCAAATTATTTGAGGAGAAGATTTAAATGAAAGTAAAACGACTATCCCCTTCCGCAAAGTTACCGACGAAGGCACACGCGGGCGATTTAGGTTATGACTTATATGCATCACAACCAACAACAATATGGCCGGGAGAAACAACGTTGATAGAAACTGACATCGCGATTCAGTTTCCACCCGGCCTTGGTGGTATAATCAAAGATCGCTCATCCATTGCAACTAAACGCCACTTATTTACAGTATCGGGTGTTATTGATAGTGGGTATATTGGGGCGATTAAAGTTGCAATACACAACGCATCGGAACATATTCAAGCTGTCGCCGTTGGGGACAAGATCGCACAAATGATTTTAACAAGTGTTATTAATTCCGATCCCGTGGAAGTGGATGAGTTAATATCACTAGATAATAGAGGGGTTGGTGGATTCGGAAGCACCGGGTCTTGACTAACGTGATGTGGTGTTATACATTTCGTGTATGACACCACATTTCATTTTATACTATGGCATATCAAAATATTTACATCGACTCCTCTAACGACGAGCAAGTCGTATATGTGTGGGATGACACTAATGGGTTATTAACCTATCCGTGGTCCCAATTCAATTACGCTTATACCGAAAATCCAAACGGCAAGTTCTTAAGTATGGATGGAAAAAAACTCAAAAAGGTATACGGTAATTTTCGTAATAAACCAAATTTTTATGAAACTGATCTTCCACGGGAGACTCGGGTATTAACTGACTTATATCTACGAGAAGATGAACCTTCTGTGGGGAATATTGTCATGTTTTTTGACATTGAGGTGTCTATGAAAACTGGACTACCCAATGTTAAAACGGCAAATAATGAAATTACATCTATTGCGATGTTTGATCCACTAACATCGAAGTATACGGTTTTCGTGCTTGATGAAGTACAACGATACACAAACCGACACTCAGACGAAGTTGACGTAATATTCTGCGGTACAGAAAAACAATTATTGTTGGAGTTCATGTCCCTGTATGAACAAATTCAACCAACGATTATTACTGGATGGAACAGTAATGACTTCGACGTTCCCTATCTCTACAAAAGAATACAAAACATTTGTGGGAGTAGTATTGCCAACCGTTTGAGTCCCATCGGGAAGGTCAAGTATTCTGATGCCAAGGAGAAGTATAGAATTGCAGGAGTATCATCACTAGACTACCTTGACTTGTACAAAAAGTTTACGTATGTACAACAACCCAACTATCGACTTGATACAATTGGACGAATAGAAGTTGGTATGGGGAAGGTCGCGTACGAGGGGTCATTGGACCAATTATTCTGTGACGATCTAGATAAGTTTATTGAATATAACTTACAGGACGTACGTATTATTGTTGAGTTGGACAAAAAGTTAAAACTCATAGAACTTGTTCGTGGTATATGTCACATTGGACACGTTCCATATGAAGACTATTATATGAGTTCTCGTTTTCTTGAAGGTACAATTGTTACATACCTTCACCGTCAAAATATCATCGTGTCCAACAAACCCACCGATTCTAAGGAAAAAATGGAAGCGTTGGATGCCGGGGAAGAAGGGTTTACCGGTGCGTATGTGAAGGTGCCCATGCCTGATGTATACGATTGGATATATTCACTTGACTTACAGTCACTTTATCCAAGTATCATCATGAGTTTAAACATTAGTCCCGAAACAAAGTTTGGATTTGTTAGAAATTGGGATGTTGATAAACACATTAATCGCGAGATACAAGAGTATGATGTTGAACCGTTACGCAGTGCTAAAAAATATGTATTGGACCACGACTCGTTTGTTACGTTCATGCAAGAAAACAATCTATCAATCAGTTCTAACGGTGTATTGTATAACAACAATACAACAGGCATTATCCCAGAAGTACTTGACATTTGGTTCAAACAACGAGTCGAATACAAAAACACCATGAAGAAGTATGTGAATGAGGGAAATAAAGAACTCGCGGAATACTATGATCGTCGTCAACATATCCAAAAGATCTTCCTAAATTCACTATATGGGGTGTTAGGCCTTCCCGTGTTTCGGTTCTATGATGTTGATAACGCGGCTGCCGTCACGTTGTCTGGGCAAGACGTTATTAAAAACTCTGCACGGTTTGTGAATAACTTGTATAAATCAAAAAATGTTGTACCGAAGACAAAAGGGTGGACGGATCGTTATTGGAATGTCTTAAAGAAGGACGCGAAAACGCGAAAATTACCGACACCCGACTATCCAGACAACTCAGATCACTGCGTATATATTGATACTGACTCTTTGTACTTTTCGTCAAATGTATTTGTAGAAAAATTCTCGTCAGACGAAGAAAAACTTCAATCAACCATTAAGATTGCTCGGGCAGTAGAATCCACGTTGAACAAGTTTTATGATACTCTTGCACAAGACTTTTTCTTTTGTAAATCTCATAGATTTTATATCAAAGGTGAGTCTATTGCAAAAACCGGCGTGTGGACCGGGAAGAAACGATACGCGTTAAGTAAAATCTATGATCTAGAAACAGATAAACCTGTGTCAAAAACAGTCTTCAAAGGACTTGATGTTGTTCGTTCATCATTTCCAAAAGCATTTAAAGAATTTCTTTCTATCATTCTGAATGATTTTCTACAAAAGGCTGACAAGAACACAGTTGATCAACGTATTTTGACATTCAAAAATTCATTGGTTGATCTAAATTATTTGGATATTGCACGAAATACTACTGCGAATAACGTATCGCAATTTAGTGCAAACACTACAACCGCCGTGAATTCGTACAACCCGAGTACACCATTACACATTAAAGCAGCAATTGCATATAACAAGATGTTACGTTATTATAACATTCACGACAAATATGTTCCTATTAGAGATGGTGAGAAGATCAAGTATGTGTACTTAAAAAACAATCCATTATTTATCGAAGCGTTGGCGGTTAAGGGATATGATGATCCACAGGAAATTGTACAGTTTATTGAACAATACATAGACCACGACACGTTGTTTGAGGCAGAGTTGAAAAATAAACTACAAGATTTATATGAAGCCCTAAACTGGGGTAATCTCCCGACGAATATTAATCAAAACGCTATGGACTTTTTTCAATTTTAATATGTCAGACCTCGCCACAGTTGTATATACAAATAAAAACAACCTTCCAATTGTCAAATTATTTTTACAACAGTTTATGAAACATACTTCTACACGCTTTCATGAACAAAGTAAATTGTATGTAGTTCTGAACGAAATTCCTGACAATGTTGTTGATCTAGGCAGTACTGTAGAAATTATTAACGCAAATGTTCCGTTTGAGGGAAACGGTGGTCACTTTAGTAAAACGGTTGAGTACGCGTTACATCATATCACCGAACCATATATTTTTTGGTTTTGTGATGATTACCTCTTGACAGATGATATCGACGAACAACGGTTGGACTTATTACTGACCATACTGAAACGTGAACCGATTGATATGTTTACGTTTGCATCAATTGTTCAACACAGTGGGTATAAATCAACCACGTTCAATGAATTTGATGGGGAAACTTTTTACCACGTTGATGATGACTACCTACACAAGTTTAGTGTACAACCGTGTATATGGAAACGCACGTCATTATTAGACGTTGTTCAAAATAATACCATTACATTACATGACTTGGACTGTAGTAGAATAATGAACAAAGAAAAATATAATGTAGTGTGTACACCGTATAGAATTTATGATGTGTGTCCCACTTGCCCGCAAAAATTCATCATACAGTACATTGAAATAATACGTCACGGAGTTTTTCAATTAGAAGAAAACGGGCAAGCATATTTACCCCCATATCAAGAATTTCTCACAAATTTCATTTTGGATAATGAACTACACATAAATGAATCGTATAGAAAATATTTTGGTTTTGATCCTACAACTTTGACGAGGCGTTAATGCTTAATGAATTGTTTCTTTCGTTTACATTACTTCTTCAACCACCCACCATCGTAAGTCAACCAATTTACAAAAACGCGATGTTTCGTGATACTACAATAAATTACATTATACTACACGCAGACCAAGGTGGTAACGAGTCGTCTGTGTTTTCTTTTTTACGGAAACGAAAAGACTCATATCACTATTATATCACACGGTCTGGTAAAATTTATAAATGGTTAGATCCCAAATATAAGGCAAATCATGCCGGGGTGTCCATGTGGAATGGTACCTTTCGTATGAACGATAAAAGTATTGGAATATGCTTACAGAATAAAATACCACAACAATATACATCAGAACAATATAAGTCGTTGGTGTGGTTAATTTTACAATTATACGACCGATTCCCGGATTCCCGTGATCTTCCGGTATTAGGGCACAGTGACGTTGCCATTCCACGCGGTCGAAAAAGTGATCCCGGAAAACACTTTAACTGGAAGTTATTATATATTAATTTAACTGGAGACTTGACAAATGGAAGACAATGAGGTAGATTACGAGAGTTGTATAATATGTGGTGTTATAACAGATATTCCCGTCACTCTTAATATTGATTATCGCTTACATTATATTGAGGGAGCTGGACAACTATGTCAAACTTGTTTTCACAAACTAACTCATGACTAATTATGACAATCGAAATACTCATTGGTGCTGCTATTGCAATGTTCGTTGTTGATGTACTGGTGTTTTTTCCAAGTTGGAAGGCGTTTATCAATTACTTTAGAAACAGGAAGAGTACATGACTTATTTTATCCGGCGTGGTGACGCGTTTTCGCTAACAAACAGTAAAAACCTTAATATCCACGAAACACTTCCACCTGCCACGTACACTATTAAAGTATCTGATGATGGTGAACTATATCTTAAGTTAACCGATTCATTCTCTATTACTACAAAACTGTATGGAGATATCGAAAAGCGAACAGATCGTATCCTAAATACGTTTTCCTCACGTAACGCATCCACTGGCGTTATGTTAACCGGAGAAAAGGGATCTGGTAAGAGTTTGCTAGCGAAACTATTGTCAGTTCGCGCACAGGAGGTTGGCATACCGACTATTTTAGTCAACGCCCCTCACACCGGTGATAGATTCAATTTATTTTTACAATCAATTTCACAACCAACGATTGTGTTATTTGATGAGTTTGAAAAGGTATATGATACCTATGAAACTCAACACCAGTTATTGACGTTGTTTGACGGTGTTTTCAATAGTAAAAAACTATTTGTACTGACTTGTAACAACAAGTATGCGGTAGATTCTCATCTGAAAAATCGCCCGGGTAGAATTTTTTATTCTATGGAGTACAATGGTCTTAGTGCAGAGTTTATTGTTGAATACTGTGGAGACAATCTCAATAATACGAGTTATATACAAAAAATTGTAAATATTTCTTCGATGTTTCACCCGTTCAACTTTGATATGTTGAAGGCGTTGGTCGAGGAAATGAATAGATATGATGAGACGCCAGAACAGGCGCTTGAGTTTCTAAACATTAGACCTCAACTTGACGAAGCACATGAGTATTCTGTTGAACTAACCATACCAAACATTACGGTTACACCACGTAATCCCAAGTGGAGTGGCAATCCGTTCAAGAACTCAATTAGAATTGAGTATCAAACACCAGCCGACAACAACTCCAACAAACAACTAACTCCAGTGATCACATCCCCCGTTGTATGGGACAAGAACGACCTAGAGTCGTCCCAGACGATGATTACATTTGAGGCAAGTGAGTTGATGGGTACTTCCAATGGAGCTATAACTTTTCGGAAAGCAAATGGGGCAACATTGAGATTAACACCCCTTCAAAAACCAGAGTTTAATTATTCACAGTTGGCATTCTAACATTAAGAAGATCATTAAATGCGTAAGATGAAATATATTCTAGTAATTGCGGCACTTGGGTTGACCGCATGTTCTACAAGGGAAGTGCAAGTTGTACATCTGAAAGCAGACACTACGTATGTGATATCATCTACTGATGGATATGTGTGTAGTGGTCTACGTAATCCTGCTCCAATTAAGGGAACAAAAGTACGATGCGCATGGACTGCACGATGAAGATCATTAAATCTAGTGATTGGCTTATTTCTGAAAATAAGAATGGTGGTGAGAAGTTTTGGCAACTCCACATTCTTCGCGATGGAAATGACTACTATACCCAAACTTCATGGTATCAAATTTCCAAGACAGGTCGTGAGACAAAGATGCAACACTCCGAACCTTATTATGCAACACCCACTAATGTCGGCCGTGCTAACGAACGTAATTCCAAGGCACAAGCAGAATTTGAGTTTGATGCCATTCTGAAAAAGCAAAGAGATAAGGGGTTTCGTGCTAAGGGTGAACGAAAGAACGTTCGTCCTATGCCGATGTTGGCACACAAGTTCCAAGATCACAAGGGTAAGTTAAACTTTCCTGTGCACGTTCAACCAAAGTTGAATGGCATGCGTATGTTGTTTGATGGTAATGTTGGATGGAGCCGTGGGAATAAGGAAGTGATTCCCGAAGTCATTCAACACTTGCAGTTTGACACGGGTGGATATATCCTTGACGGTGAGTTGATGCTTCCCAACAACGTACTATTGCAGGAGTCTATGAAGGCGATTAAGAAGTATCGTCCAGAATTGTCACCAGACCTTCTGTACCATGTGTATGATATTGTAGATAATACTCGCACCTTTGAAGAAAGAACGGACCTTATCAAAACGCTATCCGCATTTTTCCCAAAGAATGTGGTGGTGGTTCCTACCTACATCTGTCATAACGAAACTGATGTAATGAAGTACCACAAGCAGTTCACAGAGGCCGGATACGAGGGTACGATGATTCGTGACCCTCAGATGGGATATGAAATCGGTAAGCGTTCCTATTCACTTTTGAAACTCAAGGATTTCGTGGACGAGGAGTTCAAAATTACAGGATTTGAACAGGGAAATGGTTCTTTTGCAGAATCCATTATATTTATATGTGAGTCCAATGGAAAGACCGTCAATGTGGTTCCGGAAGGAACGATGCAACACAAACAGTCACTTTGGAAAAAGAGAAATACGTTGCTAGGTAAATGGCTCACTGTTAGATACTTTGAAAAGAGTAAGGACGGTATTCCGATTTTTCCTGTCGGGGTGGATGTCCGTGACTCTGGAGATTTTTGATGTGGAAACGAATTTGTCCAAGTTGTAACAAAGAGATTGAATACAAAAAGCGGGATTCTTATAACAAAGCTGTACGATTGAACCGAATATGCTCCAGTTGCGCCAATAAGAAAAATCGTAAAGACTATGCTCAGACATACGCTACAAGAGCAATCGTAAAAAAGAAATTAAAAAAAGCAAAATTAGATTTCCCTGCAGGAAAGAAAATTGGTGGGAGAGTTGTTATATCCGATGAAATAAAAACTGGAATTGATGTCGGCAGAACAAAAAAACATGAGTGGTATGTTGAAGTTAGATGTGAATGTGGAAAGCAAGAGTGGGTTAGAATACACGCTCTCAGACAAGGTAAGGCAAATCTATGTAAGAAATGTCAATTTAAAGGAGAACGAAGCTCCACATTTGTTGGATATAAAGATATGCCGGGACGAGTTATGAGTCGTATCAAAGGGTCAGCCTCTGCTAGAAAGCATACAAAAAACACTATTGATTTTGACGCACAATTCATATATGAACTTTTTTACAAACAAAACGAAAAATGCAACATATCTGGAATTAAACTTGATTGGGATACTGCATCTTTAGATAGAATAGACTCATCATTAGGATATACGAGAGATAATGTTCAATGGGTTCATTCTGCCGTGAATAAGATGAAGTTGAATATGACCGACAATGAACTTATAAAGTGGTGCAAACTAATAACAGAAAATAATTCGTAGCTGGGGAGAGTTTTAATGAAAACCGTTGAATGGTTGTTTCAAATAAAAGAAACTGAGGATTTGTTTGAAACGTGCCAAGAAATTGAGGATG